TATTTAAACCCCCTCTTTGTTTGGGACCCTTCTTTCCGTCTACTTCTGAAGTTGTGGTTTCAACGTTTGTAAGCCATACTGCTTCAGCATCTTGCACGTTTTCTGTCATAAAGATAATCTTCATTTCAGCACCGAGTAAAGATGGGTTCGCACTAAGCCCACCACCAAAGAAATTATAATCAAGATAAGCGCGAGTTCCTGCTTTAATGCAAAAGTAGTCTCGATATCTACGGTCTGTAACGTTTCCGCTGCTATCTTTTGTTTCAACAACTTCTGTTTTATATCCACCGTTAGACCAGTCGAAATTATCAGATACAGTCATATGATATTTTCCATTTGACCATAATCTATTTGCACTTGTATTTGTAATACCTGTTGGGTTAAAGTCAACTTCAAGATTTCCACTTACAGGACTTACATCAATACCAAGCTCTGTAACATTCACGATGATTGTGACAGAAGAATAGCGGCTATGACTTTCATCAATTTTCCCATCGGATGTAAACACAATAGTTCCACAAATAATTTGAAGAGTGTGTTTTCCAATTTCGTCCGTCTTGTAATTCCATGCATTCTGATTATCAGAAAGTGTATTTTCACTTACAGTTTTATCATTATCCTTGAGTATTACTTTTGGACTAGAAGTTGTTGGATCATATACATTGTAAGTGATGATAGTGGTGTCATATTGTTTCGCAGCAACCTCACCATAAAAATCGTTACGATATATACAACCAATAACAGGTTTAGTCTGTGATTCGTCATACCAAATAATATCCTTATAAATATGAGCTGTTTCAACTGGCATTCCGCTTACATTGGCAGTAATCCAAGTTTCCAATAAATGAGAACCATGAGTTTGTGCCGGGATTGTATAACTTTGTAATGTTCCACTAGCAGATGTTGTTACACTTTCAAGCTCTACGCCATCAAGTTTAAAATGAACAACTTTACTGATTGATCCATAAGGTGTATAGGTAAAAGATACGTCTCTTCCGATAAGATTGGTATATCTATCGTTATATGCGGATTCAATACGAATATCTACTATCTGAACAGTCCATGTCTTTACTGCAACACTTCCGCCATCATCGGTTACTGTAAGAGTGAATTTTTGTGTACCAACAGCGCAGTATTCACTAATATCAAATTTGTTTCTTCCTTGTACAAGGTTTCCACTCATAACTTTGTTTGAACCCATTTTAAGAACATAGCTGCCATCAACTTCTGCTCCATCGTTATCAACAGAAGAATAGTCGATTTCTAATATAGGGGTATCATTAGTTGTAATAATAAGTGGTGATTGTGTGATTTTTTCTACTGTAAGTGTAGTTGTAGGATTAGAACCGCCACCACCAGTAGCCGGAAGAACAAATTGTGAAACAACTGTTTCTTCTCCGCCTTCGGTTTCGATAAGTGAGAATGTATAAGTGTCACCTTCCGAAGTCAATGTTGCATTATATGATTTACCCTCTGTGTCAATTCCATCGACTTGTGCCTGAAGCTTGTCAAACATTGCATTTAAAGATGTTATATTTGTAGCATTGGCAGAAATATTAACTTTCATTTGAGAAAGATCATTATTCAAATTGACTATATTTTTAATTTTTTCATCAATCTGTTCTTTTGTATATGAATCACTACCAACAGCGACAAATTTATGTTCTCCGTCAGAACCCTTCATCCAACGATAATGAACATATGCTCCAGATTCATTCTTAACATAATAATCTGTAAGTTCATTACCTTTTTCTGGAAGAGTATCAGCAACTTCAGCCATTGAGCCTGCTATGATTTCCCATTTGCCACTAATCCATTTATAATAAACATATCCAGATCCAGTATTGAGAATATAATCAACGCTTGATGCACCAACACTGGGAAGTTCATTGACAACCATTGTTGTTGCAGAACCGAAAGAATCCCACATTTGTCGTCCGGTGTTAGCATCAGTTATCCACCAAAATTTATCAAATCCAGTTCCACTTTCGTTAGGCACAAGATAAAATGTGAACTCTGTTCCTGGCTGTTCAAAATTTATACTATCAACTACTTCAATAGTAAATGCCTTATGAAGCGTAAGAGCAGTATTGGTATAAGCTCTGGCAACAGACGCAACACCAGCAATAGCACTTGCAAGTGTATCATATTTATATGTAGCCCCGTTGTCAGAGAATGAATGAGCTTCAAGAATTTCTGCCTGTGCTGCAGTCAAAGCAGTGTTAATATTACCAACAGTTGTTTTCATAGAATCAACATTACTCTGAACAACATTGGATTGAGCAGCAGAAATATCGGCTGCATATTTAAAAACATCGGTGTGCTTTCCTTGTGGATCGTAAACACTTACGTCCATTTTAGCGTTACCTATTGATTTATTCAGGGCATCATAAGCTGTTTTCAGTCCACCTACTGTAACCAACTTATCTTTTACATTCGTAGCCATAAACAAATTCCTCCTTATTTTACTTTCTATTAAATATTTAAAAATGTTGCAATTTCGTCTGAAGTTGCTAATAAATCAGACGCTAGTTTGTCTTTTGATATACTTCCATTTTGGACAGTTGTTGTGGCATCTGGATTGGCTTTAAGCCATTCTTCAATAGATGCTTTAACCGTATCTGAATCTGGCAATCCAATGTTTAATGTTTCCGTTGTTTGATCTCCAACAATCGGAATGCCATTGATTGTGGGAATATTCCCCAAAGATTCATAATCGTATTTTTTATCTCCTTTGGAAGTTCTTATTCCTTTTATAAAATCTGGCATTTTTACCTCCAATTACACGATAGAAATAACGCCATCTTCATCCATAGCGATTGTTTTACCGATAGCCGGAATCAATACACTATTTTCGTCAATATCAAAGTAATACGCTGAACCGTTATAGATTTCGTTAATAGAATCAACAATATACTTTGATCTTGTCTGCAGAGATGACGGATTACCAACCATAAAAATTTCAGATGCATCATAATCCGGCTTAGACTTCTGTAAAGCCCACTCAGAAATGTCCTTCGTACTCAGCTTTTCATCCAAACTGGATTTAATCAGCGAACCAAATAATCGCAGATTATCCAGTGAAATAAACACTGAATCTAACATATTTCGTCACCTCACCTATAAAAATGCAAAATAAAACAACACGGTAGAAACCGTGTTTAAAAATCAGCTTGAAAATAATTCTTTAATTTGATTTTCTGTTGCAAATACCAAGTCTGCCTTTTCAACAGAAATTATTCCATCTACCTGTGAAACTCCAACTACAATATCAGTAGCAATCCCATCATATGTGTAGTCTAATGCATTAATAGCTTCCGAGATTTTTTCATTTACAGAACCGCTATTACCTAATGATGTTTCTACATTTTTGAGGCGAGAGTCAATCCCTGTTTCAACACCAGTTGCACGATTTTCTTCAGATTTTACAAGTTTTTGTATATACTTTACAATGCTTTCAGAACCGTCATCAGTAGGAATTGAACCAATGAGATTTTGAAGATTTTTGATAGATAGATTTATTGCAGAAACTTCTTCTGGATGATCTTCTAACCATGCGGCAAGTTCTTTTAACGTCTTAAAATCTGCATCTGCTTTTCCAGTAAGTAATTGCGCAACAAGTTCTTCGTTTGCAATCTTTCTTACTGATTTAGAAGCATCTTCACCAATAAGCGTGTCAAGCTTTTCTTGCCGTGAAGCTCCGTCAGCTTTTACAGATGAAATTTCGTTTTTTACATAATCAACAACCGTACTGGCAGCAGGAACAGCCTCTCCGCTATCATCTTTTACAAGAGGAATAGTTCCAACAAGAGAGTCAGTATAATTTTTTGCCCTCTTATAAATACCTGTTGTTTCATTATTTATATCTGATATCGCAGATTCATTTGCAGTTACCTTCTTAAGTACTTCATTGATAAATGAAATTACTGTTTTATTGTCTGGAACAGTGCCAATTTTGGTGTTAATCCCATTAATTAATGTGTTCAGATTGTCAATGGCATCGTCATAACCAGAAAGATCAATGGTGTATGCTGGTGTTACACCATCAACACTGGGATCATCCACACGATAAAAATAAATCTTATGTGTGTCAACATCTATTGAAATACTTTTAAGGTTTTTTGCGTCTGCAGTATCTATTTGGTTTGCTATGAACTTTTTAATTAAAGTGTAATAGGCAGAGATATTGTCAAGTGAAATAAAAATAGTTTTTGTAAAGTCTGTCATAAACTATTTCTCCTTATAAAAATAGCCGGGACATACCCGACCAAACAAAAAATTAAAAAAGATTTGCTATATCTTCATATGTTGCCGTAATCAATTTTGAATCAACATAGCCCTGAGTGGCAAAAACATCTTCCTTTATTTTGCCATTTATTACATTATAATTTATAATAGATTTACCGCTTATTTTTTGGATATTGCCATTCCCATCAGTGATAAACAAAACATCCTTCATTGCTAAGTTGATATTCTTATCGAATGGAGAGATAGTGTATTGTCCAGAAACACGATAAATTCCACAGTTCAATTCACTAATAACAATAGGAGATTCGGTAGTACCTCTTATATTTACAATAGGTCTGTTTCCTAAAGTATCATAATCAATCGCATCACGGGCGATATCAAGTGGAGTTACAATAAAAGTACTATTGTTTTTCTCTACCATATACGCCCTGAATCTGTCGTTATATTTAATGGCAACAATTTGCCCTTCATATGCAGAAGTGGAAGAGTTTAAATCTTTTTCTGCATCATTAATAGAAGAGTAGGTGCTTACTTTACTTTTAATAGCAATAGGTATTTTATCTTCCGAAATGATATAGCATTCGTGGGTGTCTTTGGTGTAACAGATATCATATTCGTCTAATTTTTTATCTGCGATTTTGGCAACCATATCATTATAGGTCAGATACCCAAATTTAGCCCTTGTTAAAGCCATATGATTACCTCCATTAAATCAATATGTTTACAAGTCCGTCAGTTGTATGTTCTACAATAGTATCTCCAAGATCCTTTGCAGAAATGGAATCTCCAATCTTTGAACCAGAAGATGATAAAACAATTTCTCCGCTTTCTGAATCAAGAGAAATATTATCTGCTTTTGTAGCAAGGACAGAATCCATTACTTCAAGTTTAGATCCTATTTCTTCCAGTTTAGAGCCAATTTCAGCCTCCGATTCGTCCCCTGTTTCATAATAGTAAGACGGTAATATATCAATACAACAATCGGAAGTTTTTAAAATATATTGCACAGATGCTTCAGTATCTATTTTTGTAACACGAAGTTGGATTTTGAGTTTTCCTTCTTTCTTAGTAAAAATAGAATTTAATTGCAAAGAAAATGATAATCTATCATTTCTGAGAGGTGGATTGTCCATTGTTAATGTTTCTTCATGTACAATTTTGTTGTTTTGTATATACTGTAAAACAACAGTAAACTCAGAAAGATCGAACTTTTTGTATGTCAACGGCAATAGAAATTTCACATCATCCATCATATTTTCACCACGATAAATGGCTTGCCGAATTGTTGGTATTAATTGCTTATCGCTATCCATAATAATAATATACATAACATCCTCCATTAACTTACTGAAAGAAACTCTTTGATTTCTTCATTTGTAGCAATAGCATCATGTGAAAGCTTTTTTACGTCTATAGAATAATCACCTAAAGCCATAGCAGCAAATTTTCCATCATCTAAATATTCCTGGAGAACCTTTTCAGTAGTATTTACAATAAGGCTGTCATCTTGTAATAAACCGTCTACTTTATTTACAAGTTGTTCATAGAGAGTAAGTGTAACACCAGTAGAAGAAAGCCCGCCTTTAATGGGATTTTGTGCTATTTTTAACTCTAATGGTTCAGTTACAGCAACAGTATTTCCTTTTGTTCCTCTTAGAACTAAGCTACAAATGCCTTCGCCTATTTCTGGAGGAAGATAAGCTCTATTATCAGAGTCTAAATACACATTATATGAATTAGCCCCTTGATTAAATTGTGCATATACAACTAAATCGTCCCATTCTTCTGTAAGCAAAAAATTGAATAAAATAAACTCTTGTGTACCAGCCACAAAATTTCTGATGTAATTATCACATCGCATTTTTTGCTTATCTACTGTAATAAAAATGTCCATATTCAGCCTCCTTTAATACAGTATTGTGAGTTATGCAAAATCGTATTTGCCGATTTTTACATTATTAAAAATATGTGCAATATCTTCATAAACATCATTTGATATTTCTTCAAAATGCGTACCTTCCCAGAATTTATCTAGGAAATATTCCATGCGCTTAGCTTTGAAAATAGACAGTCCGCCCATAGAATAAATCTCTACATCGTAATATCCATTTGTTACTCCGATTATTTTTGAGTATTCTTCAATACAATTCGTTTCAAATTTATAACATTTTCCTATATTTTCTTTCATTATTGTACAAATTCCTTTTGTAATATTTTGCTATAAGGGCAACACGTATAGAAGAGTTATATATTATTGCCCTTATTATTTTCACGCATTATATCCGAGAACATCTTCAACAAAAGTATGATCTCGCATATGTTCCTCATATGACTCAGTAATAATGCGATATGCAATATCAACTTCTCCATTTGTTAAATTGTTTTCTGAAATTATATCTTCATATTCTTTATACAAACGAAAGATGCGATTAAACTGTTCCTTGGTTACTTGACTATTACGATCAATTACTTTTGATGCGAACGAAATGATTGTACTTCGCTTACTTTCTATAAGAAGAGTAAGAGTATCTTCGTTGTTTTTATCAAGTTTCTGACTTAATTCTTTGATGCATTTATCATTATTTTCAAGACATTTATTTACATTTTCAATCCATTTATCACGACGACTGATATTATCAGAACTGTAATGTTGATTGAAATTATCTAAGGTTTGTTTTACATTTTCTAATGCTGCTGGCATTTGATGTAAAACTTCATGTTCCTTTTTCTTACGCACAAAATATGCTTTTAAATTCAGATACTCTGGGACAACTTTTCCCTTCATATCAAGAAAACCGCCAATAAGTTGCACACAAAAAAATACAACCACCATAGCAAGTGTAACTTTGGTTGGAACATTCAAATATTCTAAATAATCTAACATTTATGTTTCCTCTTTTCCGTAGTGGGAGAGTGTATCTCCCAAACTACGTTATACTATTTTCACATATGTTCCATCAGCGCATTTTCCACAAACAAAGCCAATTACATCTTTATTCTTTGTGGCAGCATTATTGATGGCAATTTTATACCATGTTTCACCGTTGACCTTATATGTAGCAAGAATGCTTACACGATTTGTCTTTTTTAATTTCGGGTAAGAAACAATAGTAGGGTATTTTTTACCTGTGGAAGAATCTATTCCATACCATGAACGTACATTTAATTCATTTGCTGTAACTTCTCCTACAACACTTTTAGTTGAATTAACAGTAGTGGAATTGCTCTTCTTTTTGAGCAATGCGTTAATTTTCTTCCGAGTATTTTCGCCAACAATCCCATCTGCAGTCAGTTTATATTTCGTCTGAAATTTGATAACAGCATTGTATGTGGCAGTGCCAAATTCACCATCAACAGTTAATTTAGCTTTAATTAAGGTATTCAGATTCTTTTGTAATGTTTTTACTGCAGAACCATTACTACCAATTTTTAATATACTTGAAGCAGAAATACTTGGTGCATCATTTCCTTCACTTTTTATTTCTTGCACCTTAGAATAATCAGGAGTAATAAATTTTGTTCCTGGTAAGTTGCTATTGAAATATGTTTTCTTACATACTGCACCACCATTTGCAATAATAGTTGATCCACCGCTTGTATTTCCTTCGACTGTCCAGAATTGATCTCCGGAAACTTTTATTACAATTCCAGTATGTGTGAAAACACCATTATGTTTAAAAATTACAATGTCGCCCACTTTTGGATTTGCATTTAAAGTAAATAAATCTGCCATAGTAGGGCAATATACATATGGATAATGTTTAAGCAATTTTTGAGCCATAGCTTTTCCGAATGCTATAACAAACACCCAAGTAACAAAACAAGCACACCAAGGCTGTCCCTGATATGCTGGATAAATGTCGCGCCAATATTTAGTATAATTATTACTTCCAGCATTTGCAGTTTTGTCATCAAGATTTGCATTTGTTGCTTTTTCTAAATAACCAACCTCTGCTAAAGCAATATTAATAACGGCGTTGATTGCTTTTGCTATCATATTAGTATTATTTCCTTTATCTGTAATATATTTTTTTAGAGACTCATAAACCATTTTCTGTCGTAATTTATAAGCTCCCACCTGATTTCCAGTGTCGGATTGACATGCCTTATAAACATTGTTTAACGTATATGGCTTTTGTGTCTTTGCAAGAATACGTTTGACTGCAGATAAACCGCCCTGATGTCTGAAATTTGCACACATCAAAAGTGCCTGTATATCTGTAACACCCAATGCAGAAACTTCATCTACATATGCTTGCATTTGTTCATCAATCAATAAATCCTGGCATTTTATACCTGTTGCAGAACCAATGATTTTTTGAATACATTTTGCCTTATCTGATCCTTTTTGAACTTTATATGTAGCCCAATTTTTTGTATCAAGGTCAATACCTATTCCGGCAGTATCTAATTTTTTGAATACTGTAGGATTTTTAGTACGGATCAGTTTTAATAACCGTTGAGCTTCCGTTGCATACCAAGCACCACCGCCAATGGTAATTGCATGTTCAATAGAAGAGTTTGCATAAGCTTCTGTGAAATCATCATAACGAACATTCCCGTATACTTGACCACCCGTTTCTACTGCATAAATAATCTTTCTGATTACTTCTTTTTGAGTAGCTGTAAGAATAACAGACATAAAAATACCTCCTATTCAAAAATAGGGCAGTGCATCAAAAGCACTACCCATTTATTAATCAATTATTTTGTTACTGTTTCAGTTGTAGAAGTAGTAATATTACTCTGTTCCCAGATTTTACGCAACTCTGGTAATGCAGAATCAATCAGTTCATCAATATATTTTACAAGTTCTTCCTGGTTGACAACTTTCTGTAAAACAGGATATTCTTTGTAAATTTCTTCAATTACCTGTGAACGCTTAATACTTCCAGCCTTAGACCATTCTGCATAATCTTTTTCCGCCTCTGTGATTTTTTGCAGAATGATATTTTTCAATTGATCCTTTGCAATTGCAATTTTTTCATCATCTGATTTCTTAAAATAATCACTGGCTTTATTTTTAATAACTACACATAGACCTATGATTACAATAATAGAAGTCCAGTTGTCATTTATCAGATTTAAAAAATTTTTAATTCCATCTAAAATATTCATAATAAAAATCTCCTTTTATCCAACTGCACCATCAGAATCTTCTTCTGAATCACAAACAGAATTATCTTCTACGTTTCGCATTGCCATATCATAAACAATGCCACCGGAAGTATTTTCAGCTTTTGATTTGCTATAATATCCCCAAATAATCGGGGCTAAAGCGACAGGGATTCCAATAAGTGCATACATGGCACTTGCATCTGCCAATGTAATAATTGCATACTCACAGAAGAGTACAATTTGAAAACACATAATAATCATTCCAAGTAAAACGAACTTGGAGTATGACAGATTCAGTTTGTGTGGCTTTTTACGTTTGCTGCGAATGTTGCGTATGTTTTGTCGCATTTTCGCTTGCTGATTTTTATGCCGTTCAATCTGTATCTTTTTCTGATATTCCCTCTGAGTCATTATTTTGTTCATCTTCCTTGCAGAATAAATTAGTCAACTGTAATAATTCTTTGACTGTTAATACGTCATATTTTCCGTTAGGATCTTCATAGTCGAAATCTTTACTATCAATTTTGTAAATTTGTATTTCAACTTCAATGTCAAGAAGTTCCTGGATTTCTTCCGTATATTCTTTCATGTGTTTATTATCTACTAACGGTACACCAATAGAAGTCATCACTAATTCATTGTCCGATTTTTTTACAAAGAAATCCTTATAGCCTTCTAATATTTTTTTCAATGCCTGTTCGTAGTAATTACATTCTTTCTGGAAATTACTTGTGTTACGCATAATTGCATAGCTGATTTTTTGTGGAAGTTTCTTTTCAGAAATACTATTTAAAAAATTTACAATGCTTACAACTTCAATATTCTTATACTTCATAATGTTCCCTTTCTATAATAAAAGAGAGCCACGTTTTACGCGACTCCCTGTAATGAATTAATTATTTGTTTCAGTTCCTTGATTTCACTTTCAAGTTCATTAATGCGGCGATGTGCTTTTTGTGTCATATATGTGTTAAATGGTATAAATTCATTATACGACAAACCATATACATAACCACCTTCATATGATTGAGACTCATCACAAGATACTATTGAGCAATTTGACGCGTCAAGTCCAACTGTTTTTAATGATTCCTCTACTTCTTGTGCCACAAATCCAAAATGAATACCGCTATCTTCATCATGCAACACTTTATACTTCGTTGGCTTTAATGACATATACATATCGTAAAAATCATCATTCAATATGCATTTATCAATTTTGAATCGTCCATCTGATAATTGCTGCATACCATCTCTGGTAACAACTTTGTACCAAGGATGCGTGCTTCCACCATTTCCACCTAAGTATAATCTATACGTATCTCCAGCATTATTGGCTAATGTCGGACAAAATGCGTAATGATTGCTATTGCTTCCTTCATAAAAATCTGCGGAATATCTTGAATTATATCCAATATTAAAAGTAGATCCAGATAAGTATAGTCCCTTTCCGGCATAATAACTGCTGCCGCCACCTCCGGCATTATTAATTGCTTCGGTAATTGCAGCTTGTGTCATAGTACCATCTGTGTTATTTCCTGTCCTAGAATACAAACACATAACTCCATAGGTACTTGCATTTGCCAGATCGTAAGTTTTTCCTTGTGTAACATCTCTCCAACCTATATTTCCGCTATCGTCAGCTACAAGATACTGTGATGCAGAAGAATAGTTTGGCAAATACGGAATACTAACAATTGTATTGCTATTTCCTAATTGTATAGATGAACCACGCAATATGGTAGCATAATCTTTTTCACTTATTATCACTTGATTACTACCATTACAGTAAATTCCTGTAACTTCTTTATTATCTCTATTAACAAGATCCCATCCGCAACCATTAGACATATGAAGTGTTCCATCAATAGGGCTTTTGACATATCTGTTGTTGTCTTTAGTAGTCCCGGTCAAACTAATCTTGCTGTTTACAATTTTGATACCAGTACCAGGAGTATATTCCTGAGATAATTCTCCGCCACTGCCACCACTACCATCTCTATATCCAACATTTCCATTGTTATCAATAACAAGGTATCTATTTGAAGATTTCGCGGGTATTCCAGAGAATCTAACTGTATCACCGTTTGCATACAGATTTTTAGTCCAAACTTGCATCCACTTATGACTTTTTGTTCCAAGTTTAATTGCTTCATCGTAAGCTAATGTGCTATCATTTACATCGCCTGGAATAAGACACAATCCACTATCTGCCGCAATCTGAAGTCTTATGGAAGCAGGAGTATCGTTCATTGTGGTAGTTATTTCGACATATGTTGTATCTTGAGTTGTGACACAATTTACAGATGAGCGGTTCTGCTGTCGAGATGCAGTAACGTATTGTGAAGCAAGAATAGCTCTTCTAACAAATTTCAGGTTACTTGTTGTAAGATCTATATATTGCGTCCATGCCTTTCCGTCATGTCCCATATATAAATCAGCATATCCCGCATTTGGATTCCATTCATATTCATTCGTATCACACCATATTACTTTTGAAGCTTTTCTCTTACCGTCAACATATATGTTATAATTATCTTTTGCATATATAGAAGTTGCAGTAATATTACCTGTAATATCAGCATCAGTCGCAGTCAAAGAACCACTAGCAGTAACCTGGAAAGAACTATTGCAGCTTATTCCGTATTTAGGAGAAATATATACACCAGAGCCGCCAAGCGCATTCTGTCCCGACCAAAGAGAATAATTATCAATATTAAATCCGCCGATTTCACCAGAAGTCGAAACAATCTTTCCAGAAAACTCACCTTCCTTTGCGATGAGCTTACCTTCACTTGTAATTTGTGCGGAAATTGTGCCACTTTTATTTGAAATAAGAAGCTGACCGCCTTTGATATTTGGGGCGATTACCCATTGGCTATCAATATAGGTACTCTTCAAAATACCATCTTTTATAGTATTAGCAGTAGTATCGTCAGTATACTTATTCTGTTTTGTCCAGTCTGTTTCGACATATGACTCACCGTCTTTTCTTGCAGTAGTACAAGTGAGAATATCTCCGGAACTGCCAACAAACCAAAGATCGCCCTTGTTGTATGGCGGTTTAGGCTGTGCGGTAAATATCTGGCATTTACTATCAATTTTGCCCCATACTTCATCCGGAACAGTGCCAGCAACAGGACTCCAACCAGCTCCATTGTACATAAATGTTTCATTGGTGGCGGTATTATACCACAAATCACCTATATGTTTCTTTTTGTCCTCTGCGGTTGTCCAGTCTTTTGATGGATCTGTTTCCTGTCTGAATGTCTCAATCTTACCATCAATCTGATTTTGGATGTTTCCAATGTCAGTAGTATAGGTGTTATTGATAAAGTCAGTAAGAGTTGAATCATCTGTATATTTATTTCTCTTTTCCCATTCAGTAGAATCAAACTCACCTATAGTATTTCTTGCTTTTACACAAGTCATAATATCAGATGTGGCACTATTGAACCACAAGTCACCTACTGCATAAGGCGACTTCGGCTGTGCAACAAAAATCTGTGCTTTACCGTCAATCTTATCAAAGACATCATCTGGCGGCGTAGTCTTGGTAAGCTCCCATGATTCTCCAGTGAAAATATATGTTTTCTGGTCATTTGTGTTATACCAAAGATCTCCCTTGTGTCTGGCTTTTAACTCATCAGTAGTCCAGTCTACAGAAGGATCGCCGGATTGATACCATGTTTCAGCCTTTTTATCATCCTGGTTTAAAAGATAATTATATTTCTCATTAAGTGTGTCATTCAAAGTCTCGAATAACTTACTCATAGAATTGGATTTTCCATCCTTGTCAGTGCCAATTACATTGTCCCATGAGATAGAAGCTCCACCACCAAGAACAATATTTCCGTTATCGTCTATATAAAGCTGGCGTTCATAGGTTATGTTTCCTTCATCATCTGTTATTTCTTTTTTAATGGTGAACACATTTTTGTTATATGTGTTGGTGGTTACTATAATTCCGTTTTTGTCCATTTCAATAGACTTTTCTTCATTGTAGATTCCCACTTGTGATGAAAGGATAAGATTGCCTACAAGGGTATCAGCTATTATGCCGTAACCTTCTTTATATACTTTATCTTTTGGATCAAAATAATAAAACTGACCTACACCAGCCTTGGCGGTTTTCCAACCGTCATTTGTTATATATAGACCATGATTTATTATCTTTAACTGGCATGGATTATAGTCATTCAAGATATCATTAAATTCCCGGCATAATAAACCATGTTCATCCCACGTAATATCCTGATTATCGGCACTGCTTACAATCTTGGTGTTTGTCATATCCAGACCTTTTAAGATCATGTCAGACATTTTCTTTGAGAAATTTGAGTTCATGTCGGATTGTCGCACAATACTTCCATATGAAGTCGCCATATTAGAAGCTTGATCCAAGATACTCTTTATATCAGATGCAATATCTTTCGCTGAAATAACATCAGAAAATGTAACATCAATATTTTGAGACGAAGCAAAATCAATCGTATACTCAATAATTCTTAATTTGTAGATTTCGTCGTCAATCTGTATTGTGATCCAGTTACCGTTTTTAAATGAGTTTACAATTGGTGCAAATTCGCGCATTCTCAGGAAGTTTTTTAACGTACCAGTGATAGAGTGCTGCAAAGTAGCAGATTTATACAGTTCTTTTGTCGCAACATTGATAAAATCAAATGCGTTCTGAAAGAGTTCTGTATTGTCCAAACCATCAGAGATGTAATTGTCATTTGAGTATTCATCCATTCTGAGAAATGCACAAAATTCTTTATTTAGTTCATCTCCGATAAATTTTTGGAAATTCAAAGTATCTTGAACGTCGCCTATGATTCTTTCAATTTCTATTTGCACACCATCCTGTATTAATTCGTTCTGGTTGTTGTATTTTCCTTCAACAGTGTATACCTCATCTTCACGAACTAAGATTTCATCCTGAATGGCATTAAGCTTGTTGTAATACGGGACATATAAGCTGTCGTATATCGCCTTTGCATTAATAGCATTGGAAGTAGTAGCAGTGGAAGAATCCGAAGCCACACCTTGTTGTACCATTATGTCAATACAGGACTGGCAACATTTCTGAAATGTATTCAGGCTGTCAAGGCAGTATTTCTTAAGTTCTGATTTGAAAACAGTTAAATCTTGTTTGAAAAGTCCTACAATATCATAATAATTATCATCACTCTTATTGAGTATCTTTTCGATTCTCTGTCTTACATATTCTTCATAATTTTCATTGATACCAATTGAAACAGGAGAAGAAGTGTAAGTATCATCTTCATCAGAATAACTTTTAAGGTTGAATTTTCCTCTCCAAACATCATTTGAAAGAGTCGTTTCTGTTACTGTAATTTTAAAAGAACCCTTGACAATAGATTGTGCAAGAGAAATCATGATATTATTTGCAGTTGAAACAGACAGATTCTTTAATGATGTTGTGGCGGCACTTGATGGAAGATTTTCCATAAGATATTCACCTTGAGATTTTGCACTATTGTCCGGCTTTGTGATGTTTGGCATCAGCTTATTTTTAAGGAACTGAACCATATCAATTGTATCGAAATATGTCTGCATCAATTTCGGATAGCCAGTAATAGGAGATTCAATCTTTTTTAAAGAATCATCATATTTAATATACTTTGTGACAATGGCATTGTAGTTATTTACAAAAGAAGAATTTATATCGAAATTATGTGTTTTCTGATATTCTTCGTATAACTTGTCATATGCAGATAATTTTTCCTGTAATTGTTCGGACATATCTGAACGTACCGCATCACTGAAATAATAAATATAATCACTACCATTCGGATTACAGGAACGGATGGCAGCAGTCATTAAATCATCTCCGGCAGTAAGTTTAAAACAGTTCTTCACAGAATCAGCATCAGTAGTATAAGTGACTTCCTCTACTAAGTTATCCCTTGAAATGAATACGTTCGTATATTCACCATATCCATTTGTTACATTTGTGCTTCCGCATTTTGGACATTTATCTACGAAAGTATCTCTATGTCCACAGTCTTTACAGTTAGCTTCAAGATCGTACACAGAAATTGTTCTTTCTGGTTTTCCATTGGCATCGCTGCCACAACCAAAGACAAAAAGACAATTTAATTCTTCTGCGACTTCTTTCAGTGCATCATATATTGACTTCTTATCAAAAGTAAAAGTCCTCTGAATATTCATCAGACTTATATCAATGTGGGCGAATCTGTAATGCGGGGCTTTCTCAGTAAGTCTGTTTACTAATGAAGCCTCCGGATGATCTGGATTATAAAATGTTGTTGGAATTTTATAATCATCCCTGGAAATATCTGTTTCTGTATTGATCTCAATATTATAAAGCATTATCTGAGATAATTCAGCTTCGCCTAAAGATTTACCAGTTACCTTTTTTATATCTTCGTTTTCTTCGTCAATTTCTACATATGTTTCAAACCACATATCCCACTCAGGAATCCACATCAGCTTGAAATCTTTTATGTCATTCCAACATCTTAAAGTATTTCTGTTTAATTCCTTATGAGCATTGAAAGAAAATTCAGAATAACTATTCATAGCATGTTTTGTAACAATGTCGGTGACGTTAGTAATATTACTGATTTTATCGCCATTTTTTGTCGCTAAGACAAAAGTTATATCCTCTACATTACCAGAGGTATCAAAATTTAGTTTATGCACATTCATTTAAAGTCCTACCCCTTTCACGATTGGATAATATTCAAGCACAATATCACAAGCAAAATTTACAGTAATTATATTTCTATTATTTTTGTATGTATTTGCAACGCGAAAGAATACAAAATTGAAATCGTTGTATATTTTGTGTGATGGGAGAGAAGTGTATATGTTTAAGTTTTCATCAAATGTAATGATTTCTCCGGATTTACAATTTTTAATAATAGTTGTTCGATCTTCTACAGAGTTATGGATTTTTAAATCTCCATCACTTTTACAGGTAATCTGTAATTGTGGATAAATGTAACCAATATCATCTGACTCATCTATAAACGTAAATGAACCGTGTCTATTAAATTTTTTCCGTATAACTTTACGATTTTGTGTTGCATACGGAGCCTCCATCTGGAAAGATAACTCAAATCCGACAACTTCTGTGTTTAAAGTAATTGCACTTATATTAAAGCTTCCATTAAAAACAATTGCGCCAAAATCATCTGTAAATATTTTCAATTCATGATAGCCGTCGTTTCTATTTAGCCATCTGTATACTTTTCGTTGTTCTTCAATGGTAAAATACATTTCACTATCATTGAATACAGATGGATCTTTACATATCTGAAAAGTAAAATCAGCAGCATTATCATAGCCTGAGTTTATAAGAGAAAATTTTTTTCCATTTCTCATTGATATAGTATCAAAGTTAATGGATGAACCATATTCAATAGTGTCTGTACCACCATCATCAAAAGAACAGACCATAAAACCGTAATCGCTTGCAAGCATTCCATCATATTCAAAATCTGTTGTTTTCATTATTTCACCACCTAATATTGTTTTATTTCATAAGCAATCGGACAATCTTATATCTAAGACCTCCACCATATATTGCCTTAATGGATATTTTTCGCATTTCCTTCATTTCATCAATCAATGCGTGATAATCGTCGGAAAGTTTATTGGTTTCTTCCATTAACTCATTCCACAATTTCATTTTCTGTTTAAAATCAATAACTTCATCAGGATCAGTTGTGCCATCTTTGGAAATATGAGATTTTAATATTTTGATTTCTTCTTCTAAAGTGGCAATTTGCTTTTCTTGATTCTGAATTTTTCGCATTTTCCATTCATCATTTTTTCGCATTATTTCACCTTTTTATATAAAAGGAGCTACATGTTAAAAACATATAGCTCCAATTAACTTACTTTCTAAATTTATATTTTGATACAGAACTTTTTCCTGACATTCTATCAACGGTCATAGTTCTTATCAACTGTTCAAACTTTCTATCATTAATCATTTCGTTCATAAACTGCTTAGAGTCCGCCACATTAGGCAAATCGAATGTAATATTATCGAAGTTATTTACAGTGTTAGAACCTACACCCATTGAAGAAATAGGAGAGGAGAGTCCATCGTCAATAGTTCCATTGATAAATCCAGATGGATCATTCATCATATCCCAGAGATTCTTTGTCGCATCAGCATCAAGAACCATGTCACCACGTTCAAACGGTGTAACAATAGCACCATCCCTTTTGCGGATAAGAGACTCTGTTCCAAGTTCCTGAGTCCAACCATATTGGTCACTTGGAATACTCTTTGATCCAGAAGCATACCCTTTAAGCTGACTAAGTTTTACCCAACCAAGTTCAGTGCCATCTGAGGCATCAATACAATAAGGATATTTAGAACCCTTATTAATACGAGTAATCTTAACCTTTTTACCAAGGTAATAATTACCAGTTCTTCCAGACCCATCGGAAGCGGCATGATATACACCAGAAGCATAAGTAACCTTGTCACCTACTTCAGCTTTATTGTTGCCTGTTTTTGTTTTGTTTGGTTTCTTTTTTGGTTCGTCAGGATCAACCAACACAGCGTCCTTAATAGAATCCTTATCACTGACTTTTGGCGGGTCTGGTGTAGGATTCCCTTCTGCAACATTATTTTTATCAGGTTTTTGCTCTACTTCTTCGAGTTCACCAGTCACAGGATCTTCCGTTTCTTCCTGTACTTTTTGAACTAATTTCCCAGCCATAGAATCAATGGCATTAATCATTTCTTGCTGTCTCTTGTAAATGTTATCAATTGCAGAACTAACTCCAGTCATAGTGGAAGAGAAGTTACTATCATATGCGGCGATTACGCCATTCACGCCATTTGTAGCATTCCATACATTCTGCATTTCAGTAGACAGATCATAACCAACACTTGCGGCTTCTGTTTTCAGTGTGTCTGAAATTTGAGATGCATTACTATTTATTTCTGAGATCATATCGGAAAGCAGACCATCAATATTATCCAGTCGCTTATTAAGAATTTCTTCATACTCATTTTTAAGATTATCAAGTAATTCCTTCTGATCCGAAATAAATTTCTCATACTGTGTATCTTCTAAGTCCTCTTGTGCATCTTTAAGACTGTCTTTTAACTCTTGCAGTTTAGCTTTGTTTTCTTCTGAGTTATCGCCCTGTAATGAAGCAAGCTGTTTCTGGAGAGATGCGATTTCCTCTGTTTTCTCACGAATTTTCTTCTGATAATCATAGAGGTCTTTCTGTGCCTGGATTGCGTCAAGATACTTGTCAATCAAGTCTTGAAGAGAATCTAATTCATTTTCGATACCATCTTTAATCAGATCCTTCATGGCATCTTTTTCATTCTCAGCAGAAAGAATAGATTTTTGCTGTGCATCTACCAGCTCATTTTTACGATCAATGAGTTTCTGGTTATACGGATCTTTTGCAAGTTCCTCACTGATTCGCAGCATTTCTTCCTTATACTTATCAGCTTGTGCCATGTAGGTATTATAATTAACACCATGTAATCCAAGAGTGGCAAGTCCCTGTTCAGTCATCTTACCATCATCATCGAACATATCTTTGTGACTCATAAGGTCAATTAGGAAGTCTGACTCACTGGTGATTCTGCTGATAGAATCCTGTAATTGGTCAAACTGTTCCCATTTGAGATCACGAATAGAAGCTTGCAGTTCAAAAACTTTATTTTCAGCTTCGGCAAGGCTGTTTGCCACTTGGTCAACAGAATCTTTCATTTCGTAATATTCTTGAGTGCCTTTTGTAATGTCTCCATTCTGTACGGCAGCTTCAAAATTACGTTTCATTGCCTTATATTTCTCAGAGAGATTATCGACAATAGATTGTTCCTGTTCAATCTGTGCCTCATAGAATTTTGTACTCAGGTTATACCCTTGTGTCTGCATTCTATCCATATATGTTTCAATCATGGAACTTCTGTTTTCCCATTGAGACATAAATGAATCATAGTAAGCGGCAATATTATCAAGTTTCTTTTTGGCATTCTCTACGATTGCCTGTGCGTATTCGGCTTCGGCATTAGCCGCTTCTTTTGTAGCATCAGCCAAAGCATCTTCCTGAATTTTGAGTTTCTTGCTTAAATCAGTTGCATTGGCGACCTTTTTATTATAAGCCTCAATTTTTTTCAAAACTTTAGGATCAGAGATACCAGTAGTGCTTACTTTCTTTCCAGCTTCGAGTGCCGCTTTTTGCTTTTTAGTCAATTTGGAAGTAACTGATTTGTCGGAAAGCAGTTTCTTCTGTGCTGATTTTTTACTTGCATTGGCAGAATTAGAATTTTTCAGCGCATCATTATAATTTTTATTTACCTGTTTCAAGGCTGACTGACGCTGTTTGTTCTGTTCTTTAAGATTTCTTGTTTCCTGTGTAAGAAGCATATTTTGATAAACATAAGCTTTCTTACCATTTGTAGTAGCAAGAATCTGTTGCTCTTTTGTAGAACCTGAATATGCTTTATTCTTAGTATCTTGCGCAGTATTCAGCTTTTTCAATGCCTTTTCGTCTGCTTTTTTGGCTTTATCATATTCTTTCTGGGCTTCGTTCTTTTCTTTTGCATCCGTATTATATTTCTTGGCTTTAGCTTTCAAGGTACTTGTCATACCAGACGTACTGACTGTTTTCCCAGCTTTCACTTTAGATGCAATAGTATTTCCCTGTTTCAGAGATTTATTATATGATTTAGCATATTTCAGTGCTTCGCCTTTTAAGCCTTTTGTGCTAATTGGCTTCCCTTCACGAATCGCACGTGCTATTGTATTATATGTCGCCTTATCTGCTGTAGATTTCGCAGCTCTTTTCAATTTTTTCGCGATGGAAGAGGTCTGTTTCTTATTCGCATTGATAAGATTTGTGCCAGTTTTCTCAACATCAGTTGTTGCAGATTTTAAATTCTTGCTTGCTTTTGAACGTGTTGACTTTGTTTTGTTTCTGGCAGTTGTAGCCTTATCCAAATTTTTCTGAGCATTTGCAAGTGTCGGATTATCTTTTTTAATCTGATCCTGTAAATGACCAAGAGTAGACCCACCGCCAGTGATAGCACCATAAACATTATCTAATGATTCATATTTAGATTTTAATTTGTCGATTGCTTTCTCAGCTTTTTCAATCGGCATATTCGCCAGAGTATCATATAATTCAAGCAGATTATTATTTAATTCTTGAATTGTATTTTTGCATTCGATGGCAGACTCATAATAACTCTGGAAGTCTTTGATATTTTCTGACAGTTTCTTTCCGGAATCTGTAGAAGTATCAATATCCTCGATTTTAAGCGCACCATTTTTTACTAACTTTTTATATTCTTCGCTAAGTCCAACAGAATTAGCTTTCTTCATATAAGTATCATATGCTTCTTGATTTGCAGTAAGCTGCTTATCAATAATCTTCATCTGTTTCTTTAATACAGCAGTTTTAAAGGCAGAAGATACGTAATCAGTAATTTGGTTTGCTGCATATTCAAAAGTATTTGCAAGTCTGTCTAACTTGATTTTTACGAAATCAATTGTACTCTTAGATTCTTTTGCTGATTTTGTGTTAGAATCTGTAGCGGATGTATTTGCATTTACAGAGTTAGTGTTAGCCCTGTATGCGGCGGTGCTGCCACCACTTGAAGAACCGCCAGAAGATGAGCTGCCTGACGATGAACTGCCTGAACTAGATGAATTGAGTTTATTCCAAGGGTTTCGTCCAGTTCCAGAAAATCCAGTGCTGAAAGCATTTGCAAGTGGAGATAGGTCACTAAGGCTTCCTTGCGCATAGGCTCTAGCATGACCAGGTATAGCACCATATTTTAGCAAGGCTTCTGTTTGTGCGGCGGAGAATATCATATCTCCCTTTTTAAGATTCGCAATATGTGCGCCACCAGGAATCATAGACCAAATGCCATTACGAACAATGGATTCAGAATGACCATTAATAATTTGCTCATTTACCAATGCTTTTTGATCTTCTGGAATGGTAACACGACCATCACCATAAGCCGGGAAATCACTAAGGCTTCCTTGCGCAAGTGCTCTAGCATGGCTCATTGCTAACATAGTTCCATCAGCAGCAGGCTTAATAGTATTGGTAGAGTTATTTACAATATTGTTTGTAATTGAAGTGACAGTAACGGTTTTGCTATGTACACTATCAATAGCAGTAGCCAATGCGTTTACCGAATCCGTACCAAGAACAACTGCAGATACAGTAACGGTTTTTCCATATAACTTAGCAATAGCAGAAAATAAATCATTTACATCTGGTGTGCCATTTACGGTAGCGGTCACATCGACGCTTTTACTATTAACTTTCTTGATGGAATTAGCCAAAGCCTGCACTTGATCTGGAGAGCCACCAACAGAAGCATTAACTTGAGCATCTTTGCTTTCTACCTTTTTAATGGAAGAACCAAGTTGTTGAATCTTATCAATATCACCTGTTGCAGTAACATTTACAGTTACATCTTTGGTTTCATCTAATGAATCTAGCTTTGATTTAAGATTATCTAATGCCGAATCATCTACAGTTACATCAATATTTTGATCTTTATTTGAAAGCTCTTTGAATTGACTATCATCCAATTTCACAGTGATCGGAATATCTCCGTCCGCCTCTTTTAAAGCCTCTAATTGAGATCTGGCTTCTTCTACTTGGCTTGAATCAATTTTAAGTGTTTTCTGCAAATCCGCATCTGACATTCCGAGAAGTTGATCTACAGTAGCACCACCTTCTAACTGCGCACCAATAGAAAGCATGATTTTCTGAGATTGTAATGATTCAATTTCACTGTCAAGTGCGGAAATAGCCTGTTGTCCCTCTTCTGTATTGGCACTAACACTGATTTCCTCACGTTTTCCAGTTAATTCAGAAATTTTAGAATCCAATTGGTCAATTGACATAGAAGCTTTGTCATAATCAAGATCTATTCCAGATAATAAACCACCGCCAGATTCTCCACTTGTTGAACTTTGCAGTTCTTTTAATTTGTCCTGAGTAGCCGTAGAAGTTTCTTGAAGCTGTTTTAACTGTTCGTTATAATTTTGTACATCTGAAGAATCAAACTTAACCTGAACGTCTGAATCGGCAAGTGCCTTTCCTAAAAGTTCTACAAAATCTGTAGTTGTTCCAAATGCATCTGCCACTTGCTGTATTTTGTCACCAGTCAAGTCGAAAGCATATGTTCCATCTTCACCAATTTTTACAAAATCATCACCCAGTTTTGATGCAACATCATCCATAAAGTCCCATGCACCTTTAGATGTAAAGTTTCCATCTTCATCAAAAGTCATATAATCTTTAAGACTATGGCTTGTTCCTTCGATGGTTTTATCAAGCTGTGCATAAGCATCTATAGAATCTTGGATTCTGTCAGTTCCAAGAAGTAAATCAAGATAGCTGGTTACAGAATCGTCAGTTACCCAACCTTCCTGAATCAATTTACCGATGCTATCATAACTTTTTGCAACATTCTCAAATGAATCACGTTCGTTTGCAGAAGATGTGGCGTTAACAAATTTATTATATGAAGATGTCATACCATCATATTCGTTAGCAAGTAATTTTAACGATTGAAGTTCTGATTGAAGTCCGTTGATTACATCTTGAGATTTGTTATTGGCTTGTGCCTCATTAATTTCTTTTTGTTTATCGGCAATAGCTTCTGCAAAATTATTCTTGGTTTGAAGTTCTAATTCCTCATTATACTCTTTTAAAGCTTCGGTATTCAGATGAACGCCTGTTGCTGTTTCTTCGAAAATTGATGCTGGATCAAAATTATCAAGGTCTTTAAAAGCAGTAGTAACATTATTAATATCTTCTGTTGTAAGACCTGTTGCGGAATGTGAGTCACTAAGCGCGCTAAGAAGATTTGTCTGTTTTTCTTTAGCCGCATCGAGTGCGGTGGTCATTGTATCTACCGCTGAAGCTGTTTCTGTCGCTGAGTTACTAACTTCTTCGCCAGTAGTAGATGCTACTATACCCAAACCAGACAGTGTATCAGCAAGCTTTTGTACTTCTCCGCTTGAAGTATCAGAAATCAATCCGCATTCTACTGCGGCATCAACCAATGCATTAACTTGGTCTTTACCTTTTTCAACACCATCAGTCTCAAATGTATATCTGAAATCTGTATCTGTCAGTCCAAGGTCTTTTAGAGCATCCGCATTTTTTTTGACTTCTTTTCCAAATTTGGAAGTATCATTTCCAGATATAGCCTCATTAAATTTGTTTGCGGAAACAGCAGATTCGTTTAATTGATCTTTTACCTCTGCAAACTGATCTGCAAACTGAGACATGTCAGAGTTTTTTAACAATGATTGTACTGCACTGTCAACAGCCTCGAATTGTGTGGATGCTTGTGCGATTGCATCTGGATTTCCATTAGACAATGCGTCATTATAATTTTCTACTGCTTTTGTATAATCATTCAGCCACTTAACTGCAGTTTGCTCTTTCCCTGATGGTGCTTTAAATAAATCTTCATCAGCTACCAATTTTGCTTGTTGAGCCTGTTTATATAAATCACCATATTCGGTTAAAACATCATTTGCCTTTTCCAACCCAGCAGATGCGTTATCACTCATAAGATCAAGTATATCAGATTCTCCATACTGCTTTTCGATATCGGAAATGTCTGTCATAAAGTCATTTAAGGCTTCTTTCGCAGTGGAAGCATCTGCCTTAAAATGAACATCCATCGTGATGCCATCTGATCCTAATCCAGTTGTAAACACATCTTTTCCATATTTATCCTGTAAATTTTTGATAGTCTTTTTGATGGCTTCCGATTCATCAGAACCATTATCATAAAATTGACCAAGATAAGTGTGGCGTTTTTTCTCAATCTGCTTTTCGGCTTCTTTGATACCTTTTTTGTTCTCATTTTGAAATTGTTCTGCTTGCTTCTCGGACACTTTGCCCAGTAATGCAATTTGTTCAGTAAGAGAACCATTTATAAGGTCAATTCCCGCAACCTGTTTTCCATAAGACTCTGAAAGTGACTCTTGAATTGAAAGTAATTCATTTTTCGCATCAGCAGCTTCCTGTTCTGTCAAAGTACCAGAACTTAATGCTTCTCTAAGTTCTGTAATTCTATCAACTTGTTCTTGAAGAGTGGTAGTATTACTTTCCCATTCAGAACCAGCCTTTTTCGCAGAATTTACCGCTTCGTCTATGGATGATCTATAAATACTGTAAGCAGCATATCCTATTCCAAGTGCAGCAGTAACACCACCAATAGCCAAAGTAAGTGGGCTAATTGCGGATGCAGCAGCAGTAGCACCAGCGGCAAGTGATGAGAAAAGACCACCACTAGATCCTGAAAATGCTGTAGAAAAAGCAGTAATCGCAGAAGATATTCTAGGAAACGCTAACTCTAATACTGTCGAAAAATTTTTAATCCCCTCAACTAATCCAACATCTTTTAAGACAGACATATGCGCTGTTGGATTTTTATGGTATAATAAAAATAAAAAAGGAGATTTATTATGGCGTTAATAAAATGTCCTGAATGCGGACATGAAATTTCAAACAAGTCAAATCAATGTATTTATTGTGGTTTCCCATTAAATAGTATTAAAAATCCTTTATATAATATTATATTTCTAGGATTTCCTGATTTTAATACAAAGTGTAATAACCAAGTAAAACTTATAGCATGTCTCAAGCAAATATTAAATATTGACAATTTAAGTGATACAAAATACATAATAGATCACCCACCATACACATTAATTAAATCAATAACCAAGGAAAAAGCCGACTGGATTATTGCAACACTTGAACCATTCAAATGTAATTTAAAGATAGAAGAGTCTAATGAAAAAGAAGAATCTTCTGCAAGTTCCAGTGTTGATAAATATATGAATAATAAAAAATCAACAGTAGTATGCCCTCGTTGTGGGTCTAATCAAATAACAACGAGTCATCGTGGCTTTTCGTTCTGGACAGGGTTTATTGGTGCAAATAAGACCGTAAATCGTTGTGCAAATTGTGGTCATCATTGGACACCATAATTTTTCAAAAATCATATATCTTAATGTGTGAAAGTAAGTTGTTTATATTTTTAGTTTATGCCATCTTATCACGTTTAGCATAACGTACCATATTTAAAGTGGGAGATAAGTCCCCACTGTATTTACACGTGGACTATACAATATAAGCTATCATATTAAGGTAATGATAACTCAAAGGGTGGGTAGTCTCTGAAGATGTGGGTGTATTACAACCACGTCTTGCTGATTGACTATCTGCTCTATTGAGCGTAGCACTTAGGCGTATTTGTTCCCATATGCTATCCAACTAATTTTTATAGCTTTCGCCGCATTCACGCTCACCGTCTCCGGTCACGTTGTAGCTTAATTGGTTTTACCAGATTTCCAGCTATTACCCCTTTATTTTATAGAGCATGAATTTACGGATTTGTCATTATCCCCATTTTTGATAATTCCTTATCCGCAAACGCCTCTGCCATTATGTAAATAGCGTGTCACCCATGATTTCGGGTCAAGCAATGCTCTTTATACCTGCGATTAAACCACCACTAATGGCAACAGTCTTAAACAAACCAAGCTTTTCAGTAAGTTTATCAACAACTTCAAGTACACTTGTAAGACCGTCAACAAAAGTTTTCATATCATCTCTTTGGAAGAGATTCTGTGCAATACCAACACCAGTTTCTTTTAAAGCATTAACTTTATATTCAAGAGACTGTTTGATTGTATTCATTTCTTTGTCGGCATCTCCGGCAGAATGAGTCATGTTATCCATTGCTTTACGAGCCGCATCGAAGTTTTTGATAGTTGCAGCTACAATCTGTCCCTGTCTCTTTCCAGCTAACGCCTCAAGAAGCTGTGCTTGTTGCTTGTCTGTCAGTTCATCATATATTTCGCTGATCTCTTCAAGCAATTGGTATGTTGATTTGTATTCTGTTTTCGTTTCGTCTGTAAATAAGCTAATACCACCTGGATTGGAAGCCGTTTTTGTAAGATCTGCAATTTTACCATTTAATACTTCTACATCATTTGTGTAAGATTCTGTCTCTTCGTCATAGCCACGTATTCTCATGGAAATTGTCTTGAAAGCAGTTCCTACAGAATCAGGATCCTGGGTGATCTCAACAGCGGCAGTTTCCAATGCAATTGTTTCTTCCAGAGAGTTGTTAGCCTCTGCCATAGCAGAAGATGATCTTGTAAGCATATTTACAATGTCAGCATTAGATGTGGCGGCAGTATTACCAATAATATTGATTTTTGACATTACGCCATCAAGTACGTCATCAACATCTACGTCATATGCTTTCATAATAGATACTAAGCCATCAGTAGCAGTATCTACATCCATTCCTGGAGAAATAGCAGCAAACTGTGAGGAAAGTTTCGCCATTGATTCTGCGGCATCCTTGCTAGAATAACCAAGACGTGACCATGCAGAAGCCTGATTAATAATTTCTTCGGTGGAAACACCCATTTCTTTTGCAATTCCATTTGCATTAGAATAGAATGATTCCAAATCCATATTATTCATTGTAGTGGTTTTCTGTAAATCAACAAGCGCAGTATCAAGATTATACACAGAACTTACAGCATTTTTTACAGTTCTAATGCCTGTGCTCATCATGTAACTCATACCGAAAAGTGGACTTAATTTAGTAACATTTCCGATAAGTTGACTAATTGCTGACTTTCCTAAATTTCCAGAAGCTGCAGCGGCAGACTGAATTTCTTTAAATTGATTTGAAACAGCATTTAATTGATTTCCATTCTGTACAGACTGCAATTGAGTTTTAAGTGCTTCAAGTTGTGCTCCGTAAATTTTTGCTGCTTTGGTATTACGGTTCATCCATGTCTCAATCTGATTACCTAAAACATTTTTCCCAGTTAAAAGTTGTTGAGTAGCAGCGACAGAAGCGGCTTCTGCTTTTGCAGATTTATATGCGGTACTTAGCCTATTGACTTCAGCAGTAATGCGTTCAAACTCTCTTTGCTGATTTTCAAGACCTTTTATATTCTTGATTCCTGCCAAATCTTGTTTTAACTTCGCAAGAGCAGTAGACTCCTGACTCACAGAGCCTTTTAACTTAACAAAATTTGCATCAAGAGTAGAAATACTAGCAGACAACTTAGAAGCATCTGCATCTGTAAACATTTGTTTAACAGATTGTGCAACAGTTTGGCTTGCCTGTCGTACTTTTCCAGTAGCAGAATCAAATTCTTGAAGAACACTTACAGCACGTCCCATTTGGTCTATACCATCAACACGTACATTAAGATTTTTACCATTCATCTTTGTAGTAACTTTTGTTACTTCAAGATCTAAGCTCTGTAAGTTTTTAGTAATTGTATCAATAGAAGTAGTGTTAAAATTCAACGAACCTAATGTACGTTTCAAATTAGCAATTTGTGTTGCTGTATTTTGAACATTGATTTTTCCTAAACTACTATTGATTGAGTTTGCCAGATTAGTACCGGCGGCTTGTCCGACGCTTTGAAATTGTGATTTTATCTGGCTAATTAAGTTATTTATATTTATGTTTCCGGTATTTAAGTCAACATCTACTTTTACCTTGCGATCCTTTAGGAAAGCGTTCATTTTTCCTTCAGCTTGAGCCATATCAAGCTGTGCCGTAATTTTTGCTAAAAAATCTGACACAATACCACCTCCTAAGTTCTCGCAAAGTACATGCTTAACGCATCATCGGTATCAGATTTTATTTTTTCAAATGATCTCGCCCAAAATCCAGATTTACCCTTTACTCCCGATGAGCCACTTTCAGCGGCTTGGAAAATTTCAGGCGTTGTGAAGTAACTTGGAAATCCTCTTGATGTAAAATCAGGGTTTGGTACGTTATAAGATATAGATTGATCTAACCAAATAGTAAATTCGACTGATCGACCACCACGACTCGCGCCGTTCGCTCTTACACTGTTTCCAAGATTTCCAGTTCTAACATATATTGTCGGAGAGCCTTGAGAGTAGAATGACTGAACCTCAGTCTTTGTATCTTGTTCTGCTTTGGATTTGGCAGTACTCATAGCACTATATATTTCATCCATTATCATTTTCTCAAGTTCCGCCATACTACTCGCAACTTTCATTTATACACTCCTTTATTTCGATTAACTTATATAAAAATTAAATATCAGAAATTGATCCTGATTTTCCTTCAACCATACCATTTTTATTGAAGTATTTTGCGAAGTCATCAGAAGCGTCAAGGTCTGAATATATTCCTATCATTTCCACAGAGTTCCATTGGAAATACTCTTTTATTACATGATCTGGGATATTATACTTTTTCATTTTTGTAGTAAGGTAATGTCTCATGCAGTGCCAATAAAAATCAACACCAAGTTCTTTTGAAAATATGTTAGCCCAACTATCTAAGGTACTAACTTTCATCTGTTCATAAGAACCATCAGAACATTTATGTACAAATATCCATTCACTTTCAATTCCAAGTTTTTTCCGCTCTTCTAACCAAAGATCAAGATATTTCTTGAAATCATATAAAACATATTTATTGATCTGCTTACCATTTTTTCCATGACCTTTTGTTTTAATTTTTGGTGTTTTATACAGCGCACCCTCAATACATACATTGCTTGGATTAAAATATTCCACTTTAAAACGAAGCAATTCTGATTTTCTTGCACCACTCATAGCAGCCAACGCAAAAGCACAAGCCTGTTGATAACGTCCATCAGATACTAATTTTTCCAGGAATTTATCAACATCTTCATCTGGCAAAATGGTCTTGTCTCTAACAGCTTCATTAGACGGTGACTCTATCTTTCCTATAATTGATCGGAAATTCTCGAACTCATCATCCTCATCCTGAAGAATATCTTCTATATAATTAGACATACTGCTTATTGTAGATTTTACACGACGTATTCTTTTTGGACTCCATCCCCATTCATTAAGTGCATGTCCTTGAAATCTCGTTAATTCTCTTTTCTTAATATCTATAAAAAATTTATTATTGTTATACTCAAGATTCCAACAAAAGAAAATTTCCAAGTCATTACGATATCCATTTATCGTGGATTGCGCACGTCCAACAGATGACAGATATTCCAAAAAGTCGGAACACAATTCTTTATTTTTCGGATTTATTCTTTTGATTGATTCTTGGGTTGTGATTTGATTGTATACGGTTTTTCTTGGCATAATTTACTTACCCCTTTCGCCTAAAAAATAGAAGAGGGCAGCAAAATACCCTCTTCTTCTATTTTGATTCGATATCAGATTTTTTCTTTTCAAATTCCAGAATATTACTAATGACCTCATTTTTTGGCATAGATGCCATTTCTGCAATTTTGCCAATATTTTCTGCAACTGCATTAACATCCAATCCCTCGAACATATCACCGTATTTATTAACTATTAAAGTGAGCGCATCAAGCAATCCATCAATAGAGGATTTATTTACTATTCGCTGTTTTACAAATTCGATTTCTTGGCTTGCTGCCTTAATAATAGAATCCATACCAAATATATTGCTTCTTAAAACTCCAACAATATTAGAATCAGTTATAAGTTCAGAACTTAAAACAAAAGATTCCGGTAATTTTATATCAGTCAATTCGTCAATAACAGAAACCGCAAAAAAATAATCAAATAGAATAGGGCAGTAACCATTTACATCATTGATTACACCATTTACAATATCTCCAACAATTTTCATCTGCTGAGTCAATGTAGGTTTTTTTACATAATTAAAAGGTATCTCTTCACCTTTATAATTATAAAAATATTCGTTCGTATACTTCATAATTACACCTCTTTGCTTTCCAGACCTACAGTCATATACTGATAATTATTTTCTAAAAATTTACGGCTTCTATCCTGGAGTGTTTTTGATACACTACAAATTCTTTTATTTTTTTCTTTTCCTACGGTAAATGTGCAAGTATGACATACACACGCATTTGTACCTTCAATCCATTTCATAGTTTTCTTACATTTTGGACACGCAAGAATTTTTTCCATAATTTCTACTGCTTTTGTTTTATTTTTCATGGATTTGTCTTTTTCTTCTACACCAAACAGAGTGGCAATTTCTTTCATATTCATAGTCGAATTTCTCCTTTTTATATCTATGTGCATAAACACATCATTACTTTTTGTTATTTCGTGTATCAAAATTTGCGTTAAAAAATGATACCCATTGAAAAAGTAAAAACGTAAGTTGCTTTTAATCTTTTCAATGAGTATCATACGCAAGTGTAACACTAATTTAAAAAATGCTACACTTGCTAATCTTCATAGAATTTACAATGCATCATATCTTGGTTATGTGGAATATAGCGAGATTTATCGGGACAAAACCTTTGACATAAACAAAGGTTTTGTGAATTTAATTGATTTTTCTCACACATACAAAAGATCATATCTTTTCCAGTCCGTTTATTAAATTTGATATAAGCAAATTTACACATAAGTTATGCCAATTCCAATTTATAGTTTGAAGTTTTAGATCTTCCAGAAACCTTCACACGAACAGATTTACCAGGATCTTTTGTCACATTCTTAAATTCATACCCAAAACCATCAACAGAAACAATAGCTGTCTGTGTTCTTGCATTGTATACCAAAACATCATATTCTTTATATTGTGATTGCTTTGGTTTATTTACTGATTTTGTTTCAACTTTTTCTTTTACTTTTTCATTTATATTTTTTTCTTCCATATTAATCACCCCAGTATTTAAAATAGGGTGGAGTTTCCCCCACCCGTTTTATGGAATTATTTTACTATAGTGATTTGAACGGAATCTTCCAAACCGTTATAAGTAGCTTTTACAGTAGCAGTACCAGCCGTGTTCCTGCTGTCACTTTACCAGTTTTTGCTTCAACAGTTGTTCCAGTGGCTTCTCCCGGAGTTACACTAAATGTTACCTTTGAAACATCAAGTTCAATAGGTGCATAAAGAGAACTGATGATACCTTCAACGGTAAGATCCATTGTACTGCCAGCTTTTAAAGAAGTGGCTGGTGCAACAATTACGATATCAGATACCGCAATTTCAGCGTCATCGTTATCCTTTTCTGTGATATATGCATATACAGATCCACCGTCAGAACATTTATCACCTTCAACTGCAAGTGCGCTACCAGAAAGTTTTGTAGAAACTACACCATCCGGTGTGAAGGAAATATCAAAGTTACCATCAAGTGAATATGCCGGAATAACAATTTCAACAGTACCTACTTTACCTTTCTTACTGTTGTGTTTGTCTGCCTGGAGAACAAGCTTTCCAACATAAGGTGTAGATTCTGCATCAATAGTAATACGTCTTGACATTGTATTGTACTGATATGTAGCACGTACCTTTTCAGTTGTAAGTCCATAGGCAGTAAGATCAATAGTAGATCCATCTGGCTCAACTTCTACAAAAGTTCCGTTCGGTAATTCGACACCAACTTTTGCTTTATCAATCGGGGCATTTTCAAGAGTTCCAATACCTGCTACAAGTGTTACACACTCATTAAGGCTATAGAAATCTCTGATACCTTTGGAAATCTGAGAACCACTCTGAAGAGCTAAGTATTCAAGTTTCCAGTCAGCAGCTTCAAGTTCTGCTGTGAGTTCACGACCATATTTGTAAGAGAATACTTTTTGATTACCCTTACCAGCATTTACAGCCTGTTCCTGCATAGATACAGAGATAGATGAACTCAAGTTAGTTGTACCTGTACAAGCGAGAACGTCATTAATATAAAATGCGAAATCCGCTACAGATACGACAAATTCCTTTCCTTTTGTATTCATGTTAAATCCTCCATATAGAATAAAAAGCCAACACCTAACCCGAAATCATCTTTTGAAGTGATTGAGTATCAGTCTTGACCTCTTTATATTTGTCATTAATTTCAATATCAGACATCCAATATTCAACAGGTTCTTTAAGTTTAACCATCCCACTTGTTTCTGCGGTTTTCATAACGTTGAATACATCACGTTTGCTGATACGTTTAACATATCTCCAGAATTTACGAATTGATAATTTTTTTACATCTTCTTCTTTTATTCCCATTCCTAAACATACGGAATCGACATAATCTTCCAACGTAGAATTGTCTTTTTCGGATGTGGCATTTTGAGCTTTTAATAGAGCTTCTTCTGTATCTCTATTAATAAATTCATCAATATCAAAATCAATTCCATTCTGTAAAATAATAATTCGCCGGATATCATCAAACTGCTCCGGCGTTATTTCGATGCCGTTTATCATAAATCCGCCTCTAGTCGAATTTATTTTTACTTCCTGATTCTTGAAAACAAGTTTCAATAAATCAAATGCGAAAGAGTAATACTTAGGAAGTAACGGCATGTCAAATTCTTTCGCTAATTCAACATTATCGTAACTATAAAATAAAAAATCCAAATAAGACATTTTAATAATATTTTTCACAGGGAAAATACTATTTTTTCTTACGATAATGCTAGATTTCAATATACTAAAAATCAGTATATCTTCCATTAAAATAGGATATAGAATTAAATCTTCGGTGTAATAATAAGGTGAGCTAAATAAAAGATTTCCATATAAATTTTCAACAGTGAACTGCATAAGATTCCTTATATGCACTAAATGTCAGAACACGATATGGATATTCATAATAAAGTACATCTTCATTATTCGATTCCAGTTTTAATTCTCCTATCCATTCAGTGTCCATTCCAGACAGTGATTTTTTTATTTCTTCACTGATAACATCAATTACCGTACCAGATTTATACTTTTTTGTTTTATAGCTCTGAACCTTTTTTACCATTTCTTTTTCATGACAGATTACGTAAATAACAACATTTATAGTTTCCAAATAAATATTCGTATTTCTTACATGATTAACCTTAAAACATATAAATGGAGCAGTATCGGTTACTGTTTTAGGATTCTGTAAGAACGGGAATATTCTTTTAAAAAGTAATCCACCACCACAATCTATGTAATCCTTATCTAACAAATAGATAATTTCATTATTTTCTAAAATAGTGTTAATCACCTTAGATTTAAAAGAATTTACATCAAAATCATCCATGAAAATCCTCCCTACCATAAGGCAATAATTTTAACTTTTATTGAAGCATAAATTTCGCCCTTATCTGAAATTACATTTAGGGTAAAATCTTTTCCGACAAGATTTTGATTGTTTTTTACAATAATCTTTATCTTGTTATTTTGATATACTAAGATCAGATTCTCAGAATCAAAATCATTATCAGAAATTTTCCAAGAAAATTCTGTTTCCACATTTTCGTCTGATTCATTTTTAAAAACTGCGCTAAATTCCCCAAAAGATGACAGTGCGATTTCGTCTGATTCATAATCTATTCTGCATTTTAAATCTTCAGCTACAGTTTTTTGTTCATAATAATCGGCAATCATCAAATCAGCATTGTCCCTATCTTCATCATACACAGTTTGCGTCAATGAAAGATTTAGTAATTTTATATTTTTATTATTACCAGTGATTCCATCATATTTTGTAAGTTTAAATACTAATGGTGTGGTATCAGATATTTCTAAAATAAATCTCATTCCGTCATGTAATTTTCGAGTATGATTATCCATAGGAATCATTAGATGATATTGTTTATCAAATTTCACGATTAGATTTCCAAGATAAGTACCAGAACTATATCTCGTGATATCTTCGCACCAATACCAATAATCGAAAATCTCTTTTGTTTCAACATCCTGCCAACGCAAATGATTTAAGCATATTTTTAAAATAGCTTTTTCATAAAATTTGTTATTGCTTGGTTCAGATACAATAATCCATATGTCGCCATCAAATCGTACATATGCAAATCGTTGCAGTGTTCCAATAGGAACTAAAATCTGTCGATCCTCAGTTTTAATTTGTGTATCAGAAGTAACACTTTGAATGATTGCTTTACCTGGTACAATAAGTGAAAAATCACTATTTATAAACTCTACATTATCGCACAACATTGTAGTATCAAGCATTTCCTGAAACCCTTGTTGAGCATATGAGAAAAATTCGTCCCCTTCAAATCCACCATTATAAATAGGTGGCTCATTCATTAAATACCACTCAGCAGACAATAGAAACACCTCCTACACTAACGCAGCGGGTTTTTGTTTCACACTGATATATGCAATTTTTTCATTAACAGCGTCGGCTTCGGCTTTTGTGTATTTCTTAGTGTCACCAGTTCCATTGAGACTGATATCTTTACCAATGACATTGTTAAGCTGGTTGACACGTCTTACTTCTTGCTCCATATAATACGATTTCATTATTTCGGCTAATGTTATTATGATACTGTACTTTAAACGACCATCTGCTTCGAAAGAATCTGAGTTTTGTGATGGTCTTATAAATTCCTGAATCATAGGATCATATCCCAGACTCTCAATATCAAGCTCAAATTGTCCAAGTGCGTTTTTAAACCACTGTTCAATCAGTGAATCAGAAAGTTTATATTTGCATTTAATAATTGATTCAAATGCAGAAACAACTTCTTTATATTGCGTCATAACGCACCTCCATGTGTTTCATTTATGACAACTTAATGCCGGAAATTTTTTCAATTGCAGCAAGTTTGTAGGATGGCGCATCATCAATATTCACATCTGGATATAATGCGTGATTTGTACACATAATAGCAATCATCCTTTTTTCTGAATTAGTAACAACCAGCTCAGAAAGTCTCTGATTAAACAGCGGCTTAGATTCTATTGCTAATAACTCATTGACTGCTTCAGATGTAAGCTGAACAGGGTTCGTCGGCTCACCGAATACATATTCTCTAACAAGAGAATCTACAATCTGCAGCGAAGCATGTCCCCCTAATCCATCTATACCACAAAACAGCTCATTTCCATTATTTACCTGATCTTCAATTTCGGATAATTTAAACATAGTTTTTTGGCTTGGATTAATAATTATGCCCTTTGTTACTTGTTCAACATTTCCGTCTCTAGGAATAAAACTTAATTCCCAGGCGCGAAGATTTCTTACTTCAACACGATCTGACGGTTTTAAGTCATCAACAGTACGTGTTTTAGCGGCTTTTGTAGTTGTCTTTCTTGTTCTTGCAGTTTTTTTCTCTGTAATAGGCTCTGCAACTACGTTGTCTTTTTCCATGACTTTCTCCTTATGAATAATGGTGGACAGTATTTAACCATCCACCATAAATTAATTTATTTATATTATCTTTGTAATTAAGCGTCTTTCGCCATCATACCAATTTCGAACTCACGACCCTTAGTAACATCTGCACCGATTTCCATATCAAAACGAGTCTTAACTGTACCTGTTTCAATATCTGTACCCTGCATTGTAGTAATACCACCACGTCTGAAGATATTCAGTGGAGATTTATTACCAGCAGCAGTAAAGTAGAGTTCGTCGTCTGCGTAATATGTCTCAAATCCAGATTTGTCAGCAAGCGGTTTTGTGTAGTTGTAAGGATTTGCAAGCTCAACGAGTGTAGATCCTTTGTAGAAACCATTAAGACCAGCTTTTGCGATTTCATCAACCTGAGCAGGAGAGTAGAACGGAATCTTTGCATCGCCTACAGTTTTGTAACCATTCCAGTCACAAATTGCTGAAAGAATACCGTAGTCACCAAGAATAGCAACTTTACCCATCTTACGTATTTTTGCTACCATGCTGTCAACCTGTGCCTGAGTAGGAGCGTCTCCAGAATATGTAGCATAGTTCTTCACATATTTTGTGTTGTTTGCAAGGGAATTTTTCATAATTCCAAGAACATAAGCAACAGCTTTATTATTCATATCAATCTGAACCTGAGCTGCTTCTTCTGCAACAGAACCATCAAAGTTACCGGAAGCAAGTTCACGATAGTCGATAGCCATACCAGCAGAAATAGTTCTTGTCATTACTGGGTATTCCATCCAGTTACGTCCAGCAAAACTTACATCAGAATTAGCAGCCTGCAGACGGGCATCAATGTTTTCGTAGTTGTAAGTTTTTACTTTCGGCTGTTCATGGTATGCCAGTTCGTGATAATTTCCAAGGAAATCAAACACTTTCATAGCCTCAAGCAATTTTGGTTCAATCATAAATTTTACGATTGTATTGATTTCTGCTCTAGCTTTCATATCACCGTTTTGTGCGGCATTACCCAGAGATACAAGCTTCTTTGCAACTGCGTCTTTCTGTTTTCCGAATCTATCAGCATCAGTTCCGGCGAAAAGAGCAGAACAGATTTCTACCATCTGTCTAAATTTAACTTCATCTTTAATGGTAACACTATCTTTAGATGTGTTAGACATTTCAATAGAAGTATTTAATTCTAAAATGTTTTTACCCATTATTAGTTCCTCCATTTATTTGTCTTAACTAGGCAATAACAACAACTGCTGCCAGACCTTCGGCATTATAAGTTGTCTTTTCGATTACCTGAAGATATTCTTTATAGTCGGCTACATCTGTTGCTTTTGGAACAACTTTGAGTTTTCCGTCTGTATCAGCAACAAGGTAATCACCCTCCGCAATACTTGCGTATGTGCCAGTAACCTGATCCATGTCCATATCAAGAACCCTGTCTTTCAGTGAAGCGAGAGTGAAGAGACGTGGATTTTCACCGATTTCAATAGTGAAATCATTCGGTTCAAGAATTTCTGGCTTGTCAATTGTATTCATTACAATAGCAAGTCCTTCCTCTTTACCAGTTGTAGGAAGGGCAGCTTTCTTTGTCGCAACGTCATAGGTTACTACATTACCGTTTTTCAGAATTACATCTGCTGTGCAGAAACCAATGTTTACGGCATTTTTATATGTACCAATTTCTCTGAATTTTAACATTATTAGTTCCTCCGTTTATTTATATTATCTTATGCGAAGCAATCATCAAAATCTTCGATTGATGAATCATTCTTATGAATAGGATCTACCGCAGATATGATTCCATCAAATTCGTCTTTTATTGAGTTGATTTCAGAATTTTGAGTTTTCTGATCTTCGCGCATTTTTCTATAAGAAGCAGCTTCAATTTTTGTTGTAATTGAATTAATTTCTACTGAGAAAGGATCTTCATTGAAAGCATTAATCTCAGCTTCGGCATACTTCTTTTCTTCGTCTGTAAAAGAAGAGAGTGCCTGATTAAGCTCTGCAACTTTTCTTTCTTTCTTCATAGTGTTAAGTTCTGCATCTTTTTCAGCAATTACAGAATTAAGTTCGTCCTCTTTGTTTTTTGCCTCTTCGTCCTTTTTGTCGACTTCTGCATTTGCCTCTTCACATTTTTTATTTAATTCTTCGATTTCCTTGTCTTTTTCCTCAATAGTAGCATTAAGCTCTGTAACCTTAGAATTTAATTCAGCCACTTTAGATTCAAGATTGGAAACCTGTTCATTTACTTCAACATTTCTGGTGTCTTTAAAAGCATTAATTATATCTGTTTTAAAGCCAGAAAGTGCTTTATTCAGTTCTTCATTCATTTCGACATCCTCCAAATTATTTTTGAATTGATTGAGTTCAATCAATATTGCCGATGGATCTGAAGGCTTTATGGATAGAATGCAATATCCACTATAATCGTAAATCATAGGAATACGTCCCTGTTCTTTCCAACCACCGTCATAAATTATTTCGCCATCATTGTCTTTTGTGCCAACAAATTCGACACTGCCGCGAAGTTTCTTTCCATTTGCGAGCTGATCTTCAATCCATTTTACGAACTTCGGATATCTTCCTTCATTGATATATCCAGTAGCACATAAGCATCTATGTATTTCACCATCTATTTCAACATCTTCGATACTCCAATCTTCAAATGAACCCACTTGGACAGAATCCTCAAAAACAGGCATGTTTTTTATATGTCCAGTCAGTCCATGTCCATAAGGTACATCTTTATCGTCATCAAGAAACTCAGCGCACAGTGGCATACCTTTTACACTATCCGCATTATCACGGGTGTACTGCTCCAAGTAAGTTATACCGTTTCTGTTCCAGTGAGTTCTATCTGGATAAATTTCATGCAACGCAAATTTAACTTTTCTTCGACCATTTGGATTGGTGGCTTGCGAAATTTCTAAGATTCTTTCTTGAATTTCCATTTTATTTACCACCTTTTGTGTTTATTTATTTCAATAAAAAAGAACACCAAGTAAGTGTCCCATTTAAAGAATAACTATTTTATTTAAAATATATCTTTAGGCGTGTTTTTATCTAACATACCCTTGACAGATACAAAGTCATTTTTAAATTCTTCTGTTTCTGCAAAAATGAAGATAGATGCATCTGGGTTTTCCTTTTTAGGCTTAATGTCATATATAGGATGCCCCATTTTCAACAATCTTCTTGCAATTCCAGGAACAAAAACAGACTTGTATTTAATAGTAGTTGTTCCTACCATCTACACATAATCTTCCTTTCTCATTCTGTACTTGGTTTAGGATTGGAATTAGAACCAGAAGATTGTGATTGTATTGTATTTTCATTCGTTGGGTTATCTACCGAAGTTCTCCCACCTTTATCATCTTCGGAATTATTATCTTTGCCACTCATAGTATATGATGTAGCATGAACAGGATATTTATTTTCCATATCTGTTTCAACTTCATAATCAAGCAATGAAATATATGCATCCGCATCAAATCCAGTTGCACTGATCCATGCCAATAATGAGCCTTTTCCATTGGAATATAAATCCTTCATATATTGTACCTGTTTATCCCTATTTGAAAATGTAGTAGGAAGAATATAACAATCTACGACACACGAAGAATCTTTTATAACGTTTACATTTATACACTTATTAAGCTCTGCCATAAAATTTTCAATCCAGGTATATACATGGCTTGCAACCAACTCAAGATTAAGTGAAGCCGTTGCATAATTTCCTTTTGTATTACCATCAAGACTGGCAGAACTTATGCCTAAATCTGCCGGAACGTTATTTTTTATAGATGCTTCATTTTTTTCATCAAAAATTCCAATGTCAACTTCCATTTTATCAAGTTTTGTTCCACTGGCGAGAGAAAAGAATGATATACCAGATTGACTCTTACGATTAATTACAGCATCTTTTACCTTTTCATGCTGATCTTTTTGCTGATCTTTTGAGAGAGAAGAAGTTCCTTTTTCTTTTCCCTCTGGGAATGTCATATATATAATTTGATTATTTATATTATCCAATACTGTACGTTTGGTGTTTATAAAATATTCAGCATATAAAATATCATCAAATGCCGTCACCGCCATCGGAACACCCCAAGGTTGATTAATCGCTGCATTTACTTTTGTAACAATCGTTTTCGTATCATCCAGCACAAGCCAAGGATTATTAAGATCGTGCTTGTTCCATCCATCACGAATTTCCTTTGGCATAGCTTGTAATCTGGCTTTCCTTTCTTTTTCTGTGAACTGCTCAAAATATCTCAGATTAAAAGCACAACGATAGTGATTGCTAATTCTTCCACAAATTCTGCACCAGTCTACCGGAAGTGTAATAATAGAAACGTCTAATCCAAGTTCATTGATTTCCACAATATTTGCAATATCATAATCAGATAAATATTTGGCATTATTAGCTGGGCGTTTCCCAGTTTCAAAATAGAAGAATGCAGTACCGTCATTCGCATCCTTCATCAAATTATCTCTTATATGCTGCTTATAATTTATTTTGTCCAACACAGACAACATTTTAAGACGGTTACTTTCAAAATTTCTAGGGCGTTGTTGTTTATTTCTTCGACTTTTACATACAATTACTTTATCAAGTGTATGCATAGAACATATATAGTTTACAGCAGCTTTAACACTTCCATTGGTGTTATACGCCCACCATGCCAAATCACGTAATTCTTTATTATAATATTGAGGATTTTTCGAATATTCACGAATCTCCTTAATATTGTGAGGTGAAGAGTCTAAGTAATCACCCAACACAGAATATACATATGGAAGAGTAGTATTATACGCAAAAGCATTAGTTTCTACATTTTTCGTACTAACTTTTGGTGTATAATTTCTTTTTCGCTTTCCATTAGTTCTTCTGCCATTATTGGCTATATTATTCTGTCCTGGCAATTTCCAATACCTCCCATCAGTTTATAAAGGTTGAAAATCCATATTCGTCCTCAATATTACGCATATCTCTTTCAAGTTCATTTGCAATATGGTTAGCATAGGAGATAGCAGAGTATCTATCTTTTCTCATTCCGGATGCTTCCATAACCTTTATTTTTCCATCTGTTTGAGTATAATCAAGATTTATCATCTCATTAATCATGGCAGTTGTTTGATAAAAAGGTTCTTGGAATAGAACTTGTTCTTCAACCAATAAGTTTTGATAAGCTTTACTTCTGTTCAATATATCAGTTGCATCAACCTCATTAATAAGAAGTCTTAACTTACCACGTTTTATACAGTCTCTAAGATATACTGCAGCTTCAGAATTGAATTTTGCAGTAGCTTTTACACTGTATATAATTTCAGGAGCATCAGGTTCTTTACACCTTTCTGCCATTCCCTTATCATTAATACATGTCCATGCCGGGTATACAGTATTACGGTCATCATCAACCTGTTCAATAACAAGATTGTCATATACACCGATTCCGACACCATTTGTATCAACAATTATATAGTCACATTCAAAATCATCAAATAATCTTCTGGCTTTTAAAGCCTGATCGAAAGTATGTCCTCCATCTAGTGTTGTGACATACACTACATTTCGAATATACTGATTATTTGTTGCTGGAATAAGTTGCATAACTACGAAACAGGTAGCATCATTTTTTGATCCACCCTGAGTTGCAATATCCATTGCAAGCAAACGGATTTCTCCGTTTTTCTTTGGTTCAAATTTATATTTAGAATCATTCAGAAAAGCATAATAAGGTTTTGGATAAATTGCTCTTTGAATTTTTCTGATTCTGTCAATAGATTCAAAACTATAGAAAGCCTTTTCGGAACTTCCAAAGAATAAGGAATCCATTTCCATTGACCAAGCAATACTATCGAAGTCGTCCTCTTGCATCTCTTCACGAATCTGTTCTTCTGGGTAATATCCCTCAGATACAGGAAGTTGATACGGGAATCCAACCACCATATAGCTTTCACCTTTAAAAGTCATGGAATTAAAGAATGCTTTAAATTTCGCCCATGACCAATGATACTTATAGTATGCACTACTAAGATAAATCTCTTTATTTGGTTCTTTTGGATATTTCTTTTTATTCTCTTTGACCTTATCACTGTATTCTGGACGATCATAAAATCCAGGTCTACGCTGTCCGGCTTTAAACTTTCTTAATACCTTATCCAAAACGCCTTTATCAATCATACGGAACTCATCCATAATGATTATATTCGCTCTGGCAGAACGGGCAGAATCACTTGCCGTTACGACTTTAATGATAGATCCATTTTTCCAATGTATAAAACCCTCTGCTGGCGAAGTATTTACCTTGGCTATTTCATTCCTAAGATTAGGAGATTTCGGCATGAACTCTTCAACAATTTTATTCAAAACGTTGATGGACTGTCCACGTTGTCCCGCTGCAATACATACTTGCACACCCGGATAGAGAGTACAATACGCACATAAAAATGCAGCAACAATCATAGATTTACCCATGCCTCGACTCGCAATAGTCATAAAATATGTAAATCTGAACATAAATGTAATCATTACTTGCTGAAATGGACGAATCCATTCCATACCAAAGTAATCAATTAAGAATCTTACTGGATTTGCTCTATAATAAGCAGTCCATACATCCAGACCATCCATGATTTTTTTATATTTAGAGTCTTTTAATGAAGTTTCGGGTTGAGCCATTTACTCACCGCCACTATTAAGAATGTAATTAAATACATCTTCGTCATCGGCTTCTTCCAATTCTGGAATTTCAACCCTGTATTTTGCCATTTCTTCTTCATAGATAGAAGAATAGCGATTATTTATTTTTAGCATCTTACATAAATGCCCCAAAAAGTATACTGTAATGTATCTCACGATACCATCTACATCTTCCCATTCAGGTCTGCATTTTTGTATAGGACGTTCATTCTCAAACATTTTAATCATAACACCAATTGGTTTTTCACCATTTTTATCGTTTGCATCTTCTTGAAGTGGTTGAAGGTTTGCAGACTTCATAGTGTCCTGATAAGTTTTCATCAGCTTAGTATAGAGATCTACGGAATTGTCCTTTAATGCTAAATTCATTTGCAATTTGATGATACAAAGTTCTCTTACAAGCGTTTCTCTTGTTTTTCCATCAACAACAACTCTCGACTTCCAATCATCAAACATATCATTCAATATAGAATATTCTTCAGGTGAAAATCCAAATCCCCACACACTAACAGCTTTTTTTAATTGTATAGAATCCATTTCTCCATAATCCATAGTATCGTCCATAGAGTCTATAGTATTTTGTTTCGATTCTAACAATGTATCACTGTATGTTTTTCCAATATGAGGTTTTAATTGGATTTTACTAATATATACAGAAATTCTACTTCGATCTTCACTGATTTTCTTTGAAGCAGCAAGCGCACTTTCATTAAAATAAAAATCAAATAATTGACATATTCGTTCAATCGCACGTTCTTCATTTCCACCAAAAAATTCTGTATACTGTGTAAAAAGATTATCTACACAATTTTTACAAGTATTAAGGTAGCCATCAGTGCCAGCATAAATAGGAGATTTAGATGGAGAGAAGTTTCCCTTTCTCCGTTTGTAGGACTTACCACAAGTTTGACAAATATACTCTTCACGACCATCTGAAACAGCTTCAATCTTTCCAATTTTAGCATCAGCATTCAATGACATTTCAGAAGCCAGTGATTTTTTCACAATCTGTGCTTTTGTTTGTCCCATATAAAAACTCCTTTTTCCGCATATAAGCGGTAGTGGATGATGTGGGATTCGAACCCACAATGTTTTTCAACACATGATCCTTAGTCATGCCTGTCTACCAATTGCAGCAATCATCCATAAAAAAATAAGCAATAAAAAAGCACATAGAAAAATACTATGTGCTACATGCCTGGTAAGAGAGTCGAACTCTTACGGTTTCCCACCAGGGTTTGAATCTGGCGTGTCTACCAATTCCACCAACCAGGCAAAAATATTAAAATATGCGTGGAGGGACTTGAACCCTCACATCATTAAGATAATAGAGCTTAAATCTATTGCGCCTGCCAATTACGCCACACGCACTTAATTGAAAATGTCAGAATCGAACTGCTCCGCATGATCCCAAATCATGTATGCTACCATTACACCACATTCTCAATAAAAGCTGGCAAAGGGACTCGAACCCTTAACCTACTGATTACAGGTCAGTTGCGCTACCAATTGCGCCATGCCAGCAAAATAGTAAACACGGATTTGAAGATTCTGCATTTATCTCACCGTTAAGACCACATTTACTATATAACAGAACTGGGGTAGCTGGATTCGAACCAGCGAATGCAGCAGTCAAAGTGCTGTGCCTTACCGCTTGGCGATACCCCAATAAACTGCCCCAGTAGGACTCGAACCTACGACACACTGGTTAACAGCCAGTCGTTCTACCACTGAACTATAGGGCATAAAAACTGATAATAGGCGTACCATAATCAGATTTCCTGTCTGCACATGGCAGATGGAGAAAAATACAAGTCGCTGAATTAAATTAAAATATCCACAAAAACATCATAACAGTATAGTAAAATATATAAACCCATTTTTAATAAAATTTGCTGTATGCGACTTTATCTAGGCTCAATAATATATCAATAGTTTTATCGGCGGAATTAAAACATTTTGATTTGTAAAATAAGTATTTGATTTCATTTTTACTTACATTAATTTGCTGTATGAGCCACTAGACACGAAACTTTGATTTTATTTGTATACTTTTCAATAAACTTAAATCAGATAAGTTTGCTGCATGTGTCTAAACGGATGGGGTGAGATTCGGACTCACGATACACGAATTAACATGTATACCGGATTAGCAGTCCGGCGCATTAAACCAACTCTGCCACCCATCCAAGAGCGAAGAGGGTGGGATTCGAACCCACGAACCGCCATCACTGACGGTTGCCAGTTTTCAAGACTGGTGCAATAATCCATCTCTGCCACCTCTCCAAAAATAAACACCCATACTTGGAATCGAACCAAGATCATAGCTTTAGAAGAACCATGTTCTCTCCATTGAACTATACGGGCAAAACAGACATAATAGGAATCGAACCTATATCGCACGATTCGTAGTCGTGAACTCTATCCATTAAGCTATATGTCCATGATTATGTTGTATTCACCATAAAAAATACACCTCTTGTACAAAAACTAATTTACAGCTTTTCGATGGGGGAAGATGGAGTCGAACCACCCGAGTCGCAATGACAGCAGATTTACAGTCTGCCCCGCTACCCCTACGGATTATTCCCCCTAAACAGACGCATAAGGAATCGAACCCTAATCCTCTGATCTGGAGTCAGATGTTTTACCATTATACCATACGCCCTTAAATAGCTTTTACTCGGATTAACTACAACCAAGTGACACATACTGTAATCACTAATGTTTTATTCTCGGTCAAAACACTAAAAAACGTTTTAAGCAACCTGCAGTGTTACTATAAAACGATACATACGGGAATCGAACCCGTCTCGCCACCTTGAAAGGGTGGTAACTTAGCCAATCGTCCAATGTATCATATATTAAATAATATCTCTTTTTCTATATGGCAAACCATAATATTTGCACCATTTCCTAACTGCATTATCAGAAACACCATAAAGTTTACCAATGTTGACAAATGATTTTGTTTTTATCATTTCTAATAATTTATCTTTAGATGGTCTTTCGACTTTTCTGTCTTTTAATCTTTTACAATCAATACACATATCGCTTACATATGATATGTAATATTTTTTACATACGGGACATAATTTTTTCTTTTCAAGTTTATCAGGACACCAATATACATCACCATCCAATACTGCTTTGCAACCTTTGTGGAAAGCAGCATGATCCGATTCACTTTTAAATACTATTAAATTATCAAAAGAATTATTACTTTTATCTTCATCAATATGATGGACAACTTCTTCTGGCTTAAGAAGTCTATTTAACTTTAATTCAGCAAAATATCTATGTTCTCTCATGAGTCCACATTTATTAGCAGTTGGATGATTTGGTTTATAAATTCTCTTATATTTATATGCCATGTATAGTCCTCCATTTAAACTAGACACTATATTTTTCTTATGCCAGAATTAAATTATAATAAATTTGCTGCTTGTGTCTCTAAGCACAAATTGGTTCTATTATTAGCAGTAATATCCAATAAAATTGCTGTATGTGCTTAAAAGAGCATAACTGGATTTGAACCAGCGATTATGGTGTTGCAGACCATTGCATTACCAGACTGTGCTATATGCTCAACATATGTAAATGATAGAACCGAAATATGAATTTAACAATTTTAAATTCTTTCAGCCCTACCACCTACTTCTTTTGCAAAAATAATATGACAATACATAAATAAGGCAAATTGCGGATAGGAGATTCGAACTCCTGACCTTCTGCTTATGAGGCAGACGAGCTTCCACTGCTCTAATCCGCATAATTATTTATTTCATTCATCTTGTGATAAGTGGTAGGAAGTCATGAATTATGTTCACAACTTCCATTTCATATATCTCTTGTTTACAAATATAATATATCATAAAAAGTTGGATTTGTCAATAGCAAATTATTATTTTGTTTAACTTATTTCTAAATTACACACTTTTACAGGAGTATTGCTTTTGACCACGTTGCGCAATATATATCCTGGGATTCCGTATTGACAAATCGTAAATTTTGCATCGTTCTCAAAAAGACGATCATATTTATCATTCCATGATGACTGAATATATAATTCGCCATCATATAAAATAAGCACATAGTCGTCCCTACAAGCTGGATCAATTGCAGAAGATATTATATCAACAGAGGCTATCGTAATATCAGAATACTTTTCATTTGATATTATATAGCGAAATACCGATAAGATAAATTTTGAATCACCATATAATTTAACAGAATCGTATTCATCATGTGGTAATGTTGAAGCTAAAAAAAGATCGTTTATAATTTCTTCGATACTATTATAATCTACATATTCGATGTCTGTTTTGGGTTTACGTGTTTTAGTTGAGTACAAAGGTGTGTTCATCTACCTTACCTTTTCCTTTTTCAAAAATAACAAAAGAGGCTGTGGCATCAGAGGCTTTCCGTATAGACATAGAATAATCGTCCACACCAATTATAGAACCTACACCAATAGTCCCACGTCGTACACCACAATTATTAAACATAGAGTGGTGTGCATGACCAGCAACCAAATAGTCAATTTTAACATCGTATATGTCTGAATAGTCTTTTATAGCAGTTTGAAGGTTTTTAACTTCCCCATGAATCCCCATAACATTATATCCGGCAATTTCTGTGAAAATAAGTCCGGATTTATTTTCAATATATTTAAAATTTGGATTATTCTCATTGATTATGCGAATAATCGCTCCTGTAACCATTTCGATATTATCATGAAGATGTTCGCCTTTTCTTCCATCAAGTAGCCTAAGTTCTCCATGATTTCCACATGTTTGATAATATTCAATAGTAAATTCTTCAGATAAAGAGCGTAGCCATTTTCCCATATATTCTCCGAAAATAACTGCACTTTTTGTAACTCCATATCTGAGAGTCCAGAGCTGTGAATTTCTGAGAAATCCATCAAGCGCATCTCCAAGATTGAATATTTTAAAGCCTGTTAAATTTTCTTTATGAGCATAATCAACAACCTCATTATAAAGTGTTTCCATTCTCATAAAAAAGATATCAGGACTATATGCATTAATAATTCTGTTGTCAAGACCATAAATTTTGAAATCCTTTCCAAAATGACAGTCTGCAATATTTAATAAACCAAATCGTGATGTATGAAATCCGCCAATTTTCTGAGGCGGATCTATTTTATTTAGATTTTCTTTGATGGCAGCAATAACTTTTTCTTCAAACAATTCGTCCCTGGCATCTTCACGAAGCCAACGATGATATTCAAGCTTTTCAGTGTGAAGCTTTGCACGTTCTTTAATGAGCTGCCGTTTCTTTTCATCAAGTTCATTTATATAACTTTCTGTATCATCACAGTTTTGGCTCTGTAATTTTTCCTTAAAATACTGCATTACTCTATAACCGGAGAAATCGGTTACATTCGCAGCTTTTCGTAAACTATCCCTATGACAGTCTAAATTTAAAAGCTTGACAATATCTTCCCAGTCCAAATCATCAGGCTTTTCTTCAACCTTAATAGAGATCAATCTAAGACCATATTCGTAATCAGTCTCACTTTCTAGCTTTTTATATTGCGGGTTCATTGTATCTCCTTTTTGATTTTTGACTGTTACACGGACAATAAAAAAGAGATAAAAGAATGCTTTTATCTCTCTTTCCATAAATTATCGACAAGCCTTAAAATCACTTGTAACTACGTTGGTTATCGTATTACAGATGAAAAAGATAATAAAATTGATAGCGTCTTAATCTCTGTGTGTTTGATAATAGCGTCTATTTCTTTCTGCTTTCTTTGCTTTATTACGTTCATTTTGACAATTTTCACATCTACATGCATTTCTGCTTTTTGAACTAATGGTAAATTCGCTACCGCAATCAACACATATCAAACTTTGTATTTTTTGTTTTGAATATCCGCGATGTTTATAGCAGTAAATAGATGGTTTGGTTTTACCCTGTTTAAATAAATTGCCACAGTATTCACATTTTCCAATTTTACCACCAGATAACTTTTCATAATATAAATCCAAATGGTCATAATCTGTGATGCTCTCAATAATATTTTCATTTGATATATCAACAAATTTTATATACCAGGAACACAGTTTACTATCTGAAATATCAAATAGTCCTTTTCGATTGATACAACCAAGAAAGAAATCTTTTTCGCTCTGGTTGGCATATTTTACTTTAGCAGCCTTCTGGATTTCAGATCTTGTCATACGAACATAAAAAACAGTATCATTGTCAATTTGTTTATCATTTTCTACAGAAGTACTAAAATATTTATAATACTTTGCATCAACCAACATAATAAACAACATCTTTCGATAATTCTCATTTGAAACACTCATAATCGAGTTCCACTCTCTTTGAGTGATCGGCAATGGGCGTGGCAGCTTTAACTTATATTTACACGAATACTCCAGAGCAAAGTCTATATCCTGGTATTTTGTTGTATAGTTAAAATCAAGGCACGCCCTTTCACAGAACGCACGTAGTTCACACTCAATAGACTGATTATAACTTCTTAATTGATCTTCGGTAATATTCTCATAATCAATACCGGACTCAATAGCTTTTTTATATTTCAAATACTTGGTATACATAAATAAATCTGTTTTGGTATACCCATTTTTAAACGATTGTGACTCTTCCATTTCCTTAGTGGCAGATAATTCATCAAAATAAATCATACATTTACCTCCATAACCTTATATGTCTTACCTAAGTAGTAAATATCTCCATCATCTGACGGAACAGGCAGCAGGGCAGGAGTGGTGGAATTTGCTTCTATGTTCTTAATAATCTGATTCCCAAATATTTCCCAACAAAAATCTTTTGTTCTGCTTGGATGCATCTCATAACAAACATATATTGCAAGATCACACTGGTATTCTAAGGATGCGGATATTTTATCTGATATGCCTAATCGTATTTCTTTAATTGTATCATTTAACAAATTAACTGCAGAACTAGAATCTTCAAAACCATTATTTCTTTTTAGCTGAAACGCTTTTTTGGCATTTTTGTACTCTAAGTAAAACTCATTCATTAGTTCTATATCAGATTCACAAAAATTCGGGTTTTTCCCACTTTTCATAATTTCCAGTGCGGTATCATGTGTCCGTCTGCAACGACTTGTAATCTCAGAAAGATTTTTCTCCATATGGTGACATATCTTGTTCATACGCCCATTATAATCAATAAGTGGGATATATTTTAAATAATTGTTATACTTAAAGTCTTTTTCTGCACACGATAAATCCGAATCCGATAATTCCAATAACTCATCCAGTGACCGGAAGAATTTCATTTCACAATAGTCGTTCTTCTTTTTGCGATAATTTATATATTTAGCATTTTCTTTTGGATATAGATATCTAAAGAAATACGGTTTTCTATCTGCAACAATAGAATTTATAAATTCAATAATATCTAAATTATCTTGTGATGCTTTTACTTTTTTCGTCCAATGTTTCGGCATTGGTTCTATTTTGATTCCTTTTGCTTTATCAATAGAATCTCCCTGACATTTACGAATCAATTTTAGTCTTTCAAGTATTTCAGAAACTTCCATCATTTTCTCAGGATTATCTTCATACAAAGATAATAATTCATAAAAAGCAGTAGAAATATTCGTTATAGAACCAATTTCACTGTTGAATGACTGAATATCTGCAAGATATAATTCTTCTTCTTTAATATATTCCTTATCTACCGTTGATTTTGTATAAGTGATAGGTAAATTATCATATCTACATCTAAGGAATACAGGATTATCAGTAGTGGCAACAATATCACCGTCGAAATCAGAATCGGCATGGATTATACAATCGCATCCCCAAACATTATATACAATTCCACTTGTCAAATATTTAAACCACTTTTCTGTTAATTCATTGTTTTTCAAATTCAGTTTATTTACTTCTGATCTCCAAGTTAGCGGGGATCTCATAGCAACTACTTCAGTTTTTCCTCTTTGATTCCAAAAATGAGAGTAATGTTCAAACTCTTTGAGTGCGCCTGTTACTTCCTGACCAAAAGCATGTTGCATAAATGCGTACATATCCGGAATCATAACACTGAAATTACCGTCTAATATCAATTTCCCAAGATATGACTCACGGATTTTCTTATTTACGCTCATAATGATAGTGTTCTTTATATACTCTTCATTTATCATATTTGGATTTAAAATAAGAGCTTTCGCAACATTATCACTTGTAAGATTTAGAATATCATTATAATCAATATCCGGATTTTCAAGCATACGACCAAGAAGAAAGAGAAGAGTATGGTTTACGTCACCGCCGCAAATTCCACTTAACCAATCTATTGTTGGTTGACATAATTCTGCAACATCACTATCTTTTCTTAAATCAATAGCTTGGCAAAATTGGTAATTTGATCTGAAATATGTATCATCCTTTTTAGGTGTAACTTTTGTTACGCCCCACAAAATTCCATTTTCTTCACAAAGTCTATGATAATCTTCAATAGAATCATAGGCGTTATATAATTTAAACTGGGATTTTGTTAAAATCATATCCATATCTTCAACTTTTTGTTCAACTCCATACAGATCTTTCTGGAAGATAATTCCTAATTCCCTGGCATATTGTTTGAAGTCCACAACGAATACCATTCCTTTAACATAGGCACACCTGATACAAAAAGCAGATGGGATATAATCAAGCTCTAATGCGTCCGCCACCCGTTTTGCAAATTCCACTGATACAGCACCACAACCATCAAATAAATTAAACATGAGAGAAATCGTCCGTTCATCAACACGCTCATTATTTGAAAGTTTATGTTTTTCTGTTGGTGGGATTTTTGAAATCCAGTCAACCCGTTTTTCCATTTCTATTTCGCAATCATTGATAAGCAGCACATTAGGCTTCGGAATCAGGTATGTTGAAGAAGATGAAAGTGCAAAGTAAGCATTATATTTATTTTTTGTAATTTTTACACTTTTCGCGCCACAACGCAATCTCTTTTTTAACTCTTCCTCATAATCCTCACGAACAAGTATTACGGTATTCACTCTTGCCTGTCCAGCAGAACACATCAAGCGCACATATTTCTGATTATTGATATACAACCCATTTTTAATTATTTTCTTATAATGTGCCACATCGTCAATAACAACAGAGATATACTCCGGAATAAATAGCATCTTATCAATATTGGTATTTATGATAGATATTTGTTTTTTGACTGAATCCGTAAATGGGAGTTTTTTTAATTCTTTTTTTTGCTCATACAATAAGTTTAAAGCTTCCGGATCATATCGTATGATATCTGGATTACGTTCATATCTGATTGATCGTATACTTCTAAGTGCTTGATTGTCTCCCAGAGCAATAAGTTCACCATTGTTTCGAATTTCTCTAATATGCGCTCCAGTATTTCCGAGAAGTCTTTTTAAGTGATAGTCAAATTTCTCCAAACGATTCGAAGAAATTTTCATTATGTAAAATTGTTGTAGCTTTTTCACTAAGTTCCTCCATTAATGTGAGCCTAAAAATTCAACGATTTTTTTGACTCTCCATTTTTCAAGCTCATATGCAGAAGAAAAACTTGGAATTTCAGACATATTAACATTCATTCCAAAATCGTCAAATAATTTAACTGTCTCTTTTAGATCTGCTGCTGTGGGCTTTTCTTTTCTTGCCTTTTCTTTATGTTGAATAGAACTTTTCTGAGCTTCAATGCTGTCAAAAATTCTGTCTTGATAATTCATTGTCATAGTTACCTTTCATTTTTATTTCCAAACAAAATATATTCCGTCACTATAAGATACATCAATATCTGGAATGAATTTTATTATTTCGATTAACTGTTCCTGCGTAAAAACATATCCTTTTCGATTTTTATATATTTGTTTTAATGCATCGTTTACCACATCACAAAATCCCCTGCCATGCAATTTGGATTTTCTCATATATTTTTTACCATCTTGATATGGCACTATATTAGATCGCAGCTCCGGAAGAATATGCTCATGAAAATGTTGTTTAAATTCTGAATCTGCGACTTTTGTAGAATATGGTTTTACTGTATTTTGATCGACACCACTGGATGTCAATTTATGATAATGCGGAGGAAGCCAAAAGCACCCTAACACATCGGTACTTGTTTTTATCAATACTATTAAATCTCCTAATTAATTTATTTCGTTTATCTATAAAACATTAAAACAACAATGGCTAAATCCTCCAAAAAGCCATTGCCGATTTTTTCAAATTATTACTTTTCTCATCTTACATGTTTATTATATAGCATTTTCTAAATTATGTCAAGTGTAAATTATTATTTTGTTTAACTTTTGTAACAGCCAGCAAAGAAAAGTGGCATTATTATATAATATATATTTATATATAAATATTAATATATATATATATATAATAAAAAGAATAATATATATAAATATTAATATAATTGGCTATACGTTAGTATAGACAATTATACACGACAATTTTTAAGAACATTTTTTCACCGGATTTTTGCACTTTGATTCCAGATCATTGATCTTGGAGTGAAGCTATTTTAAATGAGTTCGGTAGATTACCCAGGTTGAAAGCCGTAAAACGCCGATAAATAAAGGATTTCTTTTTCTTTTGTTGGTTGGTAATGATATTGTGAAGTCTTGGAAAATGCCAGAAAATTTATAATTTTTTGAAAACTCGGTAAAACGCCGATAAATAAAGGATTATAAAGGATTTTAGCCCAGATTATGTGGGATTTTATTATATATTTAAAATGCTGTAAATACGATGGTTGTCGTGTTGCTTCGAGGTATTGTTCGAGGTTGGTTTTGAGGTGTGAGAGTGATAGTGACCTCGATAGCCAGGGCAAGACGGTAGAGCGTTACATATTATGTAAACTATCCCCCGGTATCAATGGATCATCTGGAATCGTTGGAAAATACGATGGTTGTCGGAAAATTCTGAATGTTACTTTTTTAACTTAAGTAACATTCGACAGCCTGGGGCAGAAAATCCCCCGGATTATTACCTGGTTTCGGAATCGGGGGAGGGTGACTGACAGATGGAATCCCGGTAGCGTGACTGTGAAGATGTTCGATAGATTTTTGAAAAATAGAGATTTACGGTAAAATGTTTCCCTTTTCCCTTTTCTTTCTTTCCCTTCTTTCTTTTCCTCTTATTATCACTCTTTTTTCTTTCCTTTTCCAGTCCGTCAAGATCCTGAGACTATCAATCCTATGGAGGGTGGCGGAAATCGTAGAAAATAAATTTCTGTATAAGAACATAAAAACAAGGGCAAGAAAAACACTCATAAAAAGTAGGGGCGAGATATCCACACAAATTTATTTTCCTATTATATGTCTGTACATGCACACGTTATTATGTGGCAAGAAAACACCGGATCACAAGCCACGGATCACAAGCGAAGTGAAAAAAGATAAAAGAAATAATAGAAAACTATTGACAAGCAGAAAACAGTGTTATATGATTCAATCATCAGCAAGAGATAAACGAAATAAAATAAACAAGAAACACAACTTCAAAATAAGAAAAATGGAGGATCAAAAAATGAGAAAGTGGTTAAATGTAGAATTAAACAACGTGGAAAGCGAAGCATTCAGAGGTGCGCTGAAAGCTAATAAAATTAAATATGAGGCTAGTAACTGTGGTTATGGTCTTACTCATTTTGAGGTATTCGTTAATACTTCTGAAGTTGATATCTTAGAGGGTGTACTTAGTACATTATAAGATAATATAAATAAATAATATAATCAGCCTGGGAACTATGGTTTCTGGGCTTTTATATTGATCTGAAATAAGTAAAACAAAATAAAAATAACACTTGACAACTTGGAAAATGAGTGTTATTATAGCATCAAGATAAACGAAATAAAAAGACACAAGTTAAAAGTGGAGGGGAAAAACATATGAAATATTTTAGAGAATGTAAGAACCTGGAAGAACTGAGACAAGAGTATAAAAAGCTTGTGAAAGCAAATCATCCGGATAACGGCGGATCTGCTGACGAAATCAAGATTATCAATGTAGAATATGAAGAGGCTATGAAAAGCCTGAAGAATGCGGACGAAACAGAGAACGCATGGAAATATAATCCGGAGAAAGACGAGCTTTTCCGCGATGCATTAAACAAAATAATTAATCTCGATGATCTCACAATCGAAATAATTGGTTGTTGGATCTGGGTAACAGGTAACACCTACGGTGTTAAAGATGCTCTGAAGGCTGCGGGCTTTAAGTGGTGCAACAATAAGAAAGCTTGGAGTTGGCACGCTGGGGAACGTTACTATAAAAAGAGTAAAAGAAAGCTTTCTATGGATGAGCTGCGAAACCTTTACGGCAGTGAAGAGGTCACACCTCATAGAAATGATAGAATAGCATAAAGCAAAAAGGGATCTGGAAAGATCCTTTTTTTATTTGAGATAAAAGGAATAAAAATAATTATAAAATATACTTGACAATCAACAATCATGCTGATATAATACAAAATATAAACAAGAGGCAGACACAACTAATAAATAGGAGGGTACGAAATGAGAGTAACATATAAAGGAAGAAGTAAAGATTATGATTACAGGGTTGCAGAAGTTACTTTCAACGACGAAAGTAAAAAGGATCAGACCATAGTTGAAAGAGCTATCTTTTTTCTGGAAAGAATAAAAGGATATAGAATTGATATTCCAGTTCCAGGTTATGCAATCTGTGAAGTAGAGGACATGGACGAATTTAAAATGTTCTCTAAGGATTGGCATGAAGCAGTCAAAATGATAAAAGACTGCATGAAATACGGATTTTAAAAAGAATAAAAAATCTGTTGACAAGATAGACGAAATAAAGTATAATACAAATATAGAAAACAGAGACACAACTTATACGGAGGGAAATAACATGAATAAAACAGAATTAATTAAATCAATTGAAAACGGAAACCTTGAATTTGTTAGCCCGTCCGAAGGCATTCAGTACACAATTTCAAATGATTGTGACGGCTGGAAAGCTGACGGGGCGGAAATTTCCACAGGGCTTGACGGTGGTTTTTACACTGCCGAAACCTTGGAAGAACTTGCCGGATATCTGCAGCAGATCGGTGATCTCCAGGTTGCTTAATAAGGGCATAAGCCCTTATTTTTTTGTAAAAAAATAAATAAAAAAATATCAAAAACATCTTGACAGTTACACAAAATAATGATAATATATACTCAACAAAGGTAAGGACACAACTTATATGGAGGGAGTAAACATGAAAAAATTTGAAATTGGAAAAAGATACTATGAAAGTGGTGTCACATATGAGATCATAAAAAAGACTGCGAAAACAGTCACATATAAAGCAATTCAGCACGCCGGAAAAATAAATGAGAGAGTGCTGGAACAGAAAACAGCAAAGCTGCAGATCTGGGGCGAAAAAGAGGTCTTTTGTGTACGTAGTCGCACAATAGAAGCAGCATAAGCACAAAAAAGTTTAAAAAAGTGCTTGACAGATAAACGTAATAAAGGTATGATATAAGCATACAAAAGAAAAAGACACAACTTAAAAATAATAAAAAGAGAGGTTATATGTTATGATAAATTCAAGATTAAAAGCTATGTTCTCATTAAAATCTAAAATTACTGTTTATATTCCAGCAACAGTAAACATCAACGAAGCTATTGACAATAGTAAATTTGTTGATGCAGCAGCTACATTATTATCTGATTGCTTCGGTGGCGCAACTTCTACTGAAGCCCTTGGTTACTGGGTATCAGATACTGCCGGACTTGTAAAAGAAAACACAACAATGGTATTTGCATACGCCGGAGAAGATGACCTGAAGAAAAACCTGGACAAAGTAATTGATTTTTGCGAAAACTTAAAAATTGAAATGTCACAAGATGCAGTGGCACTTGAGTTAAATGGAGAAATGTTTTTCATTTAACAAAAGCTAAACGAAATAAACGGTGTCGGTAATCATACAATATGAGCCGCCACATTCACAGGAGGGGGACAAAATGAGCGAATTAATTGAGAAAATGCTTCAGGAGTTTGACAGCGGGAACATGGATGCAGTCAATCAGATCTTAGATCAGCTTGATGAAATGGAGGGCTACAAGAAATGAATATGGAAACCAAAATTCATGCAACAGTTAGGATGTATCTTCAGGCATACGAACAGCGTTTTGATAATCCGGAACTGCTGCAGAAATGGGCGAAACGTGCAGATGCTCTATATGAGGAAATGCACAAAACGAAATATAATATGACATACGTTCGTGAACACTTGTTTTTCTGCATGGCGAACGCCGAAACAGACTATTACTTGATTGAAGATTTACGGCGTTATTTCAAAGTAATTTCCAGGTTATAAAAGCCCTGGATTTTTCAAAAGAAAAACGAAATAAAAAAAGATGAAAAACAGTATTGACAGATGAAAGAAATAATGGTAATATATAAACATAGACAGAGGACACAACTTAAACAAATACTGAACAGGATAAGTAATATAATACAGAATCCCTCTGAAGAGTCTTGGAAGATTAAGACGAAACCCCGTAAAGGGGTCAGGGAGCGCACCCAGCAACAAATTTTTCCCACGTTGCGAAATCTGGGAACGGAAAGGAGAAAAACAGCATGAAAGTTAAAATTGATGCACGTTCGCCGCCGAAATAGGCACGAATAGTAAAGAAGATTGAACGCCTGAGCAGTTACCGAAGATAACGAAAAGAAACAAGGAAAGAGGGTGAAAAGAATATGAAATGGTATGTAAACTTTTACAGAAATGGTGTAAAAATTTCCCATTGTTTTGAAGATGATGAAAAACAGGCAAAACACTTTGCTAGTTTAGTAAATGGGACAGCTTACAAAGAATAGCCGAAACGGGTAGAGATACCCGTCACGCCGGAAATGGTTTCCCGGTGTCTGATGATGGCAGACCGTTATCAGTGTCCAAACGATAAATAAATGTTCAAGCGAGAAATAAACAGTGTGAGAGAGGATGATGACATACGACAGTAAATATCAATGGATTAGGCAAGATTACAGCAAGTAAAAAGGTCTTGAATGAATTAGTGATAGCATTTGCAAATTCTGCCACATATTACATGAAAGGCGGAAAATATACACTTTCCGAAAAAGAAGATGACAGAGGCAACGCAATCTGGGAACAGCTCACAGAAGTTGGATATTACAATAAATAAACAGGAGGAAAAACATCATGTTAAAAAGAGTATTAGCAACAGTATTATCTGCAGTAATGGCAATTACACCAGCAACAGCAATTCAGGCAAAAGCACATAAGAGTCATTTATATCCTGCTGCCGGAATTGTAAGAGCAACATACAAGAAAAGCAGTGTTGTATCTGTAAAGCTCAAAAATGGCGTTATATTTGAGTTTTACGCCGAAGATGTGAAAGACTGGCGCAAAGGTGATTTATGCGCTATGATTATCGACAATAATGGCACAAAAGCCATTTACGATGACATGGTTATTGATGCGGTAAATATGGATCAGGAATAGAGGGAGGGAACGAGCACGCAAAAATTACAAAAGATCAGGTAAACAAGATAAATGCAAAGTGTAAAAATGGTTTTACGCTGAGTCTTTACGCTGCAGTAATACACGGCGAAAAGTGGCTTGAAAAAGATATTCAGCTTGATGATTCAGGTATATTATACCGGATCACATTAAGATTTAAAGAAAAATATGATAGATTTCGCACAATCGGAGTTTATCCGGTTCTTGATATCGAAAAATATGTTCCTTGCAAAACAGAAGATATGTACCAGGTTTTAGATGTGAGATCTGAAAAGCTGGGTGAAATTGTAAACCGACGCAGTATGAAAGTTTTACAGGATCTTACTGCAGATTATCCGGACGAAAAACTCATTTCATTAATTCGTGAGGTGATCGCCGCATGATGACGTTATTTCTTTTGTGTTTGACTCTATTAATCGCATTTTTGGAAAATGCAGACATCACCAGGAAAAAGAAGGAAAACGACAAAACAGCCGACGAGAGTATGAGATCATTTCGTGAAACTATGAATAAGCTGCATGAGATCCGCGAAAAAGACCACAGAAAGCTTTAAATGGCGTTTTAAGCAATAATAAAGATAAAAGCAATAAAATGTATAAGTAATGATATAAAACCCGTTAAAATCGAAAATACGGCGTTACAAGGATATTTAGGAGGGATTATCTATGAATAAAACAGTTATCAGGATTATGGCAGCATTGGCAATTGTTACAACATTGTTTTCTGGCATTCCGGTGCAAGCGGCAAATTACCAGAGAGCCGCAGCAGTAGAAAGGAAAATCAAGCGTGAATATAAGCATATCCGCATTTTAGAGGGCGATAATTCACCGGAGTTCTGGCGCAAGATTGAGAATAGAAAAGGGAACGCTTTTTACTACGTCGAAAAGGTCACGGGAACGGTCAAAAACGCCGGATCTGGGGACGGTGAAGCAACATGCGGCTATGTTAATTATAAGCGCGTAAAAGGCGCAAAAATAGGTAGTAAAGTTATGACCTGGTTTGTATATAGCCGGGATAACAACGATTTTGATGATATCATAGACAGGTATGATATCATTATTGAGAAGTAGAAAATAAAAACGAAATCCCGGAGCTGATGACTCTGGGATTTTTATTGATAAAATAAATTAAATAAAAATAAGAAATATATATTGACAGATAAACATAATAATGATAATATATAAATATAAAAGAAAGACACAACTTCAAAGAAAAATAGAAAGGGATGATTAAATCATGAAAGTAAAGGATTTAATTTCAAAAGTAGTAGACAATTACCAGAAAATCAAAATATCAGAAATTCATGGATCAGAGCTGACAGGGGAAGGATGGATAATCTATCCCCATTCTATGAATTATGAGAATATACCAGAACATATCTGGAATAAGGAAATACATGCAATTGCATTATATTATGATGGTTTATATATTACAGTACAGGATAAATGAAATGTGAATTTTAACAGGAGGTAAACTGGTATGAATAAGTTTGTAGAATTAAAGATTTGTAACTATATTAATAATACTTTAGAAGTAGAACGAGAAGTGAAATTTAAAATTACAGAAGAATGTTTGAATGATTATTTAACAGAAACAGAAGATAATAGAACAGTTAATGAATTTTTAGAAACATGTGATAGTGATGAATCAAGTGTAATTTATGAATATGCTAATGATGATGGAAGAATTTTATCAGAGGAAATTACATATTGTGATAAATTTATTGAAAAATATGAAGATTTTGTTAGAAGAATACAAATGTTTGACCCTGATATGACCGCAGAAGAAATAGCAACAAAAGAAGATTATTATTGGCAGTGCTGGTGTCTTTCAGATGGCTATTACGAAGAGATCAACAGCTTATATGTTGAAGCCGAAATGATTCCTGAAGAGGAATTAAAAGACGAAGTAAGTAGCATGATTTCTAAAATTTTGAAAGCATATGACAATAAACAGATTACAGAGAGCGAAAAAGATAAATTAATAAATATGCTGCAATAGGAGGGAAAAGGATGACAATTTCAGAAACAGCAAAACAGATTTACAATCTTTCACTTGCCGGATATATTAACGGCGAAAAAATTCACGCTTAGATGAAAGAAACAAGAGTTTTATCGAGAAGAATGGATGGATATAAATGATTAATGCAACTAATTGGAAAGAATTAAAGAAAGAATTGAAACAGATACAAGGTAAGGCTGTGTTTAAGTTGGAACGTGTTAATAGTATGAATGATGGAACGTTCTATAGAGTATTGCACCAGGTAAAACCACATGAATTAGTTTTCTTTGATGGAAAGCAACAAGTATATTTACAAGTAAATACAGAAACAGAAAATAAAATTGTATACTTTGAAAATGGTTTTAGAATTGGAAACTGCACTTATATATTAGATAGAATTATGGAGGTATAACTATGAACGCTGTTCAAGAAGAATGGGAGAAAATGAGAATTGCATATCAAAATAGGTACGCAAAAATGTGTAAAAAGATAAAGAAAAATGAATTTAATACCGATAATCACGGAGCTTTACTTGAAATGAGCTATGTTTTGATTGCTGTATTTGGATTGACGGATAAACAGGTACAAGAAATTGAAAGAAATGACGGATTTACAAATGCAGATGTGAAACAATGACCGTCAATGATCTTGTAACGGAAATAGCGCAGTAAAAGTTGCACTAATTAACAGAATGATGTTTGACCGCTGATAAGCATACGGAAATATTTCTGTATGCCGATATGTATATGGAAAATTTACTATATATAATGGTATTGTGAAATTAAAAGCATTGTAATATAATCAATAATATAAAGATTAGAACGTGATGGAGGAATAGAACATGAGAAAATATGATTTAGTAAAAAGAACGATGGAATTTAACCGCAGAGACAGAAGAGAGATCAAACAAGGATGTACAGCTTTGGATCCGGATCCCGAATACATAAAAACGTTTGACGATCTGGAAGAGGCTAAAAAGGAACTTGCAAAACGCAAGACAAGCATCAGCAAGTTTGAAAATCACAATATGACGTTTTACTCAGTTGAGGAATATGTGATTGAGGAAAACGAGTTCGAGTTTGACGAGGATGAAAAAAAGCTCGTGCAGACGGGCTTTATAGACACGTTAGAGACAACTCCAATGGAAATCGAAGTTGTCGAAACACCAAGTTATGAAACACTTGGCGTTTATTCTAGCATGGAAGAGGCAGAAGAGGCAGCTAACAAGGGAGATGGCGAAACTTATATAATGATTTAACAATATAGATGAAGAAGTGGAAATATGGATACCATCAAGAGGACAGAGCGGAGTACCATCTGTGATATTACTTGCATATACTCAATATAAAATATACGGGAGTGATGAATGATGTGTATGGTATTAGCTCCTATGATGTAATAAGCCCTTGAGTAGAAATATTTGAGGGTTTTATAGTATGAGTTTTATATATTAGATAAAATAAATAAAAAATATTAAACAAAAGTATTGACAGTTAAAAGAAATAATGATAATATATAAGCATGAACAGAGGACACAACTTAAAAAGTGGGAGGTATTTGATAAAGAAAAACGAAATAAATATTGACCTGATGCAATATTAATGATATTATAGGAGGACAAAATAATGAATAAAAATTGGTTAGAACTTATCGAAAAGAAATACGACGAAATCATCAACGTGGGCGAAAAAGCTTACAAGGACGCACTTGAAAATCAGCATTTACGTTTTATCGTGGAAATGGATGAAAACGGTAATGTATATAGCTGGTATGATGTTGCAGGTGGCAATTCATTTCATGCATCTACATACAATGGGGAATCAATAGAGCTTTTTGAGTTCTGTATGCAATACTGGGAGAATAATCCGGCAGATGAAACAGTAGAAGAAAAATTAAGAGAAAAAGGTCTTTTTGATTTGTACCTTAAAGAGCGTGAATTGCAAGATGCTGAAGATTATGACACTGCAGAACTTATTCTTTCAAATTCGTCAAATGAGCAGCTTCAGGAATGTCTTGAAGAGTGCCGGAAAGACGAGCTTGAATTTATGGCGGATGAATACGCTAGATCTGAAAGTATAAATAAATTAGATGCTTTAAAAGAGCGTTTAAGTTATTGTGAATAATCGGGAGGATAAAATTATGAAACCTTATATTATACCTGGCGACGATAGAGATTACACTGACACAATTAAGTTCCAGAAGAAAAAACAGAAGTGGATAGAAGAAGGCTTGAAAAAAGATACTATTGAAGAATTGACAGAGCTTTATCATAGCTTTGATGTGTGGGGAAATGATAAAGGAACTAATTATTTCAATACAGATATTGCCTATGATGTCAGTGAATTAGGATATGAACATTGTGTCAGATAGGAAAGGGTGCAAATTATGACAAAAGGGTTTAACAAAAAAGAATTTATGAGCTGGTTGAAGAGTGAATTTCCGGGGTCTGTTGACAATCACTGGAATTATGATCTTGTGGAAAATATTATTGATTATGCACTTGCACATGAAAGCATTTCTAAGGATCAGTTTTGTTATTTTGTTTCTGATATGCTTCCGGAAGTAGAGTTCTTGGAAGTCGCAAGGTTTTGTGAAAATGGTAAACTGACAAATCGCACGCTTGAAGCGTTGGGAAGGTGATTTAAAACTTGTTAGAAGCATTAACAAAACAGAACAGAAACGCCTAAAATTGGCATTATAGAAATGGTGATATTATGACCTATGCGGAATTTTTAAAAGATATTGATAAGTATGTTGGATGTGTAGTGGAATTTAAAACCCGCTTTAAATCTAACGGTAAAATCTTCACGTCACAGCGTTATGTGTGGGATAATAAAGAATTTGGTGCATTAAAACCGGATTCGCTGATAGAAGTGTTAAGTGTAAAAGTTTTATACAAAAAAGAAACTAAAAGAACAGAATCAGGTATTAACTATAGGTAATTGCGAAACTCGCGGTGCTCGTTCGTAACCTTGAACCAAAACAAGGAAGAATTCGCGAAGAGCACGACTTGTGGAATGAAAAATGGATAATCGCACATGTTAGGCGCACTTTAATAAGCTATGGACTTTATGAAAGTGGTAAGTCCTAAGCTATGAGTGGTTTTATGCTTCGAATATATTCGTGGTGATTGATCTTATCTGCGAGAACAACAGTAATAAGTTGTGTGATCCCGGCAAGAATCAGATCAGCATGCAGAGTCCTCTCATTTTGGGTTCGGCGTCCTGCAAGACAGAGATTGTCTTTGATGTGGTTGATATCTCTTTCGACAACAGTCCTGATTTTATAGGTATCATCCCATTTTTCGGTGCCGCGGATCGTTCCGGGATAAGCACGAAGATCCTTTTCCGGGTAGATGTAGACCATCCGCCCACATTTAGAAGAAGTACAAGGGTTGTCACAGAAACAATGACGATGGGATTTTTGAGTTGATTTATCATAAATCCATTTCATTCTTGGACAGACAAATTTATATCTTGTTACTCCACTGTGAAGTTTGGAAGTGCCTTCGTACTTCATTTGTAAAGAAGGATCATGGGGACAACACGGAATACCATCTTCATTGATGGAATAATCCAGATTTTCAAGTCCGGATCTTGCATTCAGCGGAATATAAGCTTTCGAGAAATGTTTGTCATTACCAAAAGTGTCACCGGTAAGAAGGCTCTTATAGAGTTGTGCGGTATCGAAAGCAGCATCACCCAGGAAGGTTTTTGGATTAATCAAAGGATGCTTGGAAAAGAAGTCCTTAAGTGTGGGGATTAAAAGCTTTGAATCATGAACACATTTATCTTCGTCAGGGGAATCGGATTTCTTTTCGACAACGATATCAGGATGTGAAGCCATAAAGTTTTTGTTATAAAAAGATATGTGGCGGATGATGCCCAATCCGTTAGTGACAATGCCGAACTTGAAGACATAGCAAAAATGCCCATTGATATAGAGCTGCTTAATCTCAGGATTAGCAGAAGCATGAGAAGGCATGGAACCATAGGCAGCTTTATAAGGATCATAGGATTTATCAAAGCCCTGAGCTTTCGCGTATGCCTTAAGCTGTTTGATGATCCTGTTAGCATACTTGGGATTATTTTCGGTAACAAATGCTTCTATGCCGGAAGAATCAAAGATGGTCATATCCGCTTTTGCAGAGTCAATCGCCTGACAGATAGGCTCGGTAACATCAACAAGGTTATCGAAAACAAGCTGGAGGTCATCTAAAAAATCCTGTTTGAATCGGGTGATTTTGGAAGCGTCTGGGACTTTAGTAAAACCACAGAATTCCCGAAGTGATTTTGAGTAAGCGAGAAAAGTCAGGAGAAGCTGATCCGTAGGGATAGAGAAAATACGTTGAATAATCAAAGCCCACAGAAAAGCTTGCAAAGGGTATTTACGGGTTCTGCCCGTCGATGCATAGAAATGATTTCTAAAAGAAATCGGAATTAACTCATCAATATCGATATGGGTTTCTAATAGAGAAAGAAAAGCAGGTTTGTCATTTTCAAATTTTTCATGGCAATCTGAAAAAATATCTGCCAAAGAAAGCTGTTTATATGGTATCATAAGTATCAGAATAACTCCTTTCTTGGATGTAGGTTTATAGTTTTTAGTCAACTCTATTATACCATATCCGGTGAGGAGTTATTTGTTTATAGGTAACAAAAAATGCCGTATTTATGCGGCTTGTGGCGTTTCGCAAACGCCTAGGTATTAACTATTAAGAGAGGTGTGAAATTATGAAATCAAAAAGAACAGATGTAGCCCACGTTAGAGAGTATTCAATCCCGGTGGAGGGCAAGTATTACTATAATGTGCAAGTGTGCCAGGCTCTAAACAGTGGTAACGACATAACTTACGTTACATGTGGCAAATTATGCAAGACAAAAGAAGAGGTCAGAGACTTCCTTAAATCAGCAATGAAGTATTATACAGATATTATACATATTAACGCTTAAATAGCATAAAAGAAAAACAAAATAAACTTAATATAGAAATAAGCTGCGGTTGTGGATCTGTAATGGTCTATCAATCGTGGCTTTCTTAAGTGTGTGCATTTAAGGACATGGACACAGTAACCATGTAAAAACAATCTGTGGTCTAGCACTGACCGATATACAAAAAGAGTGTAAAACTTGTGGCTGGCAAGGTTAAATAATTAAGTGGCGGTTATCCGGTGCGGGATAAGGTCATCAGCTCTGGGCGGATATGGAGCTTACAAGCCTTATACTAATGATACGCTGAAACCATCCGAAAGGACATAGGTGTATGTATTATCCCCCTGTCTAGGGGGAAACTATGTCCAACTGAGCCAAACCGAAGAACATGTTACACAGATCCAGAAAGCTGTCAACAGTTTAAAGTAATAATTATTTGAAATAATGTAATAGTATAACTATAGTTCTTCCGGATTTGATTTATATATGGTGTTGATTATTATATATAAGTATGTATTAATAGTAATGATGTAGCTATGATCTGGTAGGATTCATTTTGTCCCCCAGAGGAAAAGATATATAAGATAAAAGAAATAATAAATAACTGTTGACATATGCGTATATATATCGTATAATAAAACCATAAAGAAAGACACAACTTAAAAGAAAGGTGGATGCAACAAAATGAAATCGCCATACGATCAAAGGACTGATAAAACAAGAGACAGAATACGTGGAAATAGGAGGAGCTATTATCCGAATAAACATTATCGGTCAGTAGAAGGTAATTTTTATTATTATATAAATACAAAAGGTTATTATCATGTGCTTAGACCGTGTAAAGTTTCATATGGTGGAAAATTTAGTCACTATGAAATAAATGACTATTTGTTAAAAGTTGATGACACATTAAAACTTGTAAAAAATTATGGATGTTATGAAACAAGAGAAGATGTGATTTCAGAATTAGAAAAGAATTTAGCAAAAGATAATTAAGGAGGATTTAATCATGTCAAGCAGAACAAATTATTATGATTTTAGAGATGCAAAGGTTTTAATTGCAATGGAACTGTCAAAAAGAGGTTGGGAAATCTTCGGATTCAAACCTGACGAATCAGATTCTATGACAGATTACTGGAGTCCGGCAGCCTGGGACGGAATCGCAACAAAAAACGGTTATGTTGTTGTGATTGACTGTTCTGATTATATAGTTAAAAGTCGAAGCGGTAAAAAGGATTATCATAGAAGCAGCAATGCAGAAGAGATCGAGCTTACTGTTGAGATTCAGCAGAAGATTAAGAAGCTGAAAGAGATTAGACAGGATCGTGGTGCAAGTCTGGCAGAAGAAGCAACAGCCAAAGAAAAAATAGAAAAGCTGCTTGCAAAAGATAAAGAAAATAAAGATAATAACACATCTATAACAGTATATTATCCTACATTTCAGGCAAATCCGCCACGTATGAGCTGGCACGTCGAAAAAGACGGTGTTATCATCGCGAAAGGAAATGGCGTGGCAAAATTCTCAAGACTTCAATATTTCGACAAAGAAGAGGCAGAGAAATCACTGGAGAAATACGAAAAAGGATCATATCTCTATGAAGAAGTAGAAAAGAAACTGAAGTTATACAAGAACTTCCTTACATTCATAAACAAAATTGATACTGCTGCCGGATCAATGCTTGCAAAAGATGGTAAAGGTTTTGTATATGAAAATGTTGTTGAAACAAAATATAAAACTGAAAATAAAGCTGTAGAGTGTGCCGGAAGCTTTAAAGAAGGTCAGTGCTTCATAGTAAAAAGATCCTTAACTGGTGGAGTTTATAAAGGTTACGTTTATAGAATACATGAAAATGATTCATACTTTACAGCTTACAGACTTGATAAAAAGCTGAAAAAGGAACTCACTGGAAGGGCTAATCCAGGTAACAGCTTCGGTTATATGAGCGGGAAATATCTGGAAAGAATTAAGAAGTTTTTTGATGAAGGTATTCTTACATATTGCGAGATCCAGGAAGTGAAAACGCCTTATGAAGTGACAAAATGTGTTAAAAAGGCAATTTGATAAAAGAAATAATTATAAGGAGGAAAGGTGGGATTAATTTCCCACCACATAAAAAATCATGAAAAGAGAATCTGCAAGTAAATTATTCTATATCTGTTCTGCTGGTTGTGGGATTTTAGCATTTTTGTTTATTTGGTTTTGCGCCGGATCTTCCGACTATTGGACATTAGTAGAACAGACAGAAGTTCCCGGAAACCTTGATACAAAATATGTCATTATGGCAGCTATTTTCACTTTATTATCAATTTCTTTTTATACAATAGGGAATAGAATCAGATACTATTTACCAGTCATTAAATCAGCTAGAAGAATCTATTATGACGATTCTATCTTAGAAGAAATAAATAACAACAGACGGTTTGAAATGCAGGTATGTGATTTTATAAATATGTTCCAGAAGGGTGTATATGGCGATTTAAGCGCACAGAATGAGAAAGCTAATAAAAAGTATAGGGAAGCCGGAAAAGGGCGTTTAATTGGTAAATATCATTCTACGCAAGGTATTGTTAAGATTATTACTAACACAGATCAGACAAAAATGGAAGTAACATTTTTAAACACTATTTACAAGGTAGCATAGGAGGTAAACATGAGAACAACCAAAAAGGAAAGAAAAGAAAATGCAAACAAGTTTTATAATAGCTTTATTGGTGGAAATTGTAAGAATGCGGCGATTGTTGTAAAAAGATTTGATAGCAGTAGTAATCTTAATATCAACAGGTGTCAGTTTTTGGCGGTTGCATCTCCATTGGCGTTCATGGAAAAACCATTAGTTATTGCAGAATCGGTTATTGGAATAACCGGATGTTTCATTGAATTGCTTGACAATATCAAGCCAGGAGTGCAGAAAATGTATTATGACGATGGTTTTAATGATTGGTTAGAAAAGACCTATAATTTCAGGATTACATACAAAGATGGTTTAGTCTTTATGTTAGAGAGGAAATAGGATCAATGTATTTGGGGAAATATAAGGGGCTTCCGATTTACTGGAAGAGTGCAAATGAGAAATGTATCATTGTATATGAGCAGTTCGCATTTACAAGAAAGTACAAATTGTACCTAAATGGAAACTATACAGACTCAAGCGATTCCATGAGTGGATTAGTAATAATCGCAAAACAAAGTTATTTTTATAGGAGATAAAACAAATAATGGAAGAATATGCAGTACATAGAACGACTACAGGAAAGGTATTTGAGCTTACAGATTTAAAAGGAAACCCGCTTAAATACGATGACTACAAAGACAACTTCACTAGGAAGTATTTACGAATGTTAGAGCCAGGGCAGACATTGAGATCCGCCACACTTGGGATTATGTTAAAACGAGTGCAGTAAACTTGTGCTTGGATCACTCACAAAAATATATTATAATAAGAATACGGAGGTATTTACTATGAAAAAGTCAACTATTCCTTATAGCTTAATGCAGCTCAAAAAAATGTATGAAAAGTCACATGTATTAGATTTTGATTGCCCTATTCAGAGACGCTATGGAATGTGGGATGATTGGAGAAAAAGTCTGCTGCCACATTCTATGTTGGTTGGGTTTGTTATTCCACCATTTTATATGATTAAAGAGAATAAGGGTTCAAAAGATTCCAGAAACAGACCGGTATCTAATTATTCTTGTATTGACGGTCAGCATAGATTGAGAACAATGTTTGATTTTATGAATGATGAATTTGCATTACATGAACAGACTCCGGACGTTGACATAGACGGTGATATCTACCAGATTGCCGGATTAAAATATTCTGAACTCCCAGAAGAACTGCAGGCGGCTATCAGTTCATATAATTTCACAATTTATAATCTGGAAGAATGTACAGATGAAGAAATTGAAGAAATGTTTTACCGACTTAATAACGGATCTGGATTAAGCAAAACGCAGATTGCAAATGTTAAGTTAGGTATGAAGCTGGCTAAATTTGTAAAAGAGATGGTTAATAGAAGGTTCTTTACAGAGGTTTGTCATTTCACTGGCGCACAGTATCGAAGAGCAGCAGACGAAAAGACATTTATACAGTCAATGATGCTGCTGGACGTAAAAGACGGTGATTATGAACTCACATCTATTTCAGAAGGTTGTGTTATAAGCTATGCAGAATCTTTACATGATAACTATTCAGATGCAAAATGTGAGAGATTAGAGAAGATCATGGACTATCTGGAAGAAGGATTTGACGGCAAAGAGAAGTTTATGAAGGTAATTAATATCCCGATGTTTATTTATATGGCTGATGAGGCTATTAATTCCGGAATTACTCCAAGTGAATATTATAGCTGGTTTGAACAGTTCGCCGGAAAGTACAGCCCGGATTGCAAATATGCAGAGAATTGTGGCACTGGATCAATCAAGAAAGACAAGGTAAATGGCAGAATTGAAGTTTTAAAAGAGGACTTTGGACAGTATTTTGCTGAAGAATTGAAACTTGTAAATAATGAAGAGGAATAGAACAATTTGGATGGGTGGCGTATCGTTTTGATGGTGCGCCACTGAATAGATGTAAAAAACAAATATAGGTGAGGTTAAAATATGACAAGTGATATGGTGTTAAATAATTTAAAGCAGCTTATCGGAAACGAATTTAACGAAGATGATATCATCTGTGCGTTTGAGGATTACGAAGTTGATGGAGAAAGTTCTGTATACGTTGGAGATAGTGACAATATTGGCTACGATAAAATTGCATATATAGAAGAAGATTCTGTACAATTTTTATTTAAACTAAATTCAGAAAATATCATTGAGGATGTGTGGATGGAATAAAAATGGATGAATATATTCGCTTTAATGGCAGTCGTATCAAAAACATACAAGGGCAGCACTTTGGACATTTAATTCCGCAGAAAATTGTTGGAGTTAAAAATAAATATGCTATTTGGGAATGCTTTTGTGATTTATGTGGTGGTACAAGACAAGTTTCCGTAAAGTTATTAAAGGGTGGCAGCGCAACAATGTGCGAAAAATGTATCAAAGAAAAAAGAAGAGAGTTATTGAATAAAAATTGTTATAATGCAGATGCAATTGCGTTTAAAGACCTTACTAGGAAACAGTTTGGATTTTGGACAGTTTTGAAAAAGGGCGAATATAAAAATAACACACAGATGTGGGTGTGTAAATGCAAGTGCGGAACAATCAAAGAAGTTTCTCCATATCCTCTTATATATGGTAAGAGTGTAAGTTGTGGATGCTCTGCATCTTATAATCTGATCGGAAAACGGATAGGTATGCTGAAAGTAACGGGAATTACGAAAGAAAATGGGCTGTCTTGTATTTGCCAATGTGATTGTGGTAATATAATCACATGTACTGCATCTGATCTTGAGTGGAAACGCTCATGCGGATGTGCTGATGAAATAGAAAAAGAAAAACACACTAAAGCATCTATTGTTTTAAATGGTCAAAAGATAAGAAAAGACAATACATCTGGTGTAAATGGAGTACATAGGGCTAACGGAAAGTGGGGAGCTGCAATTACATTCCAGAAGCAGTCCTACTGGCTTGGTACTTATGACACTATAGAAGATGCTGCAAGTGCCAGGAAAGAGGCAGAACGGCATTTATATAGTGACTTTTTGGAATGGTATATGACTTCATATAGAAAGAAAAGCAAATAAAAGAATAGTTTTATGGAGGTGATAATATGGGAACATACTGGAACAGTAATGGAAAATATCAGAAGTTTGTAGATGAAAAATTAAAAACGATCCCAGATATGTATTTTACTGACAATGAATATATGAATTTGTTCATAGAGATTAATAATCTTTATTATGATATTTATAATAATGGCGGATGTAATTTTCGATTAGATAAAGTAACAAGAATAAAATCCGTTATTAAGAATTTCAAAATTTCAAAAGCAATATCAGATTATGATTATTTGGAAGAAATAACAGATAGAATTTTTGAGTATCTGATGGATAAAGACTTGACATTTGAAAACTATGGATTTTGGAATGAATGGAAGAATAGCTTAATTTCACTGAATAAACATGAAGGTGAAAATTGGTCATATATTACTTGTGGAACAAAAGATAATATGAAAAAGGAATTTAAAATTAGACAGGATTATGGATTCACTGTTGTATAAAAATTTAATGAGGTAAAGAATATGACAAATATTCAGTGGAAAGAAAATGGAAAAATACAATATGAAAATCTTTTATCGGAAAGTTCAATTGATGATTTTGTAATGAAATTAAAAGAAAGAGGATGTACAGATATAGAAATTACAAAAGATGTTGAAAAAGTTATTTCTGATAAAATCAAAAGGTATAATAGTAGTAAGAGAAGATGAAACCTAAGTTTCAGGAGGTGATTTTATGTTTGAGTGGAAAATAGAAGAATTAAAACTATATCATCAAAAAGGTGGCATAATTTTAGGAAAAGAAAAAATATATGATTGTGAACATACAGTATCGAGAGAAGATAAAATTGCATTCATTGATGGTTTAAAAGATGGAAAATTGAGTTATATATTAAATCTTTTTGAGAAATTTAAAGAAGATGAAGAAAGTCTACCAAAAGACAAATGGGGAGATGTAAAAACTGTTTCGCTGAAAGCCTGGATAAAAAGAAACGATACGAGAAAATTAATTGATAATACTTATACTCATGGAAATATAAGATTTATTGGTGGACGATCAATTACATCAGTCGATATAAAAAGTGCGTATGATACATACGATGATTATGTTGATGAAGTTTTTCATAGACAACTAAAAGAATGTGAAAATAAAGAAAGGGAATATTTCTTAGAACATGATGAATATTCAATCTTGAAAAAAGAGTTTTTAAATAAAAAATATAACACTACTTTTGGAGTAAACATCACATCATGGAGTAGTGGGAAAGTATGTATTTGTGATGATGTAACTAAAGAAGAAAGAGAAATAACTATCGAAGAATTAAAATATTTATTGAGTAGATATAAAGAATTGGATGAACTTGTTGAGAAAATAACAAAAGAAACACATATTACTTATTGATGAAATTTAACTTTTAAGTCACTTTTATATGTGATATAATATAGTAGAGTTTAGTAGTCCCATATTGGAATGTAAAAAGTATTATAAAATTTTACATTATTTAAAGTAGAACCATATTGGAACATAAAAATAAGGAGGATTACATTATGTTAGAAAGTACATTAAAGTATGCAGAAAGTATGGGCTATAAACTTACAACTGTTAATAACTGTATTTATGGTATTGACACTTATCTTGTAAAAGATCATCATAGAATATTCTGTAGTAAGGTTGCTGCATTTGAAAAATATTCTATTCCTGATGAGGAAATTCTAAATCAATTAACAGAAGAAGAATATCAATGGCAGAAAACCGCCGAAGAATTATTGAATAATTATAGCGATGATTTATACAATAAAACGATGGGAGCGTTACAAGATGGATGTGAATAAGTGGTATTGTTTTAAACAGGGCGAAGAGCTTGGCAAGTTAGCAAAAAAGAAAACGATTTTAAAATATAAAATGCAAGAAATATTAAACTTGTCAGAAGCTAAAAAGCAGAGTGATACATTACAGAGTATATTAGATTTAGCTTTACAATATGAGTCAAATGTTAGTTCTATTGGAGAAGTTTTGGTTGACGGGAATGAGGAAGATTGTAGAACAGCTAGATTATATTTTGTACAAGGGTTTATACGTGGAAGAACAAGTTAAGGGTGATAGAAATATCACCCATTTTCCACAAAATGACGGTTGTTATGAAAAGAGAAAATTGTAGAAAATAATGTTTGTATATCAAATTTGGTAAAGAATTGGAGATAAAAAGTTATGCTTACAAACGAGCAGCTAAAAATTATAGGTCATAGAGTAAAGATTATCAGCAAATCAAGTTGTAATAAAGGAGAATATGGTATAGTTATTGGAACTACAAATAACAAAGAATGGTTAAAGGTGCGATTATCAGATTCAACTATAAGAATAGCGTTTGGTTCAGTGGCGCAGATTAATTAAATAAAAGATTGATTTCAGGAAAGGAATTACATATGTATACAAGTTACATTGATTATGCACCAAAAGGTAGCATTTATTTAGGACAATATAGAAAATTAAGTGACGCTTGGAAAGCGTGTGCTGAAGCATTGGAACTTTTAAAGAATGTGGATGTTATTTATAGACCAATTATTATTGAAGAACAATAAAAATTCGACCTTCATGGAGGTATAAAAAATGGTTAAGAAAAATCAAAATATTAGTGTAGGATATGATTTACTTGATGAACCTATGGATCAGGACGAGTTTTTAGAGCAAGTTTCATCTGCGTATATAGATGCAGAGAAACGTGGATTCGATAGTATTGTTGTGGCAATTGATACGGATTTAGACACGACATATTATATTAATGACACACCAGATGGATTCCAATGTGATTTATGGGATTATTATTTTGATGATCTGGAAACTATTGCTTCGCAGTTGTATGACGAAATGCATGGTAGTGTGACAGAAATTAGAATTGAATAATGCAATTAATGAACCAGAATATAATATGCTATAGGATAAAAGTAATAAAAACTATTGATATTCAATAAATAATGCTGTATAATAAAGTAGAGAATAAAATGGAGATATAAAACAATGGATTTGAAAATTGGACGCTATGTATTAGATATTAATGAAAAAGATATAATCTTGGATAATGGTAATTGTTATCAAATCATTACTAAAAAAGTAGGAAAACGATGGGAACCCTATTCCCCGGTAATAAGCAAGAGTCTTTTTAGCAAATTGAACAAATGTGGTGCAGTTTATACTAATGCAATGCTCAAGAAAAAAGCTTTTGAAAGATATCATATTAATAGTTGCACGTTTTGGACTTTTGATATGAAAAAGCTGGAAGAGTTTTTGAAATAATGTATCTGGTGGTGGTTTACACAAGGCTGCCACCAGAAAAACAAAATAAGATAAAAGAAATAATGAAAATGTGTTGACAAGACACAACTTATAATATATAATAAGAGTATAGAAAACGAAGGGAGATTTAAAAATGAGTATATATCAGTTGGCAAATAACAATTCATTTTTAGGATTTACAGATAACAGAACAGCTTTACAGGCTGGCAAGATTGAAAAATGTCTGTCTAAAGCATTCAGATATAATGGTGTTGTAATGGAACGCCGGGATAAAATGCTTCAGGATTTAAGAAATGGTAAAGAACCGAAGATTGCAGAAGAAACTGTAAATGGGAAAACAAAGAAATCCTATAGAGTATATTCCACAATCAAAGACGGCGAGTTTGCAGGAACAAGAGTTTTCAGTGAGATTACCAAAACAGAATATGATTTCTGCATGTATCTCATTAAAAATGATCTTGTTTCAGAAGAACGTGTAAATGCTTATATCGAAGAAGAGAAACAGAGAAAAGAAGAAAAAGAAGTTGCAGAACGACAGGCAGAAGAAGCAGCCAGAGAAGAAGAGGAAAAACAGGCTGCAGAACTTGCAGAATTTGAAACCTGGGCGAAATCTATGGCAGAAATGTATTCCGGAACTTCTAATGCAAGCACTATGGAAAAGATTTTTATTGATAAATTAGGTGAATTTAAGAACCCTATTGGGGCGTTTAAACTCCTGGTATATATTGATAATATCGACAGTCATCCATTGTGTAGAGAGAAATTAAAAGAACGTTTGTATACAGGCAATAAAGCAAGCAGAAAGACATTTGAGTGTGTCACTGGATTAAAGCTGCCTAAGAATAACAGAGACACCGTAGAATTTATAGATAATCTGCATAAATCCGATTACTGCAACAAGGTTGATTATAAAGTAAAAGATAAAACAGAAGTTAAATCAAATAATGAAAGCGAACTGAAAGAGTTTTATATTCTGGAAGTAGATAATGAGCATAAGCGGAAAGAATACAAAAAGGTTTTTGGAGAAAAGATTATTAAAAAAGGATTTGCTTGTTTTATCCATGAACTGAAAGACAAAACCTATGCAGTCTCTTCTGTTGAATGTGGTGTGAGATTAGCAACCGGAAAGACAAAATCCGAAGCAGTTAAAAATCTTAAACGGGAAATCAGTAGATTTGGCGATGTAGAATTAAGACAAAAGATACAGGAAATTGTTAATTTATATGGGGCAAGCCCGTTATACAATTTGCTATAGTAAAAATAAATAAAGATAAGGAGATAATAAAATGAGTTTAGCTGGCAAATTTGGGAATTTTGAAATCAAGAAAACAGACAGAATTAGCAAAGAGGATCAGGAATGGTTGTCTCGTAGAGAGAAAATGTATAAACGTGCGTTAATGATACAGAAAAGCGTGTATGACATTTACAAATCAGAGGATGAAACATACACAGAAGAAGATAGAAAAGAATTTTCTAGTTTTACAGTTAGTGATTTTGGAGTTCCTAAACGAGTTAGCCAGATTCAGGATTCTTATATCAGTGGAATTTTCTCTTATTTTTCAGGAAAGTATCATGTGGAGTTGAAAAATGAGTTTGAACATTACGACTATAATCGAGAGCTTTATCGTTATTCGAATAAAGAGCCTGTAAAAGACTTGGTAATTGATGAAATTGACTATCATACTGTACTGGATAAGATTTTCGATCAGTTGGGCGGTTTGAGTTTTCAGGAAAAATCTATGAAAGAAGTAAAAGATGCATTAAAGGATAAATGTTATTTAGAGGGCAGAGATCAGTGGAAGATAAAAATAAGTGGAAAGAAACTTATATATACAGGTGGATCTTGTTATAAGAGTAGATATTCCGACGAATATGAGTTCAATAGTACCGCATGGCTGAGAGCTTTTCTTGATGCACTTGCATGTAATATGTACGAAGAAAAAATATGTATTCATCCATTGAATAGATTGTATGACAGTTATTATGTAAGATTAGATGATGATGATTTTCAGAATGGTTTTTCAGCACCGTCAGTTGGTGTTGAGCATATCAAGTTCTATAAGAATGGCAGAGTTGACGTTACTTTCCAGAGTGGTGAATTTTGCCGGAATTTTGCAAGAGAATGGTGTGGATATACATTAGTTTAGGAGAGCGGCAGAAATGAAATATAATTATTCAAATGAAACTATACCGCAAGATCAGCGGAAAGATATTAATACAAAAATTGAATACATTGTAAATAATAATCTGTCGGAATCCGAAACGGGCATTTCCAAAGATGATATTTTTAATGCTTATACAGGACTTGGAGGGCTGCATGGACTGCAGTTTTCCAGTTACAATAGTTATTATGACTACCAGAAAGCGAAAGCAGAAATTGAGCAGGGGCAATTTTTCACACCATACAAATTAGTCGAATGGATTTATAATTGTTTACATATTTCCAATACTGATCTGGTGGCAGATTTAACTTGTGGTCATGGTGCATTTGCTAGCTGCTGCCCGGTTGAGTCAAACTTTTATGGGTGCGAAATAGAAGGAAAGTCTTACAGGGTAGCACAATACCTTTATCCAGATGCAAAACTGGAAAACACAGACATCCGTTTTTATGAACCGAAAGTTACATTTGATTATGTGGTTGGAAATCCACCTTATAATTTAAGATGGTCAAAAGATGATAAGAACTATTTAAGTGAGTATTATTATTGCTTAAAAGCTGCAGAATTGCTGAAGCCAGCCGGAATTATGGCGATTATCGTACCTTTATCGTTTTGTGCCGATGAGTTTTCTGATGGCGGTATGATTGCTGGATTAAATGAACATTTTAATTTTATCTGCCAGGTAGAACTTGATAAAAATACTTTTAAGCATTTGGGCGTAGAGAACTATAAGACAAAAGTTCTTTTTGTTCAAAATAAATCAGAATATCTGGAAAACGTTGGATATAACAAAGATCTGTTATCCGGTGTTTCTTCCGGTGAGATTTGGGAAAAGTACCTAAAGCCAGTTACAGAAAAACGTGAAAGCATAAAGCAAAAAGTTTTTCTTGAAACAGTAAGAGGCGGGAAAGAGGATGCTAATTGGCAGTATAAGATTGAAAAGTTGTTATATGATATCAAGAGAAATCCCCGTATATCTGATTTATACGCAGAATGTTGCGAATATGTAAGCCAGTATCGTAACCAGAAAAAGCCGGATCACATTGCATGGGATGAATGGGAAAAGTTGAAAATCAGAAAGCCGGATGTAGAGAAACATTTAAAATCTGCCTTAAGAAAGCAGAACCCAACCAAAAGTAAAGCGAATAGAGTAATTAAGAACAATTATTCTTTTGAGCTGGATGGGGAAGTCTTGGACATTAATCAGGCAGTGCTGTCTAATGAAGTATCAACAAGAACGTTTGATACAAAATGGATGGCACGACTGATTGAGAAGAAAAGTCAAGAATATGACACGCAGAATGTTTCATTTGAAGAAATGCATCCGGATAGAGAAATTGCAGCTTGGTTGGATAATTTTGAATTATCAGATGACGAAGAGACTATTCATCTAAATGATGCACAAAAAAGAGATATTAATTTATTTTTACAGAAGAGATATAGTTTTATTCAGTGGGAGCAAGGATCTGGAAAAACACTTGCTGGAATTACAATCGGAAAATATCGACTTGAAAAGAAACAAGCTAAAAACGTGTTTGTTGTTAGTACAGCAATTGCAATCAAGAACAATTGGAATGATGTATTGACACAGTATGGAATTGATTACTGCATGATTGAAACCCTGGCAGATATCCAGAATATTAATCCGGGACAATTCGTACTTATTACTTTGAATATGATGTGCAAATATCATAAATTCATTAAAAGATATGTAAAATCTATTTGCCAAAAAGCTGTTTTAATTTTGGACGAATCAGATAGTATCAGCAATATGGACAGTAAGCGTACAAAATCAGTATTAAACGCATTTCGGCGTTTGAGATATAAAACACTTATGACTGGTACAAGCACACGAAATAATATTGCAGAAATTTTTCCGCAGCTTGAATTACTGTATAACAATTCCATCAATATGTTAAGTGAATGTCCTGAAATCCAGGAAAGAAATAAAAAGAATGATAATGAACTGGAGTGGGAAGATAACGAATACTATATGAAACCATATCCGGCATACAAAAAAGGCTACAGACTCTTTACTGCAAGTCATATTCCAGACAAAATTACGGTGTTTGGTGTTAGTCAGTTTACGCAAGATATTTTTAATGCAGATTATTTAAAAAAGATGATTAACAAAACTATTATCACAAGAACGTTTGAAGAAATTACCGGAAAGAAATTATATGAAATCAAACAGGTTACTTGTGGTATGAATGACGAAGAGAAACATCTTTATTCTATTGCATTGGATGAGTTCTATAAAATGGAATATCTTTTCAGCAAAACAGGTAATAGCCGGAAAGATGCAATGTTAAGAATTTTAAATCAGTTGCTTGCACTTTTGAAAATTTGTGGTGCGCCACAAACATTAAGAGAATACGATCAGTCGATTATGCCGGAAAAATTCAAATCAGTTCTTTCTCTTTTGGTAGACTTCCAGGGAGAAAGGGTTGCTATTGGTGTTAGACATATTGAGGTTGTTAGAGCTTATGAAGCAGCAATCAGAAAAGCATTTCCAGATAGACCAGTATTTGTCATTACTGGAAACGAAACTACTTTGAAACAAAGAAAGAAAATTGTGCAAGATCTTAAGAAAACGAAAAACGGTATTCTGATTAGTACACAGCAGAGCCTTTCTGCAAGCATGAATATTGATTTTGTAGACAAGTGTATTATCCCGGAGCTACATTGGAATAATTCAAGTATGAGCCAGTATTATTTCCGATTTATCCGTTATACTTCTACGAGATTTAAACAAGTATATTTCGTTACATACGAAAACAGTATTGAGAGTAATTTGTTAAAAATGGTTCTTGTAAAAGATAAACTGAATAGATTTATGAAGAATCAGGATGTTTCTGACGATGAAATATATGATATTTTTGGAATTGAAAGTGATATGCTGCAAAATCTGATGTATAAAGAAAAGACAGATGACGGATATGTTATTCGTTGGGGAGATCAGAAAGTATCATAGATTGGAGATATTATGAAGAAAAAGAAGCCGGAGGGCTATTATAAAGGGTTACGTAGAAAAGAAAATCTGACTATTGAAGAAGTATACAATGCTGTAAAAGATGTGTTATTCGAGCCAGAAGATAAGAAAGCTATGGTTGTAATTAATGGCGACAAAATAAAAGGGAACAGTCAGAGATTCCAGACATTTTTTACAAAAGGCTTAAAGTGTGCGTGCTGTGGCATTGAGGGAAAATATTTCGGAAAAGAAAAGGACTTTAACGCTGCAAGATATCATCTGAATTTGTATGTCTTAGATGAGTCAGGAAATGAAGTTTTAATGACAAAAGATCACATTGTCCCACGTTCAAAAGGTGGGGCAAGTGAACTGTATAATTATCAGACAATGTGTGTAAAATGCAATATAGCAAAAGGGAGCAATTAATGGAATATGATAAAGAAAATCAATGGTGGATAGAATATACTAAATTGTCAAGCGGGCAAACTGCAGTTATTATGTTTTCAAAATATCCGAGAGGAAAAACGCTCTACTACTTTGTTACATTCGGAATTGCTGATAAAAAGAAGATGTTGCGGAACTGGCTATTGGAAACAGGTAGCGGAGATTTATGTACAAAATGCACTGGAAAATGTGGAGCAGAAGGATTAATCTGGGCGTATCATAAGTTAGAAGAATTTATACAAGATAGGAAATTATTTAATAAAAGCGATAAGGTCTTGAGATATAAAGTTGCGGTTTGTGGAGCTGATGCAAGACGACACAGGGTTTACCGCCATTTTTTGAAACGCATTGGATTTAATGAAGAGTATGACCAGGAATTAGGCTGGATTATCGTGAAAAACTTGTAAGATAAAACAAATAAATATTGTATTACGTAACAATACGTGATATACTATATATAAGGACACAACATAGAATGGAGGATGAACGTAAATGGGAACACCAGCATATATACCTATATACTTTAAGCGGTTGGCAGGGTATCTTCTTTTGAAAGGGTTTCTGCTTGAAGATTATCAGAAAAGCCATAAGGACTCAGAAAGAACTATATTCTTCTTCTACGAGTCCGAAGAGTTGTTGAGAGCCATGTCAGAATATAACAGATTAAAGAACTATAAAGGGGGCATAGTAAACATATGAGCAAAGTAATCAATCAAAAATATATGTCGTTTGAAGAGGTTGTTATTGAAAGTGAAAATGAAGAGGATTATAAAGAGTCTCTTGATACAATGCGAAAAGCCGGTTTTACAAGAGTAAAAATATACGATAATGAAAGCATGACTATGATCCCGGCAAAGAAAATTCTTAAAAATGGACATATCGTACAGAGATACAAGAGATTTGGCGGATATGAGATTATAGAAAGCAAATTACGCGCAGAATTACCAAAGGGTGTTAAGCCAGCAGATAGAAAGGAAGAAAATAAATAATGAAGGCAATATTACTCCTGTTGATTATTATTGCTGTTTTGCTGGTTGTTATGGATATAGCAGTGATATATGCAGCACGTGAAGTAGAGAAAAAAGAAAGGGAATTATTTGAAAATCGAAGGAGCAGAAGTGATGAAAGGGGTTATCTTAAAAACAGATGACGGAATAAAGTTATTTGGATGTTTACAGTGTAGCAACGGATCTTGGTACAATGCAGAAGGGTGTTTTAAATATTGTAACGATTAAAAATGAATAGAAGATAAACAAAATAATGATTGACATATAACAAAAAGTATGATAATATATAAAATGTGAGGTGAAACAAATGGCAACAGGAACAAATTTAGGAAGGATTAAGAATAAAAAAATCCAAAAGAACAATACTTCTGGATGCACAGGTGTTTCGTTCCACACTTGCAAAGGTCAATGGTATGCGAGAATAGCTTTTAAGGGAAAAAATTATAATCTTGGCTATTTTGATAATATTCAGGATGCGATTAATGCCAGAAAGCGAGCAGAACAAATGACTTTTGATGAATTTATTGAGCGACATACCAAAAAGAAGATAATAGAAATATAAGGAGGAAGAAATAATGATTACACAGAAATGCCAGATGGAACTTAGGGAGATGGTTTGTGATTTTGGAAAAGGTGATATACACGTTGGTATGAATCCTAGACCTGATGATCCAAATAAAGTTTCAATTGAATTTGCAAATGGAAAACCGCTTGAAATCGGAACACGTGTGTATGGTGAAAATTCACCAACACCATTAATCATGAATTTTGATAATGTTGAAAGCCTGGAAGCTATAAAAAAGGTTGCTGAAGTTGCAATTACTACTCTTAAGGTGAAGAAAGAGTATATGACTGAGCCAAAAGAGCCAGAGTTTATAGTTAAAACTGACAGTATACTTGTAACAGAAGCATTCAGGAGATCAAATCCGTCACCACTTAAAGTAATGGAAGATACAGAAAAATATCTGGAAAACGGTGATATTAAAGAAATCGTTGTTTCTGAAAACCTTATTTTAAAAGATGGGTACATAGGACTGCTGATTGCAAGAAAATACAATAAAAGCACTGTAAAAGTATCTGCACCGGATGGAATTATAATCCTTGTTGGGAACAAAGCAATTAATTTTAAATCAGATAAAATCGCTCTTTTATATGGAGATACATATGGAAAATATGGAGATACGTATGGAAATCAGAAACAACTGGCAATTATTAATTCAGGAAATAGATACATGATCCCGGCAGAAACACCGGAAAAAGCAGTAGAAATGCTTGAAAAGATAAATAAAGTGTTTACTCCAGATTATACAATCGTTGGAAGAGGTAGAGGAAGTTCCGCACTTGCAGATTCAATGGAAAAGCGTGGAGTGGCATTTAAACATATGTAAGATAGCAAAAATAAAAGATATACACAATAAGGCTTATTATATTTAAAGGATGTTGATTGTTGTTTGATAAACAAGAGAGAGTTCGTTGATATGGTAAGCGATCATACTGGACGTACAAAGAAAGACGTAGAAGAATGGACAACCTTAATTTTTGAGGAAGTCAAAAGAGCTGTAAAATTATACGGTGGATTAAAAATTGTGAATTTTGGCACATTTGATACAAGAGACAGAAAAGGTAGGATGGGGAAAAATCCAAATACACAAGAAGATCTCTATATAAAAGGCAGAAAAGTCTTACACTTTACGCCCGGTAAAGAAATAAGAGAAATAGTTAATTATTAGGAGGTTTTGGCAGTGTTTAAAGTAGGTGATATGGTATATGTCGCTTTTGCTGTTGGTTGGAAATTTGAAACACATTTAACAACGGTAAAAGATGTTGTTGAAAAAGACGGAGAAGTGGAATATATCGTTGAATGCTATTGTGATGCTGCCAGATTTTCTAATGATATGTTTGAGCATTACGACGACAGCCGGAAAGAAAATGAAATCTTTGAAGCAACCAAAGAAGGAAAAGCCAAATGTGATAAATACGTTTCAGATTATTATTATGATGGACTTTGCAGAGGTTGCGAGTATGAAAATTTTGGTTCTGTATTCCGTTGCACTGATTGTAGCCATTGTAAGGATATGGGACATAAGAACCTAACAGATCCAAGACCTATGAAATGTGTTTTAAACAAAATTGTAGTAGGCGGATTTTACATAAAATCTCATGCACATGAGATATGTAAGTATTTTGATCCAGTGCTTCCACAGATAAAAAGAGAGTTTCAGAGTTGGGAAAAATACAATGAAGTCCTTAAAAACTGTGAGTTCAATAAAGAATGTCCAATGCACAAAAACAGTGTATGGAAAACTTGCACATATGAATATTATATGGATTCTAAGCTTGTTGGATTTCCAATTAAGTTTATGCTGGATGGAAGAGAAGTCACAAGTGTAAAAGTCCCACGTAGAAGATGGGTAAATCAGGATTTCTTGAATGGTGATATTCTGGAATGTACAACTGTGAATTTTGCATATGAGAAGGGCAGAAATGGATTACCTAAAAAAGAATGTTTGCCAATATATCAATCATTTGAGGGGATAGCAAAGATAGATATTAAGAAAGGTATTTTAATTGATGGACAGCCTATTAAGACATTATAAAGAAATTGTAAATCGTATAAAAAGTAAAACGCCGGATTTTGACGAGTATAAGTTTCATATTCTGGTAGTTGATGAAAATAATTTTGATGGGATGTCAGTACAGAGTTGCACATTATCAAAAGACAGAAAGTGGATTTGTATTCCGAGAGAATATGAAGATCAATTTGGTAGTGGGTATGTTCCAATTTGCTATGAAGTGGTACAAGAGTTTGAAACATTTCTGGGAAATGGCAGCATAAGTTGGAGATGCAGAGTTTTTATATTAAATAGGAGATAAACATGAGCAATTGTAACACATGTGTACATAAAAATGAAAGATGCTTTTGCCCGCCCGGTAAGAGATGTACAATATATAAAGCAGAAAAGAAAATAGTAGAGCATACTTTTAAATTTAAAACAGATAAAAACTGGATTCCAGGTGTGGGAATGTGTTGGACAGGATGCCCGTTTTCTATGCTGGTTGGACTGGGAGAAATATGTAAGTTCGTTGACAGTGGCGAATGTCCATTTGAAAGAATGAAAAATTAAATAAATACGGGGCTGTAATGGTATCGACGGGGTACAGAACAGACATAATCCGCAGGAGTGGTTGCCTAACAACCAAAATTAAAATAAACGCTAAAGAAACAAGACTGGCGGCGTAAGCTGCACTCTATATAGATGATTGTGGGATATAATCTATATAGAGCCGAAATTCCCACAGAAGTTTCCTGTTTTTCTTAAAAATAGGTGGTGGACAAGAAACCAGTATATACCTGGGAAAACGGTTAGCTGTCTCATTTTCGCTAGGATGACGTTTAAAAATAAATATCCGAATGAAAGAGTATTGCGTAAAAAGATTGTGTAGTTAGTATGTATTTCGGACACGGGTTCAACTCCCGTCAGCTCCATTTAAAGGAAAAATATGTGTAAAAGATGTGAAGAAATCAAAAAGAAACATGAAGATTATAATTATTGCCCGTATTGCGGAAGTATGATGAAAAAGATTGGTTTCATACCGGATTACGATGTACCGTATAAACCGTTTTTTGCTGAAGAAAGAAATGGCTTTATCGTAGATATGGGTTAAAATAGGAGTATGTGAAAAACTATGAGAAGTATTTCAAGCGCAATAATTAGTTTGACTTGTTGGTATATGCTTACGAATATGAATGCTATAAAAGTTGGTACAAGAGTATTTTTAGCCATGATGTCATTCGTGATGTTAGCAGTAGCGTTTGTATTATTGATTTTTGGACTTTGACAAAACAAGAATTTTAGGAGGAACAGAACAATGAAGCCTTATGATGTAGGTTTAATTTGTGGGCGATTTCAGACTTATCATATAGGTCATGAATCGCTCATAAATATGGGGACACAACTTTGCGACAGGATCTTAATTCTAATAGGATCATCACAAGAATGCGGGACAGAAAGAAATCCGCTTAATATCAACACCAGAACGAAGATGCTGAAAGAGATATACGGAGATTCGCCGGAAATCATGATTTATGCACTGTCTGATTTGACAGATGAGAATGATATTCGTCCGGAGTGGGGCAAGTATCTTCTGGAGAATGTAGACAGATATATCTACAAAGTTCCAGAGTTGATGATTACCGGAGATGATGAAGAGCGAAACCACTGGTTCGCAAGAGAAGATGTGGTTGATATGTCGCAGCTTATTGTAAATCGTGGAAGAATCCCTATTTCTGCCACACAGGTTAGAAAGCTTATGGTTATGGATGATCGTAAAGAGTGGATGAAATGGGTAAATCCGAAGCTGCATAAGATGTATGATGAAATTCGCCGGGAACTAATGACAGTACCTTATTATAGGGAACTGCAGATAGAATTGATGAAAGATAAACAAAATAAATGTAAATAACACTTGAAATTGCCAGAGGAATATGGTAATATAATTACAAGGAAATCAAACAATAGGAGGGTAAAAATGTACAGTATTTCAAGAAAAGAATTTATTAATCCAGATATGGAAATGGTAGGGAGAATCATTGACAAGCTCAATGAAAAGTTTGATCCTACAGAAACCCATCATCATAGCAATGCAGACTCAGAGATGTTTGAGTTTCATTATAAAACAGATGGAATGAAGCGTGAAGCATGGAGCATTACTTTCATGGGACAGACAATTATCAGTGGTGGCGAATTTGGACTTGATTATTCAGAGTGCCAGGATGAGTCATATTTAACACTGGAAAGCCGCAACGAACAGAAAATCTTTATGTTGGCTGTAAATAATACAATTCAGCATATTGATAAGTTAGTGAATTATGTGGCACTTTCAGATACATCAGATTACAACAAGCAGAAGTGGATTGGAACACTGAAAAAGAGCATTGAATAGAGAAGGGTGGTCATTATGTTTTTGATTACTGTAAGAGCTTACTCCGATTATGATATATCTTATAATATACCAGTTATTGTTGTAGGCAATTATAAAAAATCAAACGAAATCATCAAAATATTGAATAGTTTTTCTAAAAACCACAACCAGAATGGAAAAGATAAAAAATTATCAGAAGTGCTAAAAGATAATTTGCTGTACAAAGAATTAAACGATTTGTTAAATCAAAAAATTAATAAACACGATACAGATATAATTATTAAAAAGCTGACAGATATATGTAAAAACAATTATGTATTTGTATATGATGATATTTTCAATATTCTGGAAGTAGTAGAACTGTAGGATCAGAAAGGAGAGCATTATGATAACATATATCAATGGAACATCCGCATTAAAAGAAGAAAATAACAAGGTTATCAATTTTACTGTAAAGCATGTTGAGGAACAGCCAAAGAAAAAAGGTAACTACAAAGAGGGCGAAGAACAGAGAGTTTATCCGTTCAAAACCGAAGAAGATCTTCAGAAAATGCACAATTATTTCGTTGAGAAAAAGATGTGGCGTAATGATCTCTTATTTGTTGTTGGTGTAAATGTTGGTCTTAGAGCAGGGGATCTCCTGAAACTTACATGGGGACAGGCTTTCCCGGATAATTATTCAGAAGTTGCAAACGCAATCAGAATAAAAGAAGAAAAAACTGGCAAGTGGCGTACATTCTATCTGAATGAGTCTTGCAAAAAAGCTATTCTTAAATACTTTAAACAGTATATAAGAAACGGGGAAATACCTGGAAGGGATGAATACATTTTCAAAAGTAGAAAAGGAAATGGACACCTTGAGGTTCGTCCGGCTGGTAATATTTTGAAAAAAGCAGCGAAGGAAGTAGGGATTACTTTCAACGTCGGAACGCATTCATTGAGAAAGACATTTGGCTATTGGCAGCTAAAGGCACATCAGGATGATGCAATGTTTTTGTGTCACCTTCAAGAAATGTTTAATCATGCAACTCCAAAAGTTACATTGAGATATTGTGGTCTTGAAGATGAAAACATGGAACAGTATTATAATGATGTGAATATTTTATAAATAACGAAACTAAATAATGAATATTATCTTCATTCGGTGTCTGTATTAGAAAATATGATTCTAAGAAAGACACCTGAAAAATAAATGAAGTTAATAGAAATAAATAATGGGTAAAGATATGAAAGTAACAAGTTGTTTTGAAGTTTTTAGGAGTGGATTTACTTAGCTGTATTACCACAAAAGGATAAGTACAGGAGAATAAGATGAATTATAGTAAGCGTGCAACGAGAAAAGTGTGTGCAGTAATTTCAGTTATAATTGTTGTGCTTCTTGTATTTACAGCCATATCTGTTGCCAGTGTAGATACAGACAGCGATATATATGTAAAGTTCCAGGATCGTATGTCGATGGACTGGGATTATGATGATTCGATCTATCTGAGAAAAGCAGTAATGCTTAAAGGTCAAAACAAATCATTATATGAAAAAGCCGACATTATAGTTGTTACACTAAACAGGGTATTAAGCACAAAATATCCAAAAGATATTAAATCTGTAGTTGAACAAATTGCAGAGGAAGAAGAAACGAGTCTGGACGAAATTGAGCCAGACTCCGATTCTGCAGAAGCATTAAGAATTGTAAAGCATGAAAGATATGATAATACGAAAGGGCGATTAGAATATGAATAGCAATGAAAAGTTCAATGGAAATAGAAACCACCAGAGAAGAAACAGAAACGGGCATTACAGAAAAAGACCTATGAAAGCAACTCAGGCTGCGACAGTTAATCAGGAAAACAAAGATTCCGAAAATATGAAAAAACTTATCGAGATTTTGGCAAATAAATTTGTTGTCCTTATGGAAAAAATTCAGAATTGTACTGAGATTGTGCCAGAAGAAATTCTTGATGAGACTCCGAAATTTCATCAGGTTATAGGAGCTATCGGAACACTTGGTTTCACACTTGAAGAAATTGACAGGTTACTCCCACTTTCAGAATATCTGCCAGAGGAAAAGGCTGATGAAATTAAAGAGATTATTTTTTCTGTTGGCAGTGATAACGACGATTCTGACGAAGAGGAAAGATGCTATGACGAAATCAATTGACAATGACCGCTGGCTTTCCGATGGAAATTGTAAACTCTGCCGGAGATCAAAATATTGTAGTAAAGCGTGTAAAGCCAATAAAGAGGCAACGCAGAGAAATATTTACAGTGCAGTAAATAAAGCCACAGGTGGAATTTTCGCACATATGCTTGAAAAACAGGCAAGTTTATTCAGGTAAGAAAGGTATAACATGAGTGGAAATATTGTAATTGACTGGGCTGATAGCATATTGGAAATTGCAAAATCATCATGCGGATCAGGAACTTCAAGTGACAAGGATAAAGCTTTTATGGAAATCATTGGAATATGTGACGCAATATTCAAGTCACTTGGATATGCCTGTGAATACGTGTTTATAAAGTACAAGCGATTTTTTGATAAGCTGGCAGGAAAAGATACAACAGTTATAGACTGGGTGCTTTCAGTTGTTGACCTTGCTGTGTCCGGAATAAAATATGAATATTCAGGGAAAGACGAAAATTTAAGATGCATCATTGGAGTATGTAAGACAATTGAAATAACACTTGGATATGTTTATGCGAATGACAGTGATGCCGAAAGTAAAAGAAAGCAGCTTGTTGATTTTGCGAAATATGTACAGGAGGAAGAAATAAAATGATGCGAGTAGGAACTCCACATTATAATTTTGATTCCACAAATGCACAAGAACCATTTACATATATGGCGCGAATAATCGGCACAAATGAGATTGCTGTTGGTTATGTTGTGGTAGCAAAGGCAACATATTGTCCAAAAAATACTTGGAAATATTACATAGAGTATAATGATTATAGATCGTATGGTTGTGGTGTTGAGTCAGCATATTTGGGACTTAAAAGAGTTACAATTGATCCAGATACTATCGTTCCTTACAACCAATTAGCAAGGATAAAAGTGGATCAGGAACATGGTTATGATATTTTGCTTGAAGGAAATGATTTGCCGGGATTAAGAACTAGCTTAAAAATCGCATACAATGAAAAAATCCCAGAAGGCTTATATGCGCCAGTTAGCGAAGAGTATGCTGCAAGATATGAAAAATATGGAGCATGTTCTGAAGTTACACCAGAGAAAGGCGTTATAGAAGATGTTATTGAAAACAGTAAAATTCTCGAAAGAGTAAAACTTCTCGAAGCAATAAAGAAATTCTGGGATGAACATAAGAAAGACTATAAAACAGTTTTTGTTTTGGTTGGTGGGGGATATGCTAAAGAAGATTGTGAAACTATAGAAGAACGTGCTCCTGGAATATTCACGCATTCGTTGACCAGTATGTATTTCGAAGATATGGATGCTTGTATAGAGGACTTTGTGAAATGTGTAGATCCGGAAGATATTGGAGCTTTTGATTATGGTACAAGGAGGAAAGAACAGGATGTTTCCAATTAATAACATATTATTTTGCCCGCTTTGTAAGAAACGTAGTGAAAGATGGATTAGTTCTGGATGTGCTTTTCAGATTAAAGGACACGAAAATTACACGTATTATAAAGAGTCTTGTACAAAGTGCCAGAAACATTTCTATTTGCCTTGTGGCAGTAATGGTATTATCGAAATGCGTATGAATGGTGTTCCTATTGAAGATGCAATAGAAGCCAAATGTAACGAGATAAAAATAAGACGCGGCGGGTTATTTACTCCTACGGACAGAGACAGAATTGAGAAACAATGTAAGGAAATATACGAAATGAATGAAAATGATTTAGTTATTTCGGAAGATCTTGTAAAGAAAGAAGATTTGAAAGTTGTCTCTGCTTGGATGTCGTGACCTAAAAATACATAGCAAAAAAGGATGATATGAATGAGATTTTTACTTTGGAAAATTCAATTGGATGAGCGCAGATATGCAAAATTCCAATGGTTATTATTCAAACTGTTTGGGAAAAGACCTAAAGCCCCTTGTGGTCACACTAAGAATGCAGTTGGCTATTGCTGCCATTTACCATTGAAAGTGAAATATTGTGATGTAATTAATAACGGCGATAAACATGAAGTGGTGTGTAAGTGCTGCGGGAGCAGGCGCATGATTTCGAGTGAATATATAAATCCATATGGTGATAAACCTTGGAGTATACTTTAAAGAGCATTATGAGAGAGCCAAAAATAAAGAATAAATATCATTTGAAACCGGCAGACATTAGCCGATTGGTCGTGAATGATCGTTCTAAAATCAAAGAGCCGTTGTTCTGGCGAAATGATGTGATAAATGCCTGGTGTATTTCAAAAAGCATTGGAACGGATGCAGATAGGAAATATTGCACTGATAATTCTGTATGGATTGGAATTTATGATAAGCCGTATTATCGCCACGAAGTACATTATCATTGTACTTGTTGGGGTGGTATGGGTAAATACAATTTTAAAAAGTTTTTCGATTATCAAGAAATTGAAACAGAAAAAGATTTGGAAACTCAGGAGGTGCTTTTACGATATATAAATCAGTTGTTAGACGAAGGAATTTTATCAATAAGAGAAAGGAACGATTAAATAATGAAAATTGAACTAAATGACAGTCATAAAGATAAAAAGTGGTTTTTAGAAGAATGTAAATTTATAGGTATCTAAAACGTTACAAGCACACTACAGTATATGTCTACTGTTTTAGAAGAATGTAAATTTATAGATATCTAAAACATTATTCTTGATATCAATAATATAATTCCGTCTTAGAAGAATGTGAGTTTATAGGTATCTAAAACAAACAGAATATTATTGTGCAAATCACTATCGTTTTAGAAGAATGTAAATTTATAGGTATCTAAAAACAATATGTAGTATAAAAGATGAGGATGCTAGTTTTAGAAGAATGTAAATTTATAGGTATCTAAAACTGTTCGAGCGTGGTTTCAGCCTGTGAGATTGTTTTAGAAGAATGTAAATTTATAGGTATCTAAAACAGAAGCCTAAGTTTACCGGCACGATATCGCGTTTTAGAAGAATGTAAATTTATAGGTATCTAAAACCTCAAATTTACAGAAGATATCTATAAATTTTTGAATATTAAATAAAAATAGAATTAGGATAAAACCTACATTATTATGAGATAATATGCTGTTGTGTAACTCTAGCAGCAGTTATATCGCTGAAATCTAAACATCCATTATATTCAGTACATTCTTAGTGGAAGTGATTAAGCATTATAAACTCATAATAATATTTTCAAAGAGTATTACCAGCTATAAGCTGAGATTTATTTAAGGAAAACAAAATTATGAATTATATAGATTTTGTATTTGTAACAGACAAAGACAGTTTACCATGTAATCCAATAAATGAGGGATATGCAGGCAAACTTTTGAGAACAGGTAAAGCAAAAATTGTGAATCATGATCCTTTAGTGATTAAACGGTTAGATGATTATTCGTCTAAAAATGAAAACAGACATACTATTACGTTGAAAGTTGACACCGGGTTCGGGAACATAGGATTTTCAGCTAGTGATGATAAACATGAATATATTGCAGGACAGGTAGAATTATTATCTGGAATTAGTGATAGGCTCGTTACAAAAAAAGGATATAGAACACAAAGAAGATCCAGATTGAGATATAGGAGAAACAAAAATATTGACTACAAAACAGTAAATAATCCGACATATAAGAACGGAAATAAAGATGGATGGCTTGCACCATCTGTAATTCATAAAATTGAATCTCATGTTAGAGTGATTGATAGAATAGCTTCGTGGATTCCGATTGATAAAGTAATTATAGAAACGGCAAATTTCGATATACAGAAAATTAAAGCAACGCTAAATGGAACTGCAATAAATGGAATTGATTATCAGAAAGGAGAAATGTATGGATTTGAAAACGCAAAACAGTATGTAAGAGAAAGAGATAATTACACATGCCAAATTTGCAAAGAAAAATTAACAGACAAAAGGCATGTTGTTATAGAAGTCCATCATATCATTCCCAAATCAAAAGGTGGATCGAACAAACCAGACAATATGATTTCATTATGCCATTGCTGCCATAAAAAAGTACATGAGAATAACAATGATAATAAATTGTTTAGGGAATTGCGACAGAGAAAAATAATAAATACATATAAAGACGCAACGTTTATGAATACGATGCGATGGGAGCTTTATAACAGATTAAAAGAAAATTATGATGTGTCGATGTCTTTTGGATATATTACTAGAATGAACCGAAAAAATGCAGGGCTGGAAAAGTATCACTATACAGATGCAGTATGCATTTCTGAATATCACAAAATAACACTTACAAAAAATATTTATTTGGTTGAACAAAAGCGATGCAATGATAGATGTATGGAATCGTTTTTTGATGCAAAATACATTGATAGTAGGGATGGGAAAGTGAAGAAAGGAAGCGAACTTTGTAAATCAAGAGTTGCAACTGCAAGTTCAAAGCGATCCACCAAAAAAGAAGATATAGACAATAAAAGAATATATAGACAAGAAAAAGTGTCGAAAGGAAAGAGGCGGTATGAGAATCATTCATATTGTTTAAAGCCTGGAGATTTAATATATATAAATTATGGGAATCACAAAGGGAATATAGCAGAAGTCACAACAATGCAGAAAAATCCAAATGGTACATATAAAATTGTATTCAGCTATGCTAATCCTAAATGTAAAATTCCATCAATAAATATCAAAGAAAAAGAGTACGTGGAATTAACTCATAATCAATGTGAAAAAATAAAAATTGTGCGTACAAGGAGGGGAATGATTTGGAGAAAAGTAAATAGATTGGAGTTTGAAGAAAATACAACAGAACAAATAGATAGGAAAGTAAAAAAATAAGTAAGAAGGATTTGTTTATGGAAAAATTATTGATAGATATTTCCGAATATCAACAAAAGGTTTTGAGCTGTATTAGTTCAGAAGAAATTAATAAATTTTTCGACTCAACAATATTTGCTGGCACGCCCGAAAGTAGCATGTGTAAACATGCTATGATTCATGGAATGGCTATTGCAAGCATGATGACAAGTCAGTGCGATCATGTAATTGTTGAGGAAAGACCTATTGGACATTGGAATTTATTGGATGAATGTTCAAACGAAGGTGTGTATTGCTCTGTATGTAATAAAAAGGTTTACAAGAGATATTATGCAAATCAAAAAGTGAAATCAAGATTTTGCCCGAATTGTGGGGCGATAATGAGATAAAAAATAAATAAATAGCATTGACAAAAGAACAAATGTTCTGTATAGTAATATACAGAACACTTATTCTAATCCCAGGGTGTTGCAGCACCCGTCCCACCCAGTCTTCCGTAGTAAGTATGTAAGCAAGCGGAATCTCGGACTCTCCAATTATACACCGGATGGGAAAATTTGGCAAGAATTAAGTGTTCTTTTTGTTGTAGAAAGGAGAGTCCATATGTTGTATGTAATGGCTGTAATAGGGACTATTGAGGTAGTTTATCATGTATGCTATATTGTAAATACTATAATGGATGTTTATAAAACCATACATAAATAATTAAAAAGATGATTGGAGAAAACATATGAGCAAACAAGATTTAGTAAGAGCCGAAATGGTGAATGCTATGAAAGAGAAAGATAAAGAAAAGAAAGACACGTTAGCTTTACTTCTGGCTGCTTTAAAAAATGCAGAAATTGATAAAATGCGAGTTTTATCACCAGAAGAAGAGGATGCAGTAGTGCAGAAAGAGATCAAACAGACAAAAGAAACACTGGAAATGACACCGGCAGACAGAACGGATATTATTCAGCAGTGCAATAACCGCCTGGCAGTTCTGCAGCAATTCGCACCACAGATGATGGATGAAGCAGAAATTGAAAAGGTTATTTCTGATGTACTGAAGGATCTGGAATTAGATAGTCCAACCAAAAAGGAAAAAGGAAAGATCATGAAAGTTCTCATGCCACAGGTTAAGGGTAAAGCAGATGGAAAACTGGTAAATCAAATCTTAGAGAGGAGGTTGGCGTAATTGTGAGTATTGGTTTATTTGTAGGTGTAATTTTAATGTCACTTATTATTCTTGACGGGATTGGATATGCCATAGCAAATCATGTAAAACCGTTACAAAAGATTTATTGCAAGAGAGGCTGGCATTGTCACATGAAAGATTATGAAACAACTGGTTTTGATGGAGCGTCATTGCATTGCAGATGTAAATGGTGCGGATATGAAGGACTGGTAGACAGTCAAGGAAATTTATTTTAGAAAGGCGAATTAAATAAACATGAAACGAATTGTAAAAATATTTTCTGCTGAATCCGGAAAACATGTGAACACATTTATGTTATGTGGAAGTGGCAGTGGACATTTTGATGGACATGATATATACCAGTGGGTTTCATATCCATACGGAACTATTTATCCGGAAGTTTTTAAAGATGCAGATGAAGCACTTGCTTTTCTTGATAACAAAAAGGGAATTACTTATGAAGTAATGGGTGGATGCCAGTTGACTCTCATAAAAGAGAACGGTGATTATACAACAGCTTCGCCACTGGTAAGAACACCAATAAAAAGTAGAGGTAAATAAATGAGAAAGAAAATTATTAACAAAGTTGCTTGTTTTGCAGCTATTATATTCATTCTATGTACTACATGTACGGCATGTGGAAAAACATATCAAGAAGTAACCGGGCAAAAGGATAATACAGAGTATAGCCTTTGTGGAAACTATTTTACACTTATAACAGAGTGGGATGATTCAGGAGCAATTTATAGGATTGTGTATGCGAAAGATACCAAAGTGAAATATTTTATCGCCAAATCTGGTTATAAATTTGGTATAACACCATTATATAATGCTGATGGTACAGTACAAGTTTATGGAGAGTAGAAAAACTATGGGACGGAAATTCAAAATTGATAATGATGCCTATGGTGAAGGTATCAAAATGTATAATAAAGCCACGATAGAACTTGTTCCTGGTATTACGGTTTTGATTGGTTGCAATGGTGCTGGTAAGTCAACACTATTGAAACAGTTATACGGAATTGTACAAAAAGATAATATCCCATGCGTGATGTTTGACAATCTAAAGGATGGTGGCAGCAATGAAAGAAACAAAGCCAGATTTTACGGAGATATTACATTTCTTGCAACAAGCATGTGTTCCAGTGAGGGAGAGAACATAGCATTAAACATGGGGAACTTTGAGAAAATGATTGGATCAATGTTCCGGAATAATCCGAATGATAACGAATATTGGATTTTTGCTGATGCAGTAGACAGCGGATTTAGCATTGACAATGTTGTTGAATTAAAAGATGAACTTTTTAAATTGATTTTAGATATTCATAAAGATAAGGAAGTATACATTGTAATTACGGCAAACACATATGAAATGGCAAGAGGGGAACAGTGCTTCGACGTAATAAATGGAAAATATGTGTCCATAAAAAGTTATGAGAAATATCGCAGCGTTATTTTAAAATCAAGAGACAAAAAAGATGCCAGATATAAAAAATAATCAATAAGATAAAAGAAATAATAGTTGACATACAAAAGAAATGGTGATATTATATAGAAGGTGGTAAAAATAGTAATTTGTTTAATAATTGTATTTGGTTTTATATATGGGAGAGATTATTTTAGATTTTTTGAACCGTTTGGAAGTTCAGGAAATTATTTTCAATCAGGAACATATATATTATCAATAAAGTGGTGGAATGTAAAATTCAACTGGTATGTTATTTATGATAAATGGCATATTGATATTTCATATACATTTCCTATAAAAGAACACATACTTAGAGAGTATGTTGTTGTTATTTCCAGTGCAGGTATAAAAACCTGTACTGTTGATATAGATAAAGATAAACAAAATAAAAGAAAGGAAACAAGATGAAAAAAGGACTAACAAGTAGACAGGTGGTTGAAAACCGAGAAAAATTTGGGACAAACAAGCTACCAGAGAAAAAAATGAAAACTGGACTGCAGTTCTTCATGGAAACATTTAAGGATCACATAAACCAGATTCTTTTAGCCATGATGATTGTGTTCACAGTTATTGCAGTGTTTGGACAGGGTTCTTATTCAGAACCGATTGGCGTTGCAGTAGTATTACTTGCTATTGCGCTTCTTGGAATGAATATAGGATTAAAAAGCCAGAAAAGTGAGAAAGAATTAAGAGATAGGACATCGGTTCATTATTGCAATGTGGTTAGGGATGGAAAGATAGAACATATTAACACGGATGATCTTGTTGTTGGAGATTTGGTTATTGTTCAATCAGGTGAGGCTATTTATGCAGACGGATATCTTGTTGAAGGAAATTTAAAGGTAGATAATTCTGTTTTAAATGGAGAATCTGAGCCATGTAAAAAAAGTGCCTGGAATAAAGAAAATCCACATATCGAAATCGGTGGAAAAAGAAAAGCAAATTCAGATGATTATGTAAATGATTATGCATTATTCTCCGGAACAACAGTGGTTGACGGTGAGGGAAAAATGATTGTAACCAATGTTGGAGTTAATACGGTAAACGGTCAAACAATCTCAACTATTGATGAAATCGAAGAAACAAAAACATCGTTGGAAATTCAGTTAGAGGATCTTGCTAAACAGATTAGCAAATTCGGGTATATTGGAGCTTCAATTATTGTAGTAGCGTTAATCATCACAAATATCATTCAGTATGGTGGCGTTGCAGAATATTTTGGAATTGGTTGGATTGGAGTTCTGAAGAATATTCTTACTATTGCAGTAACCGCACTTACCATTATTGTTGCAGCAGTGCCGGAAGGTTTACCACTTATCATTAATCTTATAACAGCACAGAATGCGAAGATTATGATTAAGCACAATGTCCTGGCAAAACATACGAATAAAATTCCGGAAGCGGGAAATATTCAGTTGCTTTGTACTGATAAGACAGGAACACTTACAGTCGGAAAACTTGTTCCAGTTGAAAATGTAATGGGTAACGGAGAAAAAGTTACAAGTGGAACAATGGTGGATAGCTTATTCAAGTTGAATGTAGCGTTAAATAGTAGTGCTATGTATGACGAGAATAAAAACATTGTAGGCGGAAATGCAACAGAAAGAGCATTGCTTACTATGATTGATAGTGATGAATATAAAACAATCACTGATTCTGTAAAAGTAACGAATGCAAAGAGCTTCAACAGTGCAAATAAATTCAGTGCAGTTGAAACTGATGGAAAAGACGGAAAGATTACATACTATAAAGGCGCACCAGAGCGTTTGATTGATGTAGCTGTTTCATATGAAGATGAAAATGGCACACATACAGTTGAAAGAAATAAATTAAAAGATATTGTAAAATCATACACGGTAAAAGCAATGCGAGTAATTGCAACAGGATATAGTAGATCAGCACTGCCGGAAAATGGTTTACCTGATGATCTTATCATTACTTCATTGGTTGCTATTCGTGATGATGTACGTCCAGAAGTACCAGAAGCAGTTGAAAGAATGCATGATGCAGGTGTTCAGGTTATGATGGTAACTGGTGATGTCATTGATACAGCAAAAGCTATTGCGAAAGATGCCGGGCTTATCAAAGATGACACAGATATTGCGATGTCCGCTATTGATTTTGATGCATTATCCGACGAAGAAGCAAAAGAAAAATTGCCACATATCAAGGTTATCGCAAGAGCTACACCGAATACAAAGCTGAGAATTGTGCGACTGGCACAGGAACTTGGACTTTGTGTTGGTATGACTGGTGATGGCACAAACGATGCACCAGCTTTAAAGGCTGCGGACGTTGGCTTTTCAATGGGATCTGGAACAGATGTGTGCAAAGAAGCTGGAGACATTATTATTACAGATGATAATTTTGTATCAATTACGGATGCAGTTCTTCTTGGAAGAACATTCATGCACAATGTTATGAAGTTCCTGAAATTCCAGCTACCTATCAATGTAGGTCTGGTAATTCTCAGTATTTTATATCCGATTATTATGGCTGTAGAAGCAGTTGCAGCAGTGCAGATTCTTGTAATTAATATCGTTATGGACTCTCTTAATTCTCTTTCCTTTGGTGGAGAACCAGCAAAAGAAGAGTATATGAAAGAAAAGCCTATTCCAAAAGGATCGAAACTGTTATCAAAAGAAACTGTTAGTCAGATTGCGGTATCAGTTATGGCATTTATAGGAATTTTTGGACTCACATTATTGCCAGCTATACAGAATATATTTGGAAATAACGAAGAAGTTTATGCAACAGCGAGATTTGCATTACTTGTGATGATGGCAACATTCAACGGTTTCAATATCAGAACAGATGGATTTAACCTGTTTAAAGGAATCGGCAAGAACAAACTTTTTGTAGAGATAGCAATTGCGATTTTTGCCATTACATTTTTACTTGCACAGTTTGGTGGGGAAATCATGGGATGCACAGCAATGACGCACACACAGTGGGGTGTAACGGTAGCTCTGGCATTCTTAATTATTCCGATTGATCTTGTGAGAAAAGCAATCATTAGAAGAAAGTAGGAAATCATATGGTTAAAAGAGATAAAGAGTACAAGAAAATTGAAAATATAACATTGGGTTGTTACGCCGTAGGGTTGTGGCTTGCATGTGTAACAAAGTTTCTGCCATTTATCCTTTTAACTGTTATGGCATATCCTATTTCATTTCGAGTAGTAGATAATAAATGGAGTGGTAGAAAATGCCACTCCTAGAAAAAGAAAGGAAATAAAAATGGGATTCTTCGGTAAAATTTTTGGAAAAGAAGATACACCGGAAGTTGAGACGCATAATGACATCAATATCAATGAATCAAAAGAGAACTTAAATAAAGTTCTGGTAAATCTGTCAAAAGAAAGTAAAGTAGATCTGACAAAACATATTGCTAGAGTTGCACTTGCTATGGACTATTCTCGTTCAATGTCAGAAGTATTTCACGATGGTTCATTGCAGAGAACTATTTCAAGATTACTTCCGATTGCATTAAAATTTGATGACAATGGAAAACTTGAATCTTGGCTGTTTTCAAACGGTTATAAAAGTCTTGTTGCGGTTTCAAAGAGTAACTACGAAAAATATGTGAAAAACGTTATGCTGGAATCTGGAATGAGTATGGGCGGTACAGAATATGCACCGGTGCTTAGAGATATAGTTAGATATTATAAGGACGTAGAGCCGAGCGGAACTCCAGCGTTTATTATCTTCATTACAGACGGAGAAAATGAGGATAAATTAAGAACAAATGAGATCATTCTGGAATTATCCAAGTACAATATTTTTGTCCAGTTCATCGGAATTGGTAGAGAAAAATTTGAGTATCTCAAACGGCTTGATAATCTCAACGGAAGAAAACATGATAATACGGGATTTACGGCAGTAGAGGATATGGATAAGCTCAATGATGAACAGCTTTATACGGAAATTTTACGGCAGTATAAAGATTGGTTAAACAAGAAATAAAATAAAAAAGTTCAATAAAAAGGAGAAAATATTATGGTAAGTTTAGTAAAAGGACAGAAAGTAGATCTTACAAAAGGAAACGCAGGATTAAAGCAGATTATCGTTGGTCTTGGCTGGGATGCAAATAAGTACGATGGTGATGATTTTGACCTGGATGCATCAGCATTTCTTCTCGGTGCAAATGGAAAAGTAAAGAGTGATAAAGACTTTATATACTTTAACAATAAAAAGCATCCAAGTGGCGCAGTTCAGCATATGGGAGATAATCTCACTGGTTCAGGCAATGGAGATGATGAGCAGATTATTGTTGATCTGACAAAAATTCCTGATGATATTGAAAAAGTTGCATTTGCTGTAACTATCTATATGGCAGAAGAAAGATTACAGAACTTCGGTATGGTTTCAAACTCTCATATTAGAATGGTGAATAAAGAAACAAATGAAGAAATGATTCGTTATGACCTGGGAGAAGATTATTCAACAGAGACAGCAATGGTTCTTGGCGAACTGTACCGCCACATTGGAGAATGGAAGTTCAATGCAATCGGACAGGGATATTCTGGCGGTTTACAGGCACTTTGCAATAGCTTCGGGGTTTAAGTAGGAGGAAATAAAGAATGGCAGTAAGTTTAACAAAAGGACAAAAAGTAAATCTTTCAAAAGCAGTAGAGAAACTGGCAAATGTAACTGTAGGACTTGGATGGGATATGGCACAGAATGGAAACAGCATTGATTGTGATTCTTCTGTGTTCGTACTTCGTGAATCTACAAAACAAATCTCAAAGAAAATAAAATCTGGGCTGTTCGGGATTTTCTCAAAAACAAAAACAGAAGAAGTTGCAGAATGCGGTCTGACAAGATCTGATGATATTGTTTATTATGGAAACCTTACACATGACAGCGGTTGTATTAAGCACAGAGGCGACAACCTTGTTGGTGGAACAGGTAAAAGGAATGATGATGAACAGATTGCAATTGATCTGAAGAAAATGCCAGAAGATATTAAAAAGTTAGTTGTAGCTGTGAATATTTATAACTGCAGGGTAAGAGGGCAGCATTTTGGAATGATTAAAAACTGTTATACAAGAATCGTAGATGATGCGACCAAAGAAGAAATCTGTCGCTACAATCTTACAGATGATTATAACAGATGTACAGCACTTATTGTTGGTGAATTATATCGTGATGAAAACAACGAGTGGCAGTTTAAAGCCATCGGAGAAGGAACGCATGATAGCAGTATTCCAGATATGGCAAAAAGATATAAATAAGGAAGGAGATAAAGTAACATGTCAGTAAGTCTTAAAAAGGGAGAAAGAGTTGCATTATCAAAAGATAGTATTGTAGACGGAATTTCTGTGGGTCTTGGTTGGGACACAGCAAAATACGATGACGATGGAGATTTTGATTTAGATGCATCCGCTTTTGTTGTTACAAAAACAGGAATGACAAGATGCGATGAAGATTTTATATTCTACAATAACCTTGAACATCCGAGCGGTGGTGTTATACATAGTGGCGATAATCTTACCGGATCTGGCGATGGAGATGATGAGGTTATTAAGGTCATTCTTGAAAAACTGCCAAAATATGCAGAAAGAATTGTATTTTGTGCAACTATCTTTGAAGCAGAACGCCGTATGCAGAATTTTGGAATGGTTGATAACTCATACATTCGTGTTATTAATAACAAGAATGGAAAAGAAATTGCAAGATATGATCTTAAAGAAAAATTCGGAAATTCTACTGCTATTATTGCCGGAGAAATTTATCGTGATGGAAATGATTGGAAATTCCACGCAATCGGTGAGGGTGTTGTAAGAGGGCTTGAAGAACTCTGTGAAAAATTTGGAATTGAGGTAGCGTAAAATGACAGTAGGTACAAGTAACGTAGTAATTTTTTGTATTTGCCTTTTGGTTGTTGTTGCAGTAGTGGCACTAATAGTCAATAAAACATTCTTTAAGCAGCTTGTAATCAAGTTTAGAGGAAGAACCGAAGAAGTAGTGAGACAGGATGCTTCTACACCAGATGGTGCAAGAGATTATTTCAACAATGCAATTAGAGAAAAAGAAACTTTATACAGCAATGCAGAACGGTCATATACAGAAATTGCCGGGAAGCTGGATGAAGCAGAGAAAGAGCAGTACGACTTAAAGAAAGAGTTAATGAAGATTGACAAATCCATTAACAGTTGCTTTGACTCTGGTGATGAAGAAAATGCCAGGCAGTATGCAATGAAAAAAGTTACCGTTCAGGGAAAAATCAATACATTAAAGGAAACTATCGAAGAGTACAAAAAAGCAAAAGAACAGCAGGAAGAAATCCGCAATGCAATTAAGCAGGAGCTTGATGAACTCAAAGAAGAGAAAGAAAGAACAGTTTACCAGATGGAAGCAGATCAGCAGATTATTTCTTTACATGAGGGAATGAATGCAAGTGCAAGTTCAAGTGAAAGTGATCGTATGCTTGAAAGAGTAAGAGAGGGTGCGCAGAGAACCAGAGAACGTGCTGCAGGTGCTCAAATTGCATATGATACCAGTTCTGAAGCTATGAACCGTAGAATGGAAGCGCAAGAAAGAAATCGCGAAGCTGATGATATTCTGGCAGAAATGAGACGTAGGCGAGGTAACAAATAATGATTGTTATAAATATCGGAGCATTTGTCGTTTGTATCGCAACAGCTTTTGTTGTTGGTTTCGGTATTGCAAAAGCTAAAAAACATAAAAGATAAAGTATGTTTGGTGGAACAGGATTTATTCTGTTCCGCCATTACTATAAGAGGAATAATTGTATATGAAACCATTAGTGATTGAGGCAAAAGAAATACCCTATAAAGGTGAATACGTTTTGTACATGGGAATACATGATCTTCCTATTGATGAAAAAATTATATACCAAAGTGCTGAATTTTTCATATGTGGGAGAGAATATGATAATACAAAAGAGTATTGTTGTTGTAATAAGTTAGAAATATTTACAGAATCATTGAAAGATAATGAAGTTCCAGAAGATGTGTATTCTAAATGGAAAGTGTATTATTCAAAAATGGATAAAAATGAACTTATAGAAAATTACAAAAATACACATGCGCATGTATTTGTTAGAGTATTTAATGGGAATAAAAAGTGGGATTATGAGAAAAGAAATTTTTAATAAAGAATTGATAGAAAAATATCGTGATGAAAATGGTTGGATTTCTGCAATTTATAAGCCAGAAGATTTTTTTAATGATAGTGAAAAGAAACGAAGAGAAGTGACGGTCATGGTGTCATTGAAAAACAACCGTGTTACTGTCGTGAAGCGAATGTATTGGGAATATAGTAATTCGTGGAGTTATGGCAGAAATCTTGGAGCTTCTGTTACAGCCTGGCAACCACTTCCAGAATCATATAAGAAGGTAATATGATGAAAAGACTCGATCCGAACATGGATGGCAAAGATCATATCAATGTGTACAGTGGGAGTCAAACAGAGCTTGGACGCATGTTGAGCAATTTCTACAGGCAAGAGATAGAGACAAAAGACGGAAAGTTTATGTCTGTAGAGGCATATTGGTTTTGGCTTGGTATTTCAGATGAATGCCCGGCGAAAGATGAACTAAGAGAACTATCTGGATATGATGCGAAGAAATGTGGCACTCAGTTGCGATTGTATTATCCTATTGAGAAGCCAGTAGAAGATTTCGAGGATCGTATCATTAGATCCATTTGGTATAAAGTGAAGCGGCACGTTGACCTGTTTTTGCCGGAATATAAGGATTTGCCACTAAAACATTATTACGTGTATAGTGGTGGAACTGTACGAGATGTTTACGGTAAATACTGGTGGATGATGGAAGCTGAAGAAAAGATGAAAAAGTATATCTATAAAGAATTGGAGAAAAGGAATGGATAATACAGAAAATATTGAAGAGATCAAGAAACTGTTCAAGGAACGTGGTATGGCTTATAAAGGAGATCTTATTGAGTCATTATCGGAAGAAGAGTTTAGAGCCGGATGCATTAAGTTCTATATCCCACCGGAAGATGATGATGCGTGCGGAGAAAGTATCTGGGGATGGACAACACCAGAGGATAAAGAGAAATACAATGATGATGATTTCTATGGAGAGATAAAAGCAATTCTTACCAATCAGCCACTCAACTATTGTGGTGCTTTAGCTTGGGGTTGTGAAGTTGTACTTAAATGCAACGGTGCAGATCGTCCGGATCTTTCCAATGACTTTATCGAAAATGTATTGCAACCGATTATGAATAAAGAACGGAGTGAAGAAAATGAGTGAAAAGAACATGAACTGGGAATTTCTGGCAAATAAGGATTATGCTTTTTTAACAGAAGATCCAGCATTAGGAGATAATGTTATTCTTCTTACATATGGTGGCAGTCACGCCTATGGTACGAATATTGCTACATCAGATACGGATATTCGAGGAATCACTTTTAATCCTATCGAGAGTTTACTTGGAAACATTGAGTTTGAGCAGTTCGAGGATCGCAACACCGATACTGTAATTTATGGATTGAACAAAATGATTGACTTGTTGCTTTCTTGTAATCCTAACTGCATAGAAATTCTTGGATGTAAGCCAGAACACTACTTTATTATCAGTCCAGAAGGGCAGTTACTTCTTGATAACAGAAAAATCTTCTTGTCCAGGAGGGCAATTAAAACTTTTGGTGGATATGCGAATAGCCAGTTACGCAGACTGCAGAATGCGCTTGCAAGAGATTCATACCCACAAGCAGAAAAAGAAAAACATATCCTGGGTTCAATCACACATGCTATGGAGGACATTGTGAGCCGGTATCATAAAATCAATGGCGAACCAATAAAATACTCATTTTGTGGCGATCATGGGGCTTTACGGCACGCATTTAGCGAGTACAATACTGTAATGCGCCGTATGGAAAGTGTGAGACAGTTTGAATATGGCAGTATTGAGCTATACCCGGATGTTTCTGAAAGAGAAGATATGGAAGTAGAAATGTTCTGCGATGTAGTTTTGCACCATTACCCCCTAAGAGATTATAGAAACATATGGAGTGAAGTCAATACCATTGTTAAAGATTACGACAAACTTGGTAAAAGAAATACAAAGAAAGATGACTTGCACCTTAATAAGCACGCTATGCATCTTGTACGGTTGTATCTTATGTGTATTGACATTTTAACGAAAGAAGAAATTATTACATACCGGGAAGAAGATCACGACTTGCTTATGAGCATTCGTAACGGTGAATATCAGAAATCGGATGGGACGTATCATTCTGAATTTTTTGAGTTGGTTGATAATCTTGAAAAGAAGATGAAGTACGCCGCAGAAAATACATCATTACCAGAACAACCAGATAAAGAGACTGCTTATGAAATGCTTGTTGAAATGAACAAAGAACACATTCTAAGAACCAAATATTCCTGGAAATAATTTCCAGTTAAAAGAAATAAATATTTACATATTACGACATATATGGTAAAATGAGGTTTAGCAATCAGGAGGTGTATTAATATGAAGAAGGCAATTGTATTTTTAACAGCATTCACGCTTATGTTTTCGGCTGCTGGATGTGGCAAAGAAGTAGTTGTAAATGAATATGGAGAAGAAACTTTTGTTTATGGTGATCTCATAGAAATTAGTCATCGAGATTATAATACAACTAAGAGAGAAAGCCTTGTGTATGATAAAAATACAAAAGTTATGTATTGGCTTTTTTATGATACCTGGGATGGTTGTATGTCTGTATCTCCATATTACATTGTTGATAAAAATGGAAAACCAGAGATAGGAGTGTATAAAAAGAATTATGAACCTTGATATAATTATGCCAAGTAATGTAAAAATGATTTTAAACAAAATAAAAGAAAACAAACATGAGGCGGTTATTGTTGGGGGATGTGTGAGAGATTCTATTATGGAATATATGCCGCACGACTGGGATATTGCTACATCAGCACAGCCAACAGAAATAATAGAGATATTCAAAGATTTTCGTATTATGACTGCTGGATTGAAGCATGGTACAGTAACAATAATAATTGACCATGAACCATATGAGATAACTACATATAGAGTTGATGGAAAATATACGGATTATCGTCGCCCTGATACAGTAAGTTACACAAGAAATTTGGCTGAAGATTTGCTGCGAAGGGATTTTACAATTAATGCAATTGCTTATGACGGAGAAAATATCATTGACTTACATGATGGTGTCGATGACATAAAAAATAAAATTATAAGATGTGTAGGAAATCCAGACGACAGATTTAGAGAAGATCCTCTTCGTATTCTCAGAGCTTTAAGATTTGCTGTTAGATTCAAGTTCAAAATAGAAGAAAATACTGCAACAGCGATGAGAAAACATATGAAGCTGCTCGATCACATTGCGATTGAAAGAAAGCAAAGTGAGTTTACAAAAACTATTTGTACAGACAAAATTAGTGGCAACTTTGATATTTTAAAAGAATACCAGGATATTTTGAGCTATATTATGCCGGACATTGCCAAGATAACAAAGTGGGATAAAACAGTAGACATGATTCGAAATTGTGATAACTTGTGTGAAAAGCTGGCAATTTTAATTGATATGGCTAAAATAGAGAACTATCATATAGTAGCTGATATTCTTATGAAATACCCAAATAAAGTTTCGAAGTCTGTATACAACATTATGGAATGTAGAAAAGAACTTATTACGGACTCTATTAGAAGTATAAGACGTTTATTATCAAGATATCAAAAAGAAGATATAATAAAAACTATTAACTTTAAGTTGGCAAAAATGATATCTGATGAAAATGCCGGAAAATCAATGATACAGTGTTTATATAAAGCACAAGATATCGTTGAAGAAATATGCTCAAATCCATGTGAATATTGTTATGATTTGAAACATTTGGATATAAATGGACATGATTTAAAAAATATTGGCATTCCAGATGTTGAGATTAGTCATTATCTCAATGGTCTTTTACAACTTGTGATTGCCGGGGCAGTAGAAAATAATAATGAAAAATTAATTGAGGTTGCAAGAATTTCAAGATTTTGAAAATATTCTATTGACGTATACTGTTATTGAGAGTAAAATAAAAACATACGTTCGATTAGAAAATTTCGCTACTTACTTGGATTCTGTCGAAAGGGGAATAGAGGAATGAAGTTTAACTATCAAGAAAACATGTGTGTGAATGTAAAAGAAGCTATTGAGAAATCCACAAAAAATGATTACGTAGATTTTGGCGATGCACTTGGAGTTATTGTACATAAATCTTCTTATTTTGAGGTGATTATTGTGTATGACGAAATCCATGATATTGTAAGCGTCGAAATTGTAAAAAACGATACTGATTGTCTGAAGATTCGAGAAAAAGACCTGGAAATGACAGATGAAGAAAGAGATTTAATCGTGAAAGAATTGAGCACCCACATAAGCTAAAGGAAATAATTGTTGTTTTCATGTTGACACCTCTTGAAAAATATGTTATCTTTAAGATAACAAAATATAGAAAGGGGTAGTCGCATGAAATCAACAGACAGTAGGAATCAATTAATTGAAAAAGTGAAATCATTCATTATGGGTATTAGCCCGGCAAAGACTAAAGAGCTTGAAGAAGAAATCATGCATGACAATAAGATTACAACAGGTGATTTCTTAAAGATGCTGTCTGGAAGATATTCACTTGAAGATGCAAGCGATGCAGAGTTATATTGGATTTTAAATGCTGCCTCAAAAGTATCAAAAACTGTTGGGAAAATAGAAGATTATTTTGAACCAGCAGAAATTATGAATTATAAATATTACGATCCAGAAAATGATAATAATAGTTATAAAAATGGAATCGTTTTTAAGCATGTACAAAAGCTTGCCGATAATCAATATATGTTTCCGTTAAGTGTAGGCGAGATTAAGAAGCTGAAAAATGCCAATAAACTACAAATCATACCTGAGTTGCAGCGAAACTATAAAAAAGATAAATACGGTGAGTTAAAAACAAAAGTAAATAAGAAAAGTGCTAGAGAAATTGCAAATCTTATAAATAACGGTGAGTTCTTTTATAATGGTATAAGATTTAATCTGATGGACGACGGTGAAGCTGATCCTCCAGTTTACAATGAGGATAATGAAACTTTGACAATAACATCAGGAACAATTATTGTACCAGACGGAAATCATCGTTCTATTGCGTGTGAATTATCTACAAAACACCAGGATGATAAATTTGGTATATTTTTCACATATTTAACTGCAACAGATACCAGAAGAATCTTAAATCAGGAATGGACAACTGTTCCTATTCCAAAACGTCACAAAGATGCTATGAAGCTGACTGTACAGAATAAGATTGTTGACTCAATTATGAGAAGTAGTGATGCAGATGAGTTGTATGTAAAGAATATTACAAAAGATGGCGTTGAACTTAGAAGAGGAAGCGGCTTTATTCTATATATTGAATTTGCAGAGGCTATATCAAGATATTATGATGTAGAATTGCTAAAAACAAAAGCAGATCAGGATGAATTAAGAGACTGGCTGATTACATTTATGAATTATCTTACAAAAATTATGTATGATGATTTTAGTAATTTTGCGAAGGTAAAGAAAACAAAATGGTCAGTTCATAAATAAATCCTTTCGTTTGTCATGGGCGGAAACCCACTGCCTTTAGGCGGTGGGAGGAGCCTTGTAAATTGTTATCTATTATCCTTGACTCTCAATATATTTTTGTATAGTTGCTGATGACACTTCTCCAATGCTGCAAGCAAAATAACCATCTGACCAAAATATTTTTTTCTTCCAATACTGTTTTGATAAGACCGAATTATACTTTTGCCATAAGTAGTATGTTGTTTCCTGCTTTACAATTTTAACAATGTCGCATACTCTATCCGTTGCATCATAACTTAACAAAAAATGTATATGGTCTTTGTCTGTTTCCATAGCAATTATTTCGTAGCCACGAGTATTAGCTATATCGAGAATCTTTTGTTTCACATCATCAGCAATAGAGCCTTGTAGTAGTTGTTTGCGGTATTTGGTTACAAGAACTATATGTACTTTCAGACTGTATTTTCGTCTGTTATGACGATAATATCTATTATCCATAAATCACCTCTGATAGTTATTGACGTTCACTAAATATTAGTATACACTATTGCTAGTGAAGTATCAATGAGAGGAATAAATTTTATGGAACAGATAACTATAACTGCAAAAGTTCAGATAGTTGCAACTGATACAGATAAAGTTTTGCTTAATAAAACAATGTCTGTTTATTGTGATGCCTGTAATTATGTTTCAGATTATGTATTCCGCACACATGACCTAAAGCAGTTCTCACTCAATAAAATTTTGTACTCTACTCTAAGAGAAAAGTTCAGTCTCAAATCACAAATGGCGCAGTCTGTTTTTAAAACGGTTATCGCAAGATATAAGACCATTCTTGAAAATCAGAATGAATGGATAAAACCATCTTTTAAAAAACCTCAGTACGACCTGGTTTGGAACAGAGATTATTCTTTAACTCAAAACTGCTTTTCCGTTAATACGCTTAATGGTCGTGTGAAACTTCCTTATTTTGCTGAGGGTATGTCTAAGTATTTTAACCATTCTATTTACAAGTTTGGTACTGCCAAACTTGTAAATAAACATGGTAAATACTATCTGCATATACCAGTTACCTATGAGGTTGAAGAAAGTAATATTTCTGATATTTGTAATGTTGTAGGTATTGACAGAGGTATTAACTTTGTTATTGCAACTTATGACAGTAAACATAAGTCTGGATTTGTTAGTGGTAAAGCTATTAAACAGAAACGGGCTAATTATTCCAGGCTTCGTAAAGAACTTCAAATGCGACATACGCCATCCTCAAGGCGAAGACTAAAAGCTATCGGTCAGCGAGAAAACCGTTGGATGCAGGATATTAACCATCAGGTATCGAAGGCACTCGCCACCGGTAATCCAAAGCATACTCTCTTTGTATTAGAAGATTTGACTGGTATTCGCAATGTTACAGAACGTGTCAAAACAAAAAACCGCTATGTTTCTGTATCATGGTCTTTTTATGACCTTGAGCAGAAGCTGATTTACAAAGCGAAGCAGAATCAATCTTCTGTAATAAAGGTGGATCCTCGTTATACCAGTCAATGCTGTCCTGCTTGTGGACATACTGAAAAGTCTAATCGTAATAAGAAAATACATTTGTTTACTTGCAAAAACTGCGGTTATACGTCTAATGATGACCGTATTGGAGCTATGAATCTGTATCGTATGGGAATAAACTATCTTGCTGATAGCCAAGTACCTAATACAGTTGTAACAGAGTAAACTCTGCTACAAAGGGTGCTGTCAACCACCCAATGATGTAACGCCACTTTAGGCAGCAATGCCTATTGGGGATAAAAGGTCGGAGGCGTAAGCCGTTACTACGACTGGGCAGTTACAAGCCCATTACCTTTAGGTGATGGGTAGTTGACTATCTGGCGATTAACTATTATATAATGATAAGTAGCATTTTAAAGGGGAACCCTGAATGGAGAGAAATCTTAACTCAAATTATCGCAAATACTGACTTTACAGATAATGAAATTAAAAAATATTGCGTAGATGGTAACAGACGACACTTTTTCCAGTTTTGTAAAGAAAAGGAGGACGCTATATGTACAATGATAAAATGAAAAAAGATTTTTTGAACACATTAGCGAACGAAAATTCTTATAAAGCATATATACGTATTTTCCAAGGCATTGAAGATCTTGAATCAACATTCAATAAAGATATTTGTGAAATGAATACGGATGAAATACTTACGGTTTTGGATCTTAAAACAGGAGCAAAAGCCGGAAACCTTATACAGACAATGAGTTTATTAAAAAGCTATGTCGATTGGTGCTTGCAAAATGGAAAAATTGTTGGAGAAAATAATTTTGAAAAAATAGATTTTAGCGAAGTTAACCAGTCGCGTTCTCTTCTGGCGCAATACTTAAAAGATGAAGAAGAATTTGAAAAAATGTGTTCTGAGGTATATAAGATAACATCAGATTACAACGATGGTGTAGAAAAGCCAAATGAGCTGTTAGTTCGTTTGATGTTCCTTGAGTTAGAACCGGAAGAGATTATGAATTTAAAGAAAACTGATGTTGATTATGAGAATATGATAATTCATAGTCCTTTATATCCAATTGACTATCATGTGTCGCAAAAGGAACTGTTGTTATGTAGATTTTGCGCAGAGCAGGAATCCGTTGATTATGCAGAATCAGAGAGGTCAAAAGATAAAAAAGAACGCATTTGTGATAATGAATATTTGATAAGATCAAGAGTTAGTGCATTGAGAAAAGGAAGATCTGAGAATGCCACAATAAGCACTGTTAGGATCATGCGCACTGCCAGAGAATTTTATGAAAAATATTATGAAGAAAGTAATATATACAAAAAACTTACTCAATCAAAACTGGCAGAAAGCCACAGATTAATTAGAATACACAAATCCGGTACACCTATGGAATATATTGATACAATAATTAGAAATGAAATTCTTGTAAAAGAACCGAATATAAAAAGCACAACGATGTATTCCAGGTTATTTAATTTGAAGAAATTATATGAAACTTGGGAAAAGGCGTTTTATCAGAATTAATGGGTGGGAACTTTCTCACCCTACCGAATAATAAGAGATAAAAGAAATAAAAAATATGTTAAAATACTATTGACAAAAACAGAAAAGTATGATAATATATAATTGTTCAAGAGAGAACAAAAGAAATAAATAGGCTAGGGTAGCTCAATTGGTAGAGCGCATAAAAGAAAAATGTGTCTAGCATTCAGACACTTACAGCAAAATTCTTTTCCATTACATACAGGATGTTGTTATGAGTTCAAGTCTCATCCCTAGCGATCAAAGACACACGCAGCAAATGAATAAAAGGATAAAGAAAGATTTTGGTGGTCTGACGAAACGGTTCAAATCCGTCCTGTGTCTTGAAAATGCAGAGTTTGTAACTTGACATTGTGGGTGTTCAGTGGCATCTGACCCGGACTGCATTGGATTTATTGGGTATTGTATAACCTACTAAGAGGGATATCTTAGTCAACACCGAAATAATAAATATGGGATTGATCTGGTTGATGCTTTTGAATGTGTATTGCGGTGGGAAGCACATACAGCAATTTTACACAAGATGAAAACTTTCGCATGTTTTTAGTTGCGGTTCGATTCCGCACGATCCCAAACCCCCCACCATTGTTTTTTAAATAAGATAAACAAAATAAAGAAAAAGCTGTGATAGCTCAAATGGTAGAGCAACGTTAAGTCAACCAATGTGTCTAGTATTAGGCATATACAGCAATTTTAACGATAGCATGTTAAGCCGTAGGTTCTTGGTTCGAGTCCAAGTCACAGCGTCGGCGTATAGACAAAATGGGTAAAGTCATCGGTTAAAAATCGTTTATCTGTTCCACCCTCCACAAAACCGAAATGTGTCGGGTTCGAATCCCGGCTACGCCAATAGATTATGTGACCTTGTACGATGTACAGGACAAGCGCATGTCTGGTTGTATAATCTACGCTAGCTGTAAAATTTTGATTTCTGCTATCAAGATTTATACAGACGGTGAAACTTCTGATGCCAACGGATGAATGCTAAAGCAGATAGCATTTGAGGCACAAATGTCTTTGCGAAGTTTCGGTTGGCGTGTTAGTGCCTTTTAGCAAGGACTGGATATCCACATTACAATTTGTTACAGTTTTTACATCTATCATTGTTACGTTTTTATGACATTCTGGAAAGACAGAATGTAGCGAATATAGCTCAGTTGGTAGAGCACCACGCTGTTGTGTTGGAGGCACTGGTTCAAATCCGGTTATTCGTTTTAGGCAAGTGGCGGAGTGGTATACGCGGCGATAATTTTTTATGAACCGTGTCTAGCATTTAGACACATACAGCAATTTCAAAATTTTAAAGAAAATGGAAAATGTAGGAATCGCTTTACACGGGTTCGATTCCCGTCTTGCCTTTTCAGGACTGTTAGCTCAGTTGGTCAGAGCAGTCGGCTCATAACCGATCGGTCAGGGGTTCGAGTCCCTTACAGTCCACTACCAAAGACACTAAACAGCAAAGAATCAAATTATACTGTGCGTAGGTGAAGAAAAAGTGTCTTGAAAAATGTGCATGTAGCTCAGTCGGGAGAGCATCTGACAAGAATAAATAATGAGACTTGTAAAAGCCTTTGACAGCAACTATAGATATGGGAATCGGATTAGTCGCAAGTTCAAGTCTTGCCATGCACATTCTAATTTTTTATACATTTCATCAAAGGTAAAAGTAATAATGTATAGGAATTAATAACTTTAAAAGTGATTCGAAAAATTAGGAGGAAAACCAATATGGGTTTTATGGATTCTGTAGAAAAAGAATTAATAAACGGCGATATGAACAGAAGCCGGACAGAGAATGGCGCACTGGGTTACAGAACAACCGGGAAATATCTGCTTGATCTGAATTTCGCCACTGCATCATTAAGAAAAATGCAACCAACAGAAATCACTGGTAAATTTACTGATGCATTTCTGGATAACAAACTGTATGCACTGAAATGGCTTTTCTATCTGCGTGACGCAAGGGAGGGGCTTGGAGAAAGAAGAAGCTTCAGAGTTATTATGAACCATCTGGCGAACACTGAACCAGATATTGTGAAAGCGTTTGTGAAACTCATTCCTGAATATGGCAGATACGATGATCTGATGTGTCTGCTTGGAACAGAATGCGAAGCTTATGCGTTGGCTGCGATTAAAGAGCAGTTAGAAAAAGATTTAAAAAATATGGAAGAAGGAAAGCCAATATCCCTACTTGGAAAATGGCTTCCGAGCTGTAATGCTTCTTCTAAACAGACAAAGAAGAATGGAACTGTTGTTAGAACATATCTTGGACTGAGTGAGAAGAATTACAGAAAAATATTATCAAAACTTCGTGAATATATTAAAATCGTTGAACGTCAGATGTCTGCAAAAGAATGGGGCAAAATCAATTATGAAGCAGTTCCATCAAGAGCAAACCTGATTTACAATGACGCATTTCTTAGAAACGATGAGGAAAGACGTAGAGAATATCTGGGAAGCCTTGAAAAAGGTGAAGCCAAGATTAATGCAAGTGTGCTTTTCCCGCACGATATCGTTCATAAGTATGGAGGTTATTATTCTGTAAAGAATAAAGATACCGCGATTGAAGCATTATGGAAAGCACTTCCGGATTTAGTAGAGGGTGATTCTTCTACATTGGTTGTAAGAGACGGATCAGGAAGTATGACTTGCAGAGTTGATTCGAATAGCAGTGTTACGGCATTGGATGTAGCAACAGCATTGGCTATCTATTTTTCTGAAAGATCATCTGGAGAGTTCAAAGATAAATATATTACATTTGGAAGTAGACCAAAAGTAGTAGACCTTACTGGAATGGATTCACTGAGAGATAAGCTTATCAGATCATATAGAGAATCAGATTGCTCCAACACAAATATTGCAGCAACATTTGATTTGATCCTTAATGTAGCAATCAAAGGAAAAATGAAGCAGGAAGATATGCCGAAAAACGTTCTTATCGTAAGCGATATGGAATTTGATTATGCTACAACAGGCAGACCAAATCAGAAACTTTTTGATACGATTGCTGAGAAATTCGAAGTGCATGGATATAAAATGCCGCGACTGGTGTTTTGGAATGTAAATTCAAGAACTGGAACAATTCCTGTAAAGGAAAACGAACTTGGCGTTGCACTTGTTTCTGGATTCTCAGTAAACATTATAAAAATGGTACTCAGTGGTGAACTTGATCCATATAAGTGCCTGACAGATCAGCTTGATTCCGAGAGATATGCTCCGGTAGAAGCTGCAGTAAAAGATTTATTATAGAGTAAAAATTTATACGGTGACATATACAGCCAAAGGCTAAAAATGTCCGTGTGAGACACATACAGCAAACCTAATTCTGCATTCAACTTTTAATTGAACGAGCAAAATAAGTGTCTCGAAAACGTATATTTCTTACATTGGTGGATGGAAGTGATTCTATCAAGCATCACCAATTCCACCAGTTTAAAAATAAATATTTTCGAGATAGAGGAATTAATGAGAAAGTTAGCAACAATCAGAACAATTGCTAATATCAAGCCGATTCCGAATGCTGACAGAATTGAGGTAGCACAAATTGATGGATGGGAAGTAATTATCTCAAAAAGCGATAATTTTTCTCAGGGGGACAAGGTAGTTTACATCGAAATTGATAGTAAAATGCCAAAAACTCCAGAGTATGATTTCCTGAAATCAAGAAGGTATGTTGTTAAGACCATTAAATTACGTGGTCAAGTCTCACAGGGACTTGTTTTGCCTTTGGCTGTTTTGCCGCCTGGCGATTACAAAATTGGTGATGATGTAACAGAGATATTAGGTGTTACGAAATATGATCCAGAAGCGGAGCAAGAGAACGCAGTTGTATCAGAAAACAAGAAGAAGTCTCGAAATCCAATTATCAAGTTTCTCATGCGATTCAAATGGTTCAGAAAAATCTATCTGAAACCATCCGTAAAAGACACTTTCCCGAATTGGATTAAAAAGACAGATGAAGAAAGAATCCAGAACATGACAAGACTGTTTGAAAAGCTGAAAAGAGACAAAACAGTGTTGAGTGTGACGGAAAAGGTTGATGGCACTTCTGCCACATTTTTCTTAAAGAAAGTAGGAAAGAATAAATATGAGTTTGGAGTTTGCAGTCGAAACAAACGGCTTGTGACAGAGGATAATTCGTATTATTGGAATGTGGCGAGAAAGTTCAAAATCAAAGAAACATTACAGACGCTTATCGGTGGACTTGATTGGATTGTTCTTCAGGGAGAAATTACCGGAGAAGGAATCCAGGGAAACAAATATCCGATGGATGGCGGTGAAAGATTCTGGGCGTTCAATCTGATTTCACCAGAAGGAAAGCTCACAACAGAAGAGATGCAGAGAACCCTCCTGCATTATGGAATATACATAGTGCCGATTTTTGATGACAAATTTGTTATCCCGGAAGATTGGGAAATTTCAGATTTGGTGCATTATGTACAGGGGAAATCCCAGATTTATCCGAGAGAAAGAGAAGGCTGTGTATTCAGAAATGTTGAACAGAACATTTCTTTCAAATGCATAAATCCAGAGTCCTTAATTAAGAACGATCTGTAACAAAAGGAGAAAATAAAAGTGGACACAAGCGATTTCGCAAAACGAATGAAAGAGTATGAGGATGCAAGAAAAGATTATCTGACAAAAAGAGTTCCTGTAATGATTCGTATTGATGGCAAAGCATTCCATACATTTACAAGAGGTTTGGCAAAACCTTTTGATAATATTTTGATAGAAGCAATGCAGCAGACTATGAAGTATCTTTGCGAGAATATTTCTGGATGTGTACTGGGATATACACAGAGCGATGAGATTACCCTTTTACTGATTGATTATAAATCAATGGCACAGGGAGCATGGTTTGGATATGTAAAGCGTAAGGTTGAAACAATTTCTGCAAGCATGGCAACAATGGCATTTAACAAGTTCTATACTGACATCGTTAAAGAGAGAGTCAGAAAGGAACTTAAAGGATGCGAAACAGAAGCCGATAAAAAGAAAGTAACAGATTATTATACCAAATACGCTAGGAAATGCGGAAAGGCAATGTTCGACAGTCGGGCATGGAATATGCCAGAATTTGAAGTTATTAATGGGTTTATCTGGAGACAAAATGACTGTGTGAGAAATTCTATTCAGTCAGTTGCACAGGCAAACTTTTCAGCAAAGCAGCTTGAACATAAGAACCAAAAAGAACTTATGGATATGCTCATGTTGAAGAAGAATGTGAACTGGAATGATTATCCAATTTACCTTAAAAGAGGAACTTGTTGTGTCAAAGTTCCACAGACCTATAATGAAGGAACACCAGACGAGTTTACACGTAGCAAGTGGGTTATTGATAAGGAAATCCCCACATTTACTAAAGATCGCGATTACATTGAGAAACGGTTTAAGAATATTCGTACAGTAACGAATAAAATAGATCAGAAATAGTAAATCTGGCATATGTGATTATATTTTATTGTTGATTGGTTTTGTAAGTAGAATGAAGATAAAATGTTGATTTTATTTAGAAAATCAATCAATTTTACATAGATGGCAAAGAGAAATTAAAAGTAAAAAGAAAGGATCTCGAATGGGAGAAATTAAAATTACAGAGAAGTCAACAAAGGCACAGATTTTAGAAGCGTATAACCAGGCTTTAAAAGAACTGGAAGCTTTAAAAGCAATGAATGACTCTCCAATTGAAACAGCAAAAAATGAAGCACTTAGAGCATCACTCAAAAATGCAGAAACAGCAGCAAAAAATTCAGTGTTCTCAGAAGAAATCATTAAGCAGTATAAAGATTTGAAAATTGCGATTGATGAATATAAAAAAGAACTTGAAAGTCTGTACGGAATCAAAACCGAAGCGGATAGCCTTGCAGCAATTATTAATGCTCACAAATTTAAAATTGCTGATATGGACACAGAATATAAAAAGCTGAAAGATGAACAGGATTCTAAGTTAGCGAAACGTAAAGCGGAAGTTGACGAAGAGATTGAAGAACTTGAAAATAAGCTTTCTAAGGCAAAAAGTAAAGCTGATAAAGAAGCGGAAGAATATGAAGAAGAACTTAAAAAGAAGAGAATCCGTGAAGCAGATGAATACAAATACAATCTGAGAATGAATAAGAAAGTTGATTCTGACGCATGGGATGATGAAAAATCTAAAAGAGAAGCAGAAATCCAGAAGCAGGAAGAGGCAGTAAAAGCCCGCGAAGATGCAATTACAGAAAAAGAGAAAGAAATCCAGGAGATGAAAGAGAAGATTGAAGCATTCCCTGGTGAACTGGAAACTGCAAAAGAAGAGGCTGCGAAAGAAGCGAAAGCGAAAGCTGAAAGAAGTTTTGCATATGAAAAGCGTGCAATTGAGTCTGATAAAAAACATGCAGAAGAAATGGCAGCGGCAGAAATCGCCAATCTCAAGAGTCAGGTTGAATCATTAAAACAGGCTAACAATGAATTAACGAATAAACTTGATGACGCATACAAGAAGATGAACGAAGTGGCAACTGCAACAGTTCAGGCAGGAGCTACAGTTAAGGTTGTCTCTTCAGATAAATAATTAAAATATCGACAGTTACACGGAACAACATGATAGTTTGATTATGACAACTAAGTTTGACTTGTATATGTTATACCATAAGGATCTTGTGCTACCGACAGAAAAATATTATGTATATGTCCATAAAAATCCTCTGACAAACAAAATATTCTATGTCGGATCAGCACAAGGAAACTGTATGAGGGCTTATGAGTTCGATAAACACCGCAACCAACAATGGAAAGAAGAAGTAAAATCTTTTGGTGGCACTTGTAGTCTTATAGTTGAAATCGTGCAATACTGTGATGATCCAATAGAAGCTCAAAAAGCGGAGTTTCAGCTTATATATAAACTGAAGAAAATTGGAGAAGCATATTGTAATAATGAGGGTGATACTTCATTTCAACGGAAATATCCAAAATTAAGATACCATTTATACAAAGATGATGAGTATTGGTATTTTGATAAAAAATCCGAATTGTTTCTATATTGTGCAGAAAAATATAATCTGAGCAAACGATTAGTAAACATGATTATTAAAACTGGGAAAGAATACAACGGCGCGAAAGCGGATGCAAAAGGACTTAGAATTATTAAAGAAGGAAAGGAACACATGTAATGTTAGAAATTATATTAAAGCTTCTTAATGAAAATCCAGAAGTAGCAATTAACCTAGTACATGGATATATTGAAAAATATAAACCTGTTGTCTATGGACTTGGCAATGAATGTCTGGAGATTGCAAAAGACTATGTTGAAAATGATGAATTACACCGCTTATGTGCAATGGCGAAAAGAAAAACATTTTTGGCATATACAGAAGTTGGATTCACAGAAGATCAGGCACTTGCACTTATGTTAAACGATAATTTGCAGCTTATGAAAAATATGAAACAGGTTTCTGCCTCTGTAAATTCTTCGAAAACAGTAAAATAAGATATAAAAGTTAAAATATATAAACAATGAATTTATAGGAGAATAGAATGGTTAAATGGTTTGAAGAACTGAGTGCCGTTAATGTAAATGAGCATATTAAGCAAAAAAATGGTCTTAATTATTTGAGTTGGATGTGGGCTTGGCAAGAATTAAAGAAAAAATTCCCGTTATCTTATGCAACTGTCCATGAAACCGAAGATGGAATGTTGGTATGGCGTGATCCAATTGGATGCCATGTTAAAACTTCAATTACGCTTGTATGGAGTGAAACAGATGCAGGGGGAAATGAAGTTCTGAAAGAACATACCGCAACTGAGTACCTTCCAGTCATGGACTTCAGAAATAAGGCAGTGCCATATGAAAATGTTGACGCAATGATGGTAAACAAAACGGTGCAGAGAAGTCTTACAAAATGTATTGCAAGACTTGGACTTGGCAGCTATATTTTCGTCGATGAAGATCTTCCAGAAGAAGAGAAAAAAGAAAACGAGAAAAAGAAGAAAGAGAAAAGTGAACTGGACATTGCAAACGCAGAAGCATTCCAGTTAGCAAAAGAACTCTCAAAAGAACATAATACCGAAGTGGCGGCTATTTGCAAAAAATACACCACAAATGGTAATCCAAAAACTATTAAAAATATTGAAGATACAAAGTCTTTAATTGAAGAGTTAAAAAAATTAAAATAATTATCTTATAAGGAGAAAGAAATAATGAATAACGTTAGTTTAACAGGAAGATTAGTAAGAAATCCAGAAGTACGTTATAGCCAGGGAGAAAATCCTACTGGTGTTGCGAGATATACACTTGCAGTATCACGTCCATTTAAAAGCAATAATGGTGGACAGGATGCAGATTTCATTTCATGTGTAGCTTTCGGAAAATCTGCTGAGTTTGCAGAGAAGTACATGAAACAGGGCATGATGTTTGCTGTTACCGGAAGAATCCAGACAGGAAGTTATGATGGAAAAGACGGAAAGAAAGTATACACAACAGACGTTGTTGTTGCCACCCAGGAATTTTGTGAGAAAAAAGGTGATGTACCAGCAGCGGGGAATACAGCAAAACCAGCTAAATCAGCACCAGCGGCAGACGGATTTATGAATATTCCGGACGGAGTAGATGACGAGTTACCATTTAACTAGGAGAAAATATGAGCGCACCAACAATAAACATTGAAGAAAATAAGAAACTTTTTCTTGATCTGGTTGGCTCAATTGAAAGAGATGGAATTAATGAGCTTGTGGCATTTTTAGAAAAATCTGATTTTTTCACAGCCCCAGCTTCTACAAGATTCCATTGCTCACTTCCTGGTGGATTAGCATTACATAGCTTAAATGTATATCATATGTTCGAGCATAAATGCAAGTCAGAACCATTTAAAAGCATTTTAGGTGATATGCCGGAAGATTCCAGAAAAATAATCACTCTTTTGCATGATGTATGTAAGACATATATGTATGAGATTGATTATAGGAATAAGAAAATTTACAGTGACACTGGATCAAAGAGAGATGAAAAAGGAAGATTCGATTGGGCGGCAGTCGAATATTACACAATAAATGATCGTGTTCCTTATGGACACGGAGAAAAATCGGTCATGATGATCGAAGAGTATATTAAATTGCAACCTTTTGAGAGATACGCTATTAGATGGCATATGGGTTTTTCAGAGCCAAAGGAAAACTGGAATACTCTTGGAACAGCAATTGAAAAATATCCAGTAATATTGGCTCTACATCAATCTGATTTGGAAGCTACATATCTTCTTGAAAAAGATATGAAGTCTGATTAATGAAATTTGGGAGAGCTTATGTTCTCCCTTTTTATTATATAGAAAGAGGAATAATCAATGGGTACAAAACAATTCAAATGTGGTTATGGACATTGCGCCCACAAAAACAAAATTGTCTACGAACCTGAGTCTGTAAAGATTAACACTAGAAGATGGCATAAAGATTGCTATGAGCTTCAAGGACTAATTGCAGAAATTGAAGAAGATTATATACAACATGTTAGTAAATCTGTCCCTATCGCATATTTGAGAAAAGTTATTAATGAAATTGTATTTGGGGAAAAATTGGAAAATGCAAATGTTGAAAAGTGGGAATCAAATCTTAATGCCGGAAGATATTTAAGTTTTTGTCTTAAATTTGCTATTGCGAATAAAATTCCATTAACACATCCACCAGGAATGTATTATCTGATTGATAACGCAAGAATTAAAAAAGCATATCAAAAAGAGAATGAATTGAGAATACAAAAAGAAATAAAAGAAGAAATGAAACACGAAGAGAATACTGCTTCTGCTCCGGTAAGTGTGCCAGTTAGTGTGCAAGTTAAAGCTACCACTCAAAAAGGAAATACAATCGGATTTGGTAGCATCTTAAAAGGAGGAAAATAATGTCAGATGAATTAAATGTATTATGTGATACCCAAGCGGAAGCTGGTGTGATTGCGACATTAGTTCATCACCCGGAATTTATACTTCAGAGCGATTACTTGAAGCCCGGATATTTTTACCACAAAGAAAATGGCTGCATATACTGGGCTATAGATGAATTATTTAAGTCCGGTGTAAAAGTTATTGATACTTTTAATATTACAAATAAGCTACAATCGAATGCGGCAGTAAAAAAGAAAATTGATAGTGTCAACATGCCAGACATGGATGATTTCTTTGATATGTGTGAAGATGCTGCCAGAACGACCATAGAAGAATATAACTTGCTTGTTGCTCAAGTTGTTACATTATCTTTTAAAAGAGATCTTATCAAACTGTTTGATAGAATGAAGAAAAAGATAATTCAGACTCCAATGGAATTGAATGAATTAAGTAATGATGTATACACAGAACTTGAAAAATTAACAAGCAAATATATATTCAACAGAAATGTGTTGAGATTTGGCGATAAAGCAAAAGACATATATCAGGAGATTAAGGATAGGCGTGACGAAAATGGTATTATTGGTATTCCATCAAAATTCAATAAAGTAGGACAATATTTCTGCTATGAACGTGGCGAACTGGTGATGATTTCTGGACGAATGAAGATGGGAAAAAGCTCCTATATGCTTAATGAGGCAATGGATAAAATACAGAAAGGCATTCCTACTGTATACTTCGATACGGAAATGAGCGACAGACTATTTTACATCAGGATGATGGCAAATCTTACTGGTATACCACAGGATAAAATAAAAAAAGGTAATTTGTTACCAGAGGAAGAAAAAATAATTGATGAAACAAATGATTGGCTTTCCGGTAAACCGTTTGTACATATCTTTATTCCAAATTCTACAAATGAAGAACTCTATCTAATCTGCAAATCTTTAAAGTATAGTATGAATCTCCAATTTGTGATTTATGATTATTTTAAAAGTTCCGAATCAGATTCTTCAGCACAATACAATGATTTGGGAACAAAATGTGATTTTATGAAAAATAGAATTGCTGGTGAACTTGATCTTCCTGTGTTGGCTGGAGCGCAGCTTAATAGAAATGATGAAGTTGCAGATTCAGACAAGTTGGAGAGATATGCGAGTGTAAGTGCAAAGTGGAGAAAAAAGACTTCTGATGAAATTGCAAACGATGGAAAAGAATGCGGAAATTATGCACTTAATGTAAAACTAAACAGATTGGGAGAGGGAATGTTTGAGGACGAATATATTGATTTCAAATTTTCTGGATCAGTCATGCGGATTGAAGAGGCGAAACAGCATACGGAGCAAGAGAAACCATTTTAAAGGTGGACTAAATGGAAGAGTACAGCGAAGAACTTATTGAGGAAATCAAAGAAAGTATAGATATAGTTGATTTCATCGGAGAATACGTTGAACTTAAAAAGAAAGGTAGAGAATATTTTGGAAATTGCCCGTTTCATGATGAAAGAACGGGATCATTTTCAGTAACACCGCATAAAGGTGTCTACTATTGCTTTGGTTGCAAAAAGGGTGGAGATATTATTGATTTTTGCCAAGATTACTTAAATATGACCTATGAACAGGCTATTAATTATCTTGGTAGTGAAGCTGGGATAAGCACTGTAAAAACAAAAATCTCTCCTACTGTGCGCTATCTGAGAAAATCAACCAGAAAAAGAAGAAATAAACAAATCCCAGAACCACATAAGATACTTGATAAAAGTGTTCTGTCTGATTTTGAGCGACGAAAAATAACAAAATGGATCGAAGAAGGAATACCGCAATCAATAATGGATTATTACATGGTAATGTATGATAAAGAATCAAACAGAATTGTATATCCAGTTTTTGATAATTCCGGGAATTTAATCAATGTGAAGGGCAGAACGCTTTTTGATAATTATAAAGAATATAATATACCGAAATATATGAATTATTATCCTGTTGGCGATTTAGATTACTTCCAAGCATTTTGTTTCAAAAAAAAGATTCTTGATAGAAGCAAAGAAGTAATTATATTTGAATCCCTGAAATCAGTTATGAAATTGGATAGTTTTGGTATTTATAATTCAATATCTTCTGAAACAAGCCAGATTAATATATTTCAGGTCAGAGAGTTAGTGCAGCTTCATTGTGATGTTGTTATTGCATTCGATAGTGATGTTTCACTTGAAGAAATTAAAAAGAAAGATACTATACAACTTCTCTGCCACTTTACAAATGTATATGTTGTATATGACAGCAATGGATTGTTAGGTGGTAAAACTGAAAAAAATAGTCCGGTAGACAAAGGAAAAGAAATCTGGGAAGAACTTTATAAACAGAGAATTAAAATTTAAGAGGTGAAAAATGTCAGAGTATTCATTTCTGATAGATTCTATGGAGTGGTCTTTTAGCCGCATAAATTCATTTTGTCAATGTAAGTATGAATGGTATTTACAATATATTGAGTCAGCAGTAGGACAAAATAATTTTTATGCAGAATTTGGAAAGTTTTGCCACACCATATTAGAGAAATATGCCAAAGGTGAGCTTAGTCTTTTTGAGCTGGCTGATTATTTTGACGCTCATTATGATGAAGAAGTTCCATCAATGGTATATCACAAGACTGCAGATATCCGGCAGAATTATCGAGATAAAGCGGTTGAGTATTTTGAAAACATTGATCTTGATCTTGAAAAATATGAAATCCTGGGAATTGAAAAGAAATGCAACTTTACAGTTGGTGGCAAACCATTTGTCGGTTATATAGATTTACTTCTCAGAGATAAAAATACAGGTGGAATTATAGTTCTGGATCATAAATCTTCGGAATATCCGTTAGGTAAAAGAGGTCAAGTTTTAAAGTCAGAAGAAAAGAAATTCAAATCATATAAGCGGCAGCTATATTTATATGCAATTCAAGTTTACAACGAATACGGAGTTTACCCGGAAAAGATTGGCTGGAATTACTTTAAGAATAGAAAATGGCTGTTTCTTGACTTTGATAAGGAAGATTATGACGAAGCACAGAACTGGGCTTTAAGTACGATAGCAGAAATAAACGAAGAAGAGAATTTTAATCCAAACGTAGATTTTTACTACTGTCACAATCTTTGCAGATATAGAAACTCCTATTGTGAATATAAGAACTATTAGGAGGTGCTGATTTGTCGCAAATTGATTTGAATTATGTTGTATATCATCTTCATAGTGACCTTTCAAATGGTGTCACAAATGTAGATAGCGTTACCAAGTTCAAAGAGTATATTGAAAAAGCAAAAGAATTTGGCATGAAAGCAATGGCATTTAGTGAACATGGATCAGTATTTGAATGGTATCACAAAAAAGAAGCTATTGAAGCTGCCGGAATGAAATATATACATGCAATAGAAGCATATATCACAGAAGATAATAATACAACCAATAGAAAGACAAAGACAACATATACTGCAGTCGATTTACTCTCATCTGTTAAAACAAAAAAAGAAGTAAAAATTACTTTTGAAAAATACTGGGAGCGTGAAGATGGGGCATATATTGCGGAAAGTGTTGACGGGAAAGAAGTTCTAATTGATCCTGAAACAATAACCATTAAAGAAGAAAAAGTCATTAAAACCAGAGACAATTATCACTGTGTTTTAATTGCTAAAAATCTCGATGGTGTTCGTGAAATAAATAAATTAACATCACAATCTTTCTGTAGAAGTGATAGTCATTTTTACTATGCACCACGAATCTATATGGATGATCTATTCAATACTTCCAGCAACATTATTATTACATCTGCTTGTCTTGGAGGTGCGCTAAATAAAGGAACTGATGAAGTAAAAAATAGATTCCTAAAATTTTTCATAGAAAATAAGGATAGATGTTATCTTGAAATTCAGCACCATAACGTAGAAGATCAGATACAATACAACAGGAAGTTATATGAACTTAGCAAAAAATATGGGATTCCGTTAATTGCCGGGACTGATACACATGCACTTAATGAGTCACATATGGCAGGACGTAAAATTCTTCAGTTGAGCAAGGGTGTACATTTTGCAGAGGAAGATGCCTGGGATTTGACATTCAAATCTTATCTTGAATTGTGTAAAGCCTATGAAATACAAAATTCTTTGCCAGAAGAGGTTTGGCGAGAAGCGATTGCTGAGACTTGCCGCATGGCAGATAGAATTGAAGAGTTTACACTTGATAAGAATACCAAATATCCAAAAATCTATGACCACCCTTTAGAAACATACAAAAACAAAATAAATGAAGCATATAAGCATCATCCGTATGTAAGAAAAAGGTATAAGCCAGAAGAAATAAATCCCACCATAAGAGAAGAAGTAAGCGTATATGATACAACAAAGTCAATAGATTTTATGCTTTTACAAACATATCTTAGAGAATGGGAAAGAAAGCATGGTATCTTTTGTGGATATGGAAGAGGATCTGTTTCAGGAAGTGAAGTAGCGTATATTCTTGGTATTACTCAGATGGATAGCAAGAAATTTGGGTTAAACTTCTTCCGATTTATGAATCCAAGTCGAGTAACAAATGCCGATATAGATACAGATTATTCCTCAAAAGACAGAGACATTATTAAACAATTCATTCTTAGGGATCATATGGATCTTCCGAATATAAGAGCAAGTGAGATTATTACATTTAATACTATTGCATTAAAAGGCGCGATAAAAGATGTAGGACGAGCTTTGAGAATGTCTATTGTTGAAACATCTGCAATCTCTGAAGCTGTATATCTTGACGAAAACAACAAATGGGTTATTGATGATGCTTTCAGAAAGAGATATCCAGAATTATTCAAATATGTTGATATTGTAAACGGAACAATAGTTTCTATTGGATCTCATCCATCTGGTGTATTAGTAAGCGATTTGGATATTGAAGAAGAAGTTGGAATGTGTAGTCTTGCAACTTCTGATTATCCAGTATCAATGCTTAATATGAAAGAGCTTGATGCACTGATGTACGTTAAACTAGATATCCTTGGTTTGGACAACATTGGTGTTATTAATGAAACGTGCAAACTTGCAGGAATTGAGAGAATGACTCCTGACAATGTTGATCTGGATGATGAAGAAGTTTGGAAAGACATACGAGATGACACAACACTTATATTCCAGTGGGAGAGTACATCCGCACAATCTTATTTGAAAAGATTTATGTCAGACGAAACAATTGCTATTGCCAAAGCACATAACAAAGATTTCTCATATATCAAGTGGTTTTCGTTTGGAAATGGTCTTTTACGTCCTGGATGTGCAAGTTTCCGTGATGATGTTGCAGACGGAAACATTATGATTACGGGATTTAATGAATTGGATAAATTCCTTTCGGTTACTTCCGGGCGAATAACCATGCAGGAAGATATTATGAGATTCTTAGTAAAATTTTGTGGATATTCTGATGCAGAATCAGATACAGTCCGACGTGGAATTGCAAAGAAATATGGTACTGAGAAATTCATTGATGAAATTCACGATAGGTTTATAAGCTATTCCAATGAAACATATGGGGCATCAGTAGAAGTATTAGAAGAAATATTCCCACCTATTAAACAGGGTATTTTGGATGCAACAAGATACGCATTTTCCTGGAATCATTCAGACGCGTACTCTTGCATTGGATATATATGTGGATATTTAAGGCACTATTACCCATTGGAATTTTTAACTGCTGCGTTAAATATTTTCGAGGGAAAAGAAGAAAAAACCTTAAATATTACAAACTATACCAGAAAAAAAGGAATAAAAGTTGAAGGAATTAAATTTCGACATTCTACAAGTAACTATACTTTTGATAAAGAAAAAAATGTAATTTATAAAGGAATTGCCTCTATTAAATATTTGAATAGCAAAGTTGCGGATGCGTTTCAGTCAATTAAAGATATGCAGTTTAAAGATTTCATTCATCTGTTGGCAGTTATAGAAGAAAAAAAACTTCCGGTAAACTCAAAGCAAATGAAGATTCTGATAGAACTTGGATTTTTTGGAGAGTTTGGTGAAGCTAAATGTTTATTGAAACAGTATGATTTTTTCAACGAACTTTTTGGCAAAAAGCAGATGAAAAAAGAAAAAGCTGAAAAGCTTGGTATTCCACTTGAATTGGTAAGAAGAAACGCTGAAAAAGAAAGCGAAAAGACATTTACAAAAGTTGATATGAATGGATTATTGCACGATTTTGTTGCAGTAATGCCATATGAAAAGACAACTTTCGTAGATAAGGTAGGATATCAGATCAACGATTTGGGATATGTTGACATTGTAAGTCAAGATTACAAAGGATATGTTGTTGTAATGGACGTTGAAACAAAATATACGCCAAAACTGAAGGTTTATGCACTTGCCAATGGAAATACCATAACGGTAAAAATTGCGAAAAAGGATTTTAATAAGAATCCACTTCAAGTAGGAGATGTAGTTAGAGTAAACGACCAGAAGAAAAAAGCAAGGGTGAAAATGTCATCAGAAGGAAAATTTGTTCCAGTAGAAAACGAGTTTGACTGGTGGCTTACCAAATATGAAGTTATAGGAAGAAAATAATGTTATTTGGAAAATATAAATACACAGATTCCGAGGAAAAAGAATTGCTGGATTCTATTGTTATATTGGTAGATACAAGGGAAAAGGTAAACGATCATATTACAGGTTACTTTGATAAACATGACATACCATACAAGAAAAAAGCATTAAAGAACGGAGATTATAGTTTTTTCGTACCACAAAACGAGAAATTAGGGATATTCCGTGATACTTATTTCCACGACGATATTTTTGTAGAGAGAAAGGCAAGCTTAGAAGAATTGTCTGGAAATCTTTCTACGAAACGTGCAGATTTTGAAGAAGAACTGGCAGTTGCTAAAGCCCACAAAAAATATCTGCTTATAGAAAATGCCAATTATGAAGATATTGTAAACGGTAGATATAACACACAGTACAATAAGAAAAGTTATCTTGGAAGCATTCATAGCTTCAATCATAAGTACAATCTTGAAATTGTATTTATGCCAGATAACGCATACAGTCCAATTTTTATTTATGGCGTTATGCAGTATTATCTCCATAATCTGATTAAATAAACAGATAGGGGGATTTGATTCCCCCTATTGTTGTACGAAATAAATGAAAGGATAAAACAGTAATGGCTACTAATGACCAGATTACAAGAATTAAACATCTTACTAAAATTCTGAATAAATATCGTGATGAGTATTATAACGAATCTCGACCGTCGGTAGATGATTCTACATATGATTCTATGATGGATGAATTAAAAGATCTTGAAGATAAAGCAGACTTTCACTGTGCCAACAGTCCAAATTACACAGTTGGATATGTTGTCAATTCAGAGTTGCCTAAATTTAAGCACAGTTATCCGTTGTTGAGTCTTGACAAGACGAAAGATAGAACGGTTGCAGCGAATTTTGCAAAAGGTAGAAAAGCTCTTTTAATGCATAAATTGGACGGTCTTACTATTTGCCTGATTTATGAAAATGGGGAACTTGTTTCTGCTAGTACAAGAGGAAATGGCGAAGAGGGAAGCCTTATTACGGATAATGCCAGAACCTTTATGAATATTCCACAGAAAATCCCGTATAAAGGTCATCTGAAGGTTACGGGTGAAGGAATTATTCACAGAGATGATTTTGAAAAGATAAATGAAAAATTGCCGGAAGAAGATAGATACAAAACACCACGAAATCTTGCTGGTGGATCAGTACAGCAGTTAAATTCTGAAATATGCTCAAAGAGAAAAGTGTGCTTTTATGCATTTAATGTGTTGGAGGGATTTGATGAAATCAATTCACTTTCTGGCAGATTGTATGCAGTAAACAATCTTGGATTTGATATTTGTACCTTCTTTGAATACGATGTGGCACAACATGATTTTGTGGTATTTAACAATTTTGTGAATGAGCTGGTTGATATTGCAGAGGAAACAAAAACTCCGATTGATGGAGTCGTTATTATGTACGATGACATTGCTTATGGAAAAAGTCTTGGAAAGACAGGGCATCATTATCGCAATGGATTAGCATTGAAATTCAAAGAAGAAGAGGAAGAAACCACGATAACCAATATCGAGTGGCAAGTTGGTAGAACCGGAAAGATAACGCCAGTGGCAGTCTTTAAGCCAGTCATATTGGATAACACTACAGTCTCAAAAGCATCATTGCATAACATTAACACTATGCAGAAATTAAAAATCAGACCATATGCAACAGTTACAGTGGTTAAATCAAACGAAATTATCCCTCAGATTATCAAGTGTACAGGCGGCACATCTTACGAATTTGAAATTCCGAGAACTTGTCCGGTATGTGGCGGAGTAACTACTTTTGCAGGGGACGGAGAAACAATAAATATTTATTGCAAAAATCCAAATTGCCCGGCTCAGAGCATCAGAGGGTTATCATATTTTGCTTCAAAAGATGGCATGAATATTGATGGACTTTCAGATAAAAAGATTGAGAAGTTGGTTGATGCCGGGATTATTAGTAACCCTCTGGATATTTATAATCTGGATCTGCATAGGACTGAAATTGTGGAATTTGAAGGAATGGGAGAAAAATCATTTGATAAACTTCTTTCTTCTATTGAAAAGAGTAAGAATGTAAAACTGGAAAATTTTATTGCAGCATTAGGCATTCCGAATGTGGCACTCAGCAAGGCAAAAATAATCAGCAGAGAGTTTAACGGCGATTGGAACAAGTTTGAGGCAGCAGTTATTTCCGGATTTGATTTTACACAGCTTGACACGTTTGGTGTTGAGATTAACAAGAGTATTCACAAGTATTTCAAAGAAGTGTTCTTTGCCAATGACATATATAAAGAACTTGTATCTCTTATGAAATTTCAGATGCAGCAAGTATCAGACGAGCCACAAATTTTTAAAGATATGATTTTTGCCATTACTGGAAATGTTCATATCTTTGCAAGTAGAAAAGAAATCCAGAAGAAAATTGAATCTCTGGGCGGTAAAGTGGCAGGAAGTGTTTCAAAGAAAACGGCATACCTTATAAATAATGATGTAGAAAGTTCTTCCAGTAAAAATAAAGATGCAAAGAAAAATGATGTACCTATTATTACAGAGGAAGAATTTTTAAAACTACTAAATAAACGAAATAAAGGATAATAAAAATGATGAATGAACATATTGCTGAATTATTCGATAAATATTGCATTGCCCGCGATTGTAAAACTTGCAAATACAACGAGGATAAGAGAGTAGTTTTTGGTGAAATGTCTTGCAATGAGGCGTATGAAAATGATTACCGTAAAAGACATACAAAATAAAGGAGATTACAAATATGAGAATAACCGAAATTGATTTGAATATTATGAGCGCACCACAGAGTTATTACCTGGCACAAGGAATTTCAAAGGATCTTAATTTTTCTACGGGGCTTCCGGCACTCTTTGAGAGAATGTATGGAATGAAAGAGAAAATTGAAGCGTCCTATGTAGATGACTATACAGATAATGTTGACATTGAACTTGGTGAAGCCATTCTTGTTGATAATGTTTTTAATTTGATTGTAAAAGAAAACAGTTATAATAAGCCGGACTCTGACAGACTTCTGGATGCTATTGTAAATATGAGAGATCAGATGGACGCAAAGATGATTAAAAAATTGGCTATACCGAAAATCTGTTGTGGCAGAAATGGTTTAGAGTGGGACGATGTATGGAGTATGTTTGAATTTGTTTTCGCGGATTCTGATGTACAGATTCTTGTTTGCATACAGTAGGAGGTAAGAATGTCAGAAAAATCGCCAGTTTACCTTCTTATGGTAACGAGAAACAATAATAACAAATATTATAAGATGATTCCACATGGCGATATCTTTGAAGTTGAATATGGACGTGTTGGTGCAACTTGCCAGCACGCTTCCTACTCAATGTCACAGTGGGATAAAAAGTATAAAGAAAAAATCAAAAAAGGCTATGTCGATCAGACACACTTAGTTCAGGATCTTATTCAGAAAGAACCAGTAAAATCTAATGATGGCTATAAAAAAATTGAAAACAAAGTAATTGCCGAAATTGTTCAAAGGCTACAAGATATGGCACGTCAGAAAATCCAGGCAAATTACAAAGTATCTTCGCAGCAAGTAACACAAGCTATGGTGGACGAGGCACAGAATGTCATTGATGATCTTATGAACAAAGAAACTGTAGAAGATTTCAATAATACGCTCCTTACATTATTTACTGTAATCCCACGAAAAATGGGAAACGTGAATGATTACCTTTCAAAAAGAAAAGATGACTTCGCAAAAATTCTGAAAGATGAACAGGATCTTCTTGACGTTATGAGAGGTCAGGTTGTTACACACACTGTTCAAAACGAGCCAGAAAAAGTAGAAGAAAATAATGAAGAAACAATCATTGAAGCAATGGGGCTGATTTTTGAAGAGGTTGATGCTTCAGAAGTGGAAATGATTAAAGGTAAGTTGGGCGAAATCAGTAACAGATTCCATAAAGCTTGGAGAGTTCGTAACATTCGTACACAAAAGAGATTTGATGACTTTGTAGAAAAAGAAAATATCAAGACACGAAAGCTTTTATGGCATGGCAGCAGGAACGAGAATTGGTGGTCAATTATTAATACTGGTTTGGTTCTTCGACCAACAAATGCCGTAATAACAGGAAAAATGTTTGGATATGGTCTGTACTATGCCCCAAAAGCTCAGAAGTCAAAAGGCTATACAAGCCTTGATGGATATTGGAGTGGACAGCATGAAAACTTCGGATTTATGGCACTTATGGATGTGGCATATGGAAAACCATATGATGTACATTCATTTGATAGTAAATATTATAACTTTAATTATGAACGATTACAAAAAGAATGTCCCGGAGCAAATTGCTTACACGCCCATGCTGGGAAGATGTTAAGGAATGATGAGATTATTGTTTATAAAGAAGAACAATGTACTATAAAATATCTTGTGGAGCTGAGATAAATGAAAAG